GTACACCTCTTGTCCAAGAGGGTTTTCTAGGATGTTTCGGATATCAGCTCATCTTCAATGACTAAAATCTTGGGCATGAGATGTGTGGCGAGTGTTATCTTTATTCTAGGCTTTGCATTAAAGGTAATAAACTATGCGATTCTTTTTTGGATACCGAGTTTATAGAAGACGGCATGACGATTGACCTAATTAGTATTGGAATTGTTGCTGAGGATGGAAGAGAATATTACGCTATCAGTACAGAATTTGATGAATCAAAGGCAAGTGACTGGGTTAAAGATAATGTGATTAATCAATTAGAACCACGCAATCAAGTCGGCGCAACATTTTGGAAGCCGCGATCGCATATTCGATTAGATGTCCTTCGCTTTATAAAATCAGATGCAGGAGATGCAGGCGGATTTATTGATAATGACCATATTTATCAGAGACTCAACGCCGTTGAACTAACAAACAAACCTGAAATTTGGGGATGGTATTCAGCTACAGATTGGGTTGTTTTTTATCAGTTATTTGGTCGGCTTGTTGATAAACCTAAAGATTTCCCCCACATTTGTTATGACATTAAGCAGTGGTGCGACCAGCTCGGTAATCCCCAACTTCCTAAAAAACCCACGCAGGGAAGACACAACGCTTTAGTTGATGCCAGATGGAATAAGCAAGCATGGGAATTTCTAAACAAGTATTCACAAGATTGCGTAGTGTCATCATGAACCAGGTATAATTACCAAAAACTCTGACCCTTACCTTCAGTTGAGGTCAACTCAATCTCACCATTTAACAAATCTGTGGCTCTTTTTACAATCGAAAGCCCCAAACCATTGCCTTGAATAGTTCCAACGTTATCTCCCACGCTCAAACGCTTGAAAGATTCGCATTGATTCGGGTATACCAATTCCTGAATCTTTTACCTTGAATTGAATCTTGTCGTTTTTGGCGACTACCGATACGAAAAACAGGGTCGCGAGAATACTTAAGCGCGTTGCTAATCAGGTTTGAGAATATTTTGTAGAGTAAACTCTCATCACAATTGATACGCTCGACTTTTATGTCAAGAATTACGCGATCGCAATCGTGGAATGACTCAATTAGTCCAGTAAACCAAGAAGGTAGATTAATTTCTTGTATCTTTACAGAAACAGCTGCTGCTTCAAATTGCAGCAAAGCGAGTACATCGTTGGTCATGTCCGTTAATCGATTTACCGCTTGCTTAATTTGGTGCAGGTGTCGCGCTTTTTTGTCGGATGTAATGTTGGGATTTTCTAGCAGTTCCGCTGCGGTATAGATAGCCGTTAGTGGGTTGCGATATTCGTGGGATATTACCGAGATCACCCTAGATTTAGATTCACTTAACTCTCGTTCTTTCTTTAAGCTTTTTTGAGCTTCTACTCTTGCCAACTCTTCAGATGATCGCAGTCGCTCTTCTAGTGCTAATGACTCTTCAGCTTTGCGCCTAAGCTCTTCCTCAAGTCCTAGCGCTTTTTCAGCTTTTCTAAATGCTGTTTTCATATTTGTGGCACTTTGATATACAAGCCACAATAACAAAAGTGTTGTGCCGCTTGAACCCGTTACTAATGCAATATCGCGTTGTTCTCTCGTTTGACGCTCTTGAATTATGCGATCGCGTATCAACTCATTTTCGCGCTTAAAATCCCCCAGCAGTCTGGCGAATTTCATCCATCGTATCTTTGCCAACTTCTAATTTTGCAAGGCTTGGTCCTTGCTGAATGGCTAAATCTGATAGCTCAAGTACCTTACGGACTTTCTCCTTGAGTTCTCTGATTAGGCTTTATTTGTTCTAATCGGGACAACACTAGAGGAACTTGCCGCTTGCCTTCCCAATGCGTATCCAAAAATCGCTTATCACCAGTACTTGCATAACCCCGCAACCCTGTTTCTAAATTAAGAAGTTGGGTCAGGAGTTCGTCTGTTACTTGAATTTCTTCCCGGACTACTGTTAACTGCTCAGATGCCTTCTTCTCCTCCTGCAACCGAAAGTAAAACATTGCGCTGAATGGGAAGGAAAGAATAGCGACGGAAACACTAGCAGCGATGGTGCGACGGTAGAGGTGACGAAAGAAGCTCATTTTTTTAAGTGCTTGAAGCGCTACGTCGTCTTCTACGCGGGAAATCTTAGCTAGATGCTTGTGCGGCGAGCGTTACTACTATTTTAAGTTTTAGAGAGGTATAGTGCGCGATCGCACACCACTCCTAACCATCATCATTTAATTTAGCGGTGTCAATTAGCCAAGCTTCCCCTTTTCGCAACAATCTCTCCAGTAATTCGCTGCGACTAATGCCGAGGGCAGTGGCGGCTGATGTTCCCTGCGCGATCGCTGTAGGGGTGAGCATCAAATGCACTTTCTTTTTCGTTTCGTCATAGTACATGGGGATATCTTTCTTCCCTCTGATTCGCTTTGGCATGGTTGACAATCTTTGCTTGTGTGGGTAAGCTAAGTATATTATCTAAAAAGGATTCAGTCAAATGACACAACTAAACAGTCAGCAAGTAGTAGCCCTCAAAGATTCTCTAAAAAAGCTCTGTACAGACCAAATCTTGACTGATGATGAGGTGATGGAGATTCTCTCGGTTCTCAATCCAGAGAACCCAAAGCTTGAGCGTATTCTCTATGCTGCTTTCTGTGCTATTCAAGGTGGAGAGGAAGACATAGAGACTCTTTATCAACGAGCTGATCACTGGATGGACTACGAACGAAGCTAACTCGGCAACCCAAAGCGATCGCACAGCCACGCTCACGCAGCAGAATACAACATTAAAAGGAGAAAATAAAGACAATGCACAAATCAAACAGCAATACTGCAAAAATTTGGTTTTTAAAGCCCAAAAAACAAAACAATTTTGCTTTTAAACGTTACCAGCTAATTGCTGAAAACCAAACACCAGAGCCTAACATTTATTTAGATGACTTTGAATTGATTGCAGAAGTTAGCGAGGTATTCAATCTACGTGATTTGTTCTCTTTTAGTCAAGATACAGATAAAGACTGGGCGGCTAATGATAGGGTTACATTGAATTCAACAATTAAACCTGAAGAAGTTCGTTCAACAAAAGTCGGTGATTTGTTTGAAATCAATAACAAATATTTTTTGGTTGGCGGCAAAGACATTTACGAAGTCTTTCCAAAACAAAAACTTGATATATCTGAAGCGGTTAATAATAATGCTTCAGATATACGTGTTGTTGATGGCGGAAAACAAAACAATGTAGAACAGAATGATGCGTTAGATAGCATAGATTTTTGATCGCGCACTCAAAACAAGTTAAATGGAGTCAATGCAATGAATGACGAGATAGAGCAAATAGTACGAGCATATGAAGCGGAACACAAAGTTGATTCTTCGTATAAGCAAGTCGCGGTCTATGTTTATGATGAATCAGACGAAAACGCCGATATTGATTGGTGGAATCAATGCCTAGCTTTTGATGGTGTCAGAGTAGTTGAGACTACTACTGGAGAAAAAGTAGCAATGTGGCTAAAGACACCCGAACAACGACAAGCGTATGAAGACGCTTTAGTCGCTTTGCGTAGACTTAACGAAACTCGCTGAAACCATTGCAGTCATCCTGACAGATTGGACACCTACAGGATGACTGCTGCCCATCCAGTACACGCCTAAATGGAGCATCCATCATCATGCCACAATCAGAATCGATTTCAAAAAAGTTTCGTGCAGTGGAATACAACGAATGCCCAATCAATATCAGAGTATCAGACCAATGGGTGAGTCTGACCGATATGTGGAGGGCGCAAGGTAGCCCAGAGAACCGCAACCCGGCTCAATGGCTGCGTTTGCCTGACACAGAAAAACTGCTAGCTGTCCTCAAAAAAGAAAATGGGGGATTATCCCATATTTACGAAACCCGCAAGGGGAAAGGCGGTGGAACGTTTGGTATCCCCAAGCTAGCCTTGGCTTATGCCGAATACCTTAGTCCTGAATTTCACTCTTGGGCGCTAGGTGCGCTGGTTGAGCGGATTGAGGAAGACGCTGATCCTGAGTTAGGGATAACCCGCTCCCGTAACCGAGCTATTGCCAAATGGAAGCGTGATGGTAAATCCGATGATTGGATTAGTACTCGGCTGAAGGAGATTGAAGGACGTAACTACTTAACAGAGGAACTGCAAAATCGAGGTATTGACCAACCGTGGCAGTATGGCGTCTGCACCAATGAAATTTACAAACCAATTTTAGGAGGCGAAACCAAAAAGGTTAAGCAAGAAAGAAATATTCCAGCCAGAACAAACCTACGGGATTCCCTAGATGATGTAGAGAATGCGGCTATCACTCTTGCTGAGGCATTGGCACGAAAGAAGATGCGAACTGAAGATCTGCAAGGGTTTAAAGATTGTCGTGATGCCTGTACCGAGTCGGGTAATCAAGTTAAAAAAGCTTTGGAATAACAATTGACAACGTTTCGATGTCAAATTAGAACCACCAGTGTAAAATCTGGTGGTTTTTCATAGCTGCATGAGCTTCATGCGATCGCGTAACAAATGTTCTGTAACCAAAAACAGGTAATTAACTTTCCCTTGTTGGTCACGCATAGCTATCTCTTCGTTGGATATTGAAAAATTAAGGAAAATAGCCGGATTTAAAGACCAAGCGGTAAACCCCACGATAAAATGTTTGTGGTCTTCAAACTCCTCCATACACGTCACACCAGCAAGTAAACCTGTGCTGGCAATAATATTTTCAATAGTTGAACAGATAAAGTTGGCTGATTCTGTGTCTTTAATCTCGTGTTCTGTATAAAACTGAGGTTTAGTTTTGTACTCACTAATTAAAGCGTGATCATCTTTGCAATTAGTAACCCAGCTGTAGAATCCGAACGAGTTTTTCTGAATGCGAATCTCGTAGGTGGCTGGTAGGGCATTTGTTGGGTATGAATTTAGATCACAAATAACAAAAGGTTCTTCTTCCTTTCTGTACTTAATGCGATCGCACTGATACGGAGAGAAAGCTAAAGCATCATTGTAGGTGAGGAAGTCGTACTTACAAAGGTTGATTAATTCTTCTCTGTTCATGGTTTTAAGCTGAGCGGCATCCGGGCATCAAATATTACAAAGCTAGCGGCTGAGTTGAGCTTACCTATACACGCGCCGCCTGCTGCGATTGTTGTTGTTAATTCTACCGTCGCACTGTTTACGCCAACACCATTTAAGGCTACCTGTGTAACAGCGACATTTGCATTGAGTATCAAATCATTAAACCCTGAGAGTTTTCGGTGCAGTACGCATAGGAGTTGGGAAGTTGACAGCTATTTGGGCAATATTGGCAACGTTGGCACGCCCTGACCCGATCGCTTGATTTGCACTACCCGCTAATCGATATAAGTACCGCAAGCACCCGTTGAGCGTTTGGGATATATGTGGTGGGGTAATAAAACTAGGGGTATTGCCGATAATCAACTCCACGGAATCAATATCAATTTGGAACAAACTGCCCGCAGGTAAGCTGAAAATTACATCCAAGCTGTCATCTGCCGTGCCGATTACTTTAGCGCTGAGGTTAGGGATTGTAGTTGTATACGTATAGCGCGATCGCGTCGTTCCAACTGTGAAGCTTTTTGGATTGACATCGGCTGCACCACTCCCCCAACGCCAAAGTTTTGAGAGAAGTTAGTTGATATGGTGATTGGTGCGGTGGCTACAGCGTAAAACGACAAGGGTTACAGCATGTCCAGCTAACGTCGCCACACTTTCAATACGCGATCGCAACCTCGGATTGTCGTTTGCGGCAGTGGTTTGATTCCATCGCAGTGCATTAGCCGTACCTGCCCCAATACTCCCATCGGTCACAAGGAAGTTAACAATTGAAACGGTTGCACCACCTGCAATACCTGCGGCTCCATGCCATAGGTCAGCAATGTAGTTAAAGCCTGCACCTGCTGTTAGCGTCCACGAATTTGCAGTTTGACTGACTTGGAATAACCCGTTGATTAAAGCGTTGTTAGCGCGGATACTAGAAGGCGATCCGAGTGTTGCTACAGGATACACAGCACCAGAATTTGGCATCCGTAGTGATGCTATACCGCTTTCGTTAAATAGCGCAAGTTGTGAATTATCTGTAGCTGGTCTATTGCTTTGGGAGTCAAGCATTAGAGCGTCGTAGGACAAGATGCTTCCGCTTACCGATATCCCAATATCCCCCCGCCAGCGTCCGGGTTGTTCTGGTGTGCGCCAAATTGGACGCCATACGCGATTATTCCAATTTCCCAGCAACACTTCGGCTGACGTTAATGTTGCGTCATAGAAGATAAATGGGTTGCCGACTACTCGGCGTGTCTGTCCATTGCTTGTGTCTCCTTGGCTAACATTGCGAATCGCATCATCAACACTTTGTCCAGACGCCGGAATAACCGTACTTCCCCAACTATTTTGAATTTTTAGCAGTTCAACAAAATCTGTCTCCCACTCATCGATGCAACCTGCATCAAGCGAGTGGTTGATTTTGGTTACGGTATTTTCGTACAAATACGCGATCGCAATTTCAAAGTTACCAACAGGTAGGCTACTGCCTCCGGGCATTAATACTGAGGTGTAGCTTGGTGGATCGAATAATCCGAAGTCTTGTGCAACAGCGGGTAAAAAGTTAATCGTTCCGATAACCGATCCAATAAGTACCGTTTCATCCGATAACCCCGAAATCAATGCCTCGGCATAATGAATTGTTCCAGTAGCCGTATCCCGCAAATAAACCCGCACCTTTAGCGCATTGAGTGTTGCGGATATTCCACCGATTACATCGGGGTAACTGGCGCGAATAGCAGTAGGGTGGGTGAGGGTTAGTTCTAAACTCGATGCGGTATTCAACGCTACTGGACTACTCCAACTCGATGCGCTACCTGAACCATTAACGGTTGAGACTATAGCCCGTAATGCTGTTGTGTCCCCCACATCACTTCCAACAAAACACGTTGCGTTGTTGGAGATTAAAACCTTTTGGTTATCGGTATTTATTGCAAGCCCTACAACAAGGCTCTCACCAACATTCTTAAAGCCGTAGCTCTTGACGCACCCGCTACCGGATAGTGCTTTAAGGTTTAAACCTGAACCTGATGGTACGATGCGTCGGCGATCGCCATCTCTTGAAACAAAGTCACCGAATATGTCACCAAATGGGACATAGATGGAGTAATTCTCTTCAAAATACGGATAAATCTGAATTAACGACCCTTGCAGCGCTGTGTTATGTAAGTCGGAGTTACGAAACTCTGCCTGTATTCCCAACACATAAGCATGATTGGGTGGTAGTTCTCTGGGTAATGTCAGTGACATTGGGTTATTCCCTTGGTATGTCACGGTAACCGGTGCATCTGTTGTATCCAATGCCCCCGTAGTTGTGTTGACGTACCCTAAAAACGTCAGTTGTAGTAACCCAGCTTTTAGAATTGAGTCATTGGGTACAGGCGCAAATGGAAGTTTATCAATAGCTGCGGTAATGCCGATTCTTACCGAAGTGGGGAGAGGTAAGGGGGTATCGTTGACGATCCAATAGTCAACGCGCTCACTCACTCCCCCATTCCCGTCGTAGTCAGGGAAGATGATACCCGTCGTGTCAGTTATGGCATTTAATGCGCGATCGCACCCACCAATCCCCAACGTATTTGTAAGGTACGGGTTTAGCGTCTGCGGCTGCACTACCTTCCAATCAGTACCCGACCACTCTAAGATGAGTGCTTCTCCCTCCACGTACCGCCTCATCCCCACTATCCGATCATTGGGTAGCGTATTCCGTGTTGCTACCTTCTGTGCAGTTACACCAACGGCAAAATGTGCGTCTTTATCGAGCGTGATGGTTGCAGGTAAGTTTCCAGAATAGCAAGCGACGACAGCACCATTGGTTGGATTACTGTCATTAGATAGCACTATCCCGGTGTATCTAATATCTGACGCTGGTGTTTTAACAGCAGCGGGGATGGTAACTTTTAGTGATTGGGTAGGCGCGATCGCAATACTCGTAGCAGGTGAAAATAACGTAACACCTGCTCTAGTTCGGTTGTATAGCCATACGTATTTTGTTCCGGATTGTGTGGCGGCTGCTCCGGTTCCAACGGTAAGAGTGGGTGCAGGTGGGGTTGTGGCTGAGGCGTATTGCGATCGCGACATACTTTAGGGTAATTCTTCCTCCCTTTAGCATATCTCCAAAGAAAAACCCCTATGGTGTTAATAGGGGTTTTTGAAAGTATTGAGTTTAGTCGGTGTATCCTCCAGCAATCAATATTTTTTCAAATGCTTCGTAATCGCTGAGGGTTTTGAGTTGCTGCTTACTGCGATGGCGAAGTTTGCGATTAGCTACTTTGAAGTAGAAGCGACGAAGACTACCACGACGACAAGCAGAACAAGAACAAATTCGGATGGGATTGTATTTCATATAGTTCCATGTAGATGGACTAATAGAAACTTCCCCTAGTTCTGATTTTCATTCCTTTTTCCCCAAGTCTTTAGTTGATCAATTGCTAATGGTTACATAGCTGAAGCGCTAACTCCTTAGTTTCACTGTCCACCCAGTTTTCAATAGCATCTTCCCAAGCTTCTTCCTCAGTTTCGCCATGCCCCAGCAACCATTCTTCATTAAAGTCCGAACCATCAATAGTAGAGATAGATTCTCCGCGAGATGATTCTGAAACGTGTTTAACTTGTGGTCTAGAGGAATGGACAATCAAAAACGTCCACGGCTCCCCATCATCAGACTGCCAGTCTCGATGATTGGTGCTTCCTGTTGTATGTCCTGTTCGGACTTCAAACCCAGCATCAATGATTTCTTGCTTGGAGCGCTCTTCACTTTCCTTTTTTAAACGCTTTTCTTCTGTCCGGATTTCTGTTTCCAGTTGGCTTACAAGTTGGTTAGCTTCTTGTAAAAACTGCCACTCAGACAAAGCCTCTAAAGTTTCTTTGCACTTTAATCGGTGCTTGATGGCTTGCTCCAGTTGTTGTTTTAATTCAGCTGTCATAGCGAACTCCTTAATTGTTAATTAATGGGGAATCTCACCCCAATTTTTTAAGAGGGTGCTTTTGTTGCTTTAAGCAATCACGCTAGTAGCTGTGATTGCGCGAATGTACCCAATATCCCAAAGCTTTAAATCAACAGATTTAACAACTCGCGCTTCACCATACATAAAACTATCTTCATTCCAGTCAGCATCACCAACGACCCATTGGTTTGAAACCACAGGAAGAATTTTGGCTAGCAAGATTGCTTTCATCTCAGCAACCATAGGATGTTCCTCTTCTACTCGAAAATCATAGGAAGCGGTTGTTTCATTCAATACTGCTGCATATTCTGGAATCAATCGGCAGTAGAACAAGCAAACACCTTCATCTAACAACTCAGGCTGATTAGCGTAACACCGTAGGTTGTGTAGCTTGTCTGCTGCACTTACCAAGCCTACAGAGCGATCGCTATTTCCAATCGACAACACATAAGCGGCTTTGCGTTGCTCTCGTGGAAGTGCTTTATCCTCTGATACCGCATTGACGATTTTGGCAACCTTCTCGCCAAACAACTCTCTGATGTGTTCGATGGGGATGTCAACATCTTCAACTGCATCGTGTAAGACGGCTGCGATCGCTTCATCTTCACTACCGCCATGTTCGATGACTAGACCTGAGACTTGGAGTAAGTGAGACACATAAGGCACGCCTTGTTTTCTAACCTGATTGCGATGCCACAGAAGAGCAAGGTTGACGGCATGAGAAAAGCGATTGCTCAATATTGGGGTTTCTGTGAATTTTGCCATGATAGATAATTGATAGGTTGACTCTGCTTATCTTACGTGTGGCTGGAAGCCTCTACTTCCAGCCACCTAACGGTATTACTGGATGATTTGACCTAGCTTGTATTCAGGGCTATGAGATACGCTTACTACGTTCACACTTGTAACAAAAACGTAGCCAATCCCAAAAGATTAATCAAACAAGCAGATAAGGTTGATAATTATTACTCCCCTCAACAATCTGAATGCATTCTGTTACGTGCTTTTGCACTAACACCCAGTTAATGGGCATGGCTAAAATCTCTTCCTCTGTCCATAGTATTCCTTCTGCTAGCCTGCGAGGAGGAGTAAATAAGCCAGCAATGATCGTGTCTCCTACATTCAAATCAACCTGCTCTCGGTTCATAGATACACTCAGGTCAAGTCTCTCACTGAAAAGCTTTGCGGTTGACTCATGCCCAACGCAAGAAACAAAGCGTCGGCAGACTAAATATTCAATAACCTTTACCTCAAGAATGCCTGTAACGGTTACGGTGTATTTATCTTGGGCAGCTATCAATGAATTGGGTAGTGCTGACATTAACTTAATCATGGTACTCTCTAAATATCCCTTAACGGGGTAACTAATTGAATGGAAACAGACTGGGTTAGTCTTCTAACCTTTTAGAATGCCGTTTTAGACCATTAATCTAAGACGGCATTCGATTAATGTTACTCAACCAGATGCAGTAATTCGTCAAACATTCCAGCTCGTGGATACCCTTTGTAGTATTGGTGGCTTTCGATTTTTATCTCTTTGGGATAAATGCCATTTTGCAAGAGTTCTAGCCTTTGCTCCTTAGTTAGTGGGAGAGCATTAACCTGTTTAACAACCTCTTCTTTAGAGCGGTTAAAGCCATAAGCCCAACCTGTATCAACGCGACCGTCTTCTTCTCTAATACCAACTGCCATACAGCCATCTCCTTGAAGAAAGAAACCCGTTACCACAAAGTAAAAGTTTCCTCCGTATGAATGGATAAATCCGCCTCTTTCTCCAATTTTTTCGCCGTGATATGCAAGCATTTTGTTTTTCCCTTTGTTGTTGCTATGTATTACTGGATGATTTGACCCTAGCTTGTATTCAGGGCTATGGGATACGCTCACCACATAGCCACCTAGTTTTGGATCGAAGCAAGCAACTGCGGGAACGACATGACTTAATTCATGACCAATCGCGATCGCAACAGGTAATGATGCTGGACCATTGATTTTCAGAACTTTACCCATCACTTCATCTTTGAGAGCAGATGCTTTGGCTACTGCTTCAGGAACGATCACGTCATTACCTGCTGGCTCATCACCAAAACCAACTTTAAGAACGCCATCAACCAATTCGATATTGTAAAGACTCATTTGTAGTATCTCCGTAACCTTGTTTGCTTCACTAAATCCAATATAGATTAGATGTAACCAAGTTGTCTAGTATCTTGGTTACATTCTTTACAATTGCTTAACAATGATTGAATCTATTCCTTTAACAGGGACGAATACACGCTGCTAGTTGTTGAGGCTAGGGCGTTTCAGGCTTTGGATATTGAGAAAATAAAATCCATCTACCCTGAAGTAGATGGGACTAAGGGCGTTGCGATCGCAGGTTCACCTGAAACAGACTGGTCGATAGTAGGGGATTTATTCTCTTGGTATCGCAATCGCTCTCAATGGCAAGGTGCTTACAACGCTAAGTTACTGGGCGTTCTTGTCGGTAATTCGTTTGGAGGCGCTACTCGAATACGAAGCGAAGTTATTGAGACGCAACTCCCATGTTTGGGGTGTTGGCAGGAACTACAGCAAGAGGTGCTAATCAAACCAGGGGCAAAACATCCATATTGCGAGAAACATTATGCGCGATCGCCTCACCGCTCAGGCAGTCGCAGAAAGAAGCATTAAGTTGATTTGCAAAGAAAAACCCTTATCTATATAGATAAGGGTTTTGACAGACTGACATCGAAACGTTGTCAAACAAATATTTTAATTCGTTCGTCTGTTGGGTCAACCGCACAGCTTGCGGCGTTAAGATGTCCGCCACCACCGAGCGATGTTGTGATCGCGGCAACATCGAACTAAATCTGAGAGCTATGTTGACCTTCTTCCTTTCTCCAGTTGTCAGCCCATATAAAAGGTATATATGCGGCTTGCGCGGCTAACTGGTCTTCTTCCCTATCTCCTGCGTAGAGAACAAATTCTTTATTAGGTTTTCTACTGATTGGCATGAGATTCCATAAAAATCGCTCTACGGCTAATAGGAGCATACCTGGATTAGGTTTTCTGAATGAGCCGATCATGTGGCGATATTTTCCCCAGTGTTCATGTACCGCAACTACGCGCTCTTCTTTGTTGACGTAGAAACATGAATTTCCTTCAAAATCAGGACAAAAATAGATAGCGTCTAACCAAGGACAAAGTTTTAGTGTGTATTGCTGTTCTGCGATCGCGTCTTCTAAACTTTTATGTCCTGCTGCCACACCCGCTTGATTGGTGATGCCGATAATTGTCCAGTCGGAGTAATGCGCGATCGCTTCTGATACACCATCAATCAGGCGTTGGTCGTCCGGCTGATTGATAAACTTGTTGTCAGAGATTGGCATTCTGACAGTTCCATCCATGTCCAAAAGTAAAAGCTTCATTGTCACTAATTCCGCTCTAAATCCGTGTTCTTTCACTATCCTCTCTGTTTTGCCAGTGAGTTTCTTTCCAGCGCAACAGTTGTACTGTGACGCCAATTACAGGCTAGGGTAGGTAGTTTTAACTCATCCTCTACTCACCTACTAGCGCCGCAAACACTGAACTCATTAATCGACTAGACATTAATCTTTCCACTGAGAAACAGGTATCAAATCTACTGGTTCATCAGTTTCTTCTGATTCCCAAGAATGTTCGTATTGTTCCTTAATATCTTCTAAAGATATTGGTTTATCACTACCACCTGGAACTGCCCAGTTTTCGCCATCATCAATAATTGAAAGCTTGCTATCAGCCCAATCTCGAATCCGTAGTTGCAAGTCATCATCCAGCTCATTGAAAGGAACATCTAGAATTTTTCCCTCTTCAATTACTGAACCTGCAAAGCATCCTGTCAATAACTTCCAGTTTGTCATTTTGTAATTCCTCTAATCAGTACTCTGGTTTATAACCAGCCCTAATAGGGATTACTGTGAGGTCTTAAAGCACGTATTACTAATAAGGGTCGCCACCCAACCTGATAGGTATTGCTCTCGCTCACAGTTAAAATATACATCATTTAATTGGGTGATATTCCTCATCACCTGAAATTGATGAAGGTATCCACACCCCATTTTTAGCTAAGATGTTTTTTCCAATCCACTCGTATACTTCCATCGGTGCTGTTCTCTCAATTGGCTTGCGTAATCGAGAAGACAAACCTAAGGCAAAATCTTGTGGAGATTGACCGTCATTGGTACTCAGATGATAGGCATCATGGAAGGTTACGTACTCATAGTCAAGCGTGACTGTTGTAAGTTTTCCAGTAATTCTTGATTTGACTTGAATTTGCATTGTTTTCCTCGTTTACTGCCAATGTATGGAATGGTGGCAGTCCCGCACGCGGGATTCATTCGAGGGAGTGATTAGGGCTTTTGCCAAGCAGCAGTTCACCGTTTCCAGGATTCCTGAATCACTCCCATGATTATACACACTGCTCAAATAATCCAAGCGTCTGGCTTAGACGCAATTAATCCTTCCGTTTCGCACTCTTTGTACAGGGCGTCAATCTCCAAGTCTTCTAATTCTAAAAGTACCGACTCGGCATATTCTTCAGCTTTAGGATGCTTTTGAATCAACAACGCAATCGCGAGTTTTGCTTTACTAAACACGGGAAGCATCACAAAAAGCTTGTCAATCCCTTTGTCTATTCCGTCTGAAGCAGACGTTCCCAGTTGACGCGATCGCGCTATTGTTTCAGGACGTAGAGAAAAACTTTTTTTTACCTTACCACCTTTATTGTTGTTGCCGCGACTGTTGGGGTTTGTTCCTCGTAGGTTTCCCGATTTATTAGGTTTAGGCGGCTTAGGCATGGACGAAATCCATCAAGTCGCCGTGCTGTCCGTCATGACGATGTACACTTCCTTCTTTGAAAGAAGTTACAAATACTTCGTTGCTTACATCATCTACCCTGAGATGTGACGCCATCTCTTCTAGCTTTCGATTGCTCATTGCTTGAATTTCGTTTATCCAGGTCTGTGCAAGGTTTGAATCGTTATGCTGATTTCTCCAATTTTCATAGTGGCGAAGATTGTTATCGTTCCATTTAAGGGCTGGTGGACGGGTAGCCGCACAAACGTAAAGAACTTCTGCGACAGCATCAATAGAGCGAACGGTTGCAGGTTGTTCTAATCCCAGCGTTTCAACAACAGACACTGCTGCCATTCTTTGATATTCGCTATACCCTCCAATGTTTAAGTTGTTCGATGCTAACTCATCTGCTCTATCTTCTATACCTATTAAGGTGAGATATTGCTGGTGAGTTTGTTGGATGTTTTCTAGTCTTGATGTAATGCTCATTTTTAGCCTAAATAACTACTTGTTTTAATAGTAGCACTTTTAAAACAAGTAGACAACGATTAATATCAAGAAATGCGATCACGTACCTTTGCATCAATCCGTGCGATCGCGTCTTTCCCTAGCCCCAACTTTGCCAAACTCCCTGCCAGCTTCTGACGATATGCAGCCACCTTAGAAGAATTCTCAGACTTCTGTTGAACTTCAGTCTGAGTTGCGGGTGAGTTCACTCTGAGTTCACTCTGAGTTCTACTTGGTTTAGCAAAACTAGCCGATCGCGTATTCTTCTTAGCTTTAGTAGGTTCAGCCTGAGTTAACGCTGAGGTAGGACTGAACTCAGGCTGAATTGGGACTGAATTGGAACTGAAATTAGATTGAATCTTCACTGACTGTTCAGTCTGAGTTCTAGGCAAGTTCAGACTGAGTTCAGAGTGAGTTCGGTCTATTTTGGTAGAGGCGTGTCGTGTGTACTTCCTCTTGGTTTTGGTGAATTCGGTCTGAGTTACTTCTGAGGTTTGGCTGAACTCGGTCTGAGTTAACTCTGAATCTACATTGAAATTTGATTGAACGTTCACTTGATGTTCAGCCTGAGTTAGTTCTAAGTTCAGGCTGAGTTCAGTCTGAGTTCGGTCGTTTGATAAACTTGCTCTAACTTCTGCCGCGCTACTTCAACATCTGCGACTGACTCCACAAACACGCGCTCTAAATTTCGCATCTCGTCTATCCAGCGAAGCTCCACCTTATCGGTGTCGATGCTGGTGGGTTCGGGTAGCGATTTGATGTAATCAACAATTTTTGGCTCAACCCCTTTGTAAACAGATGGCACTGGAGCAAGTACACCATCAATTAGTTTTACTGTTTCCTTGGGCTTATCCTTCTCATCTTCTTTCTTGGTAGCCGTGAGGATAGCCTTGATCTCCTTCTCCCGTGTTACTAAACCTTCAATCTCATGCTTGAGGATTTTCAACTCGGCTGAGAGTTTGGTTATTTCACTGGGCAAGTCTAGTTTGCGCTTCTCTAGGTATGCCAGCTGATCTTTAGCCTCATCGACATACTTACCCTCAGCAATGTCTTTTACCTTGTCTCGCACCGAATCTAGGCTATTACGCGCTGTTAGTAGTCTTGCTTTCCGACCAGATACACATACGTCTGCTTTTTGATGATGCTGAATCCCGCAATGCTGCCTAGCTTTTGCTCGTTAAATACCCCTTGCGTACTCCTTACAGCATCTTTAAATGCTTCGTCTGCATTCGTCCAATTCTTGTAGGTGCGTTTCTCAATTACAACCTTGAACGACTTACCTGTCAGCTCTCCTGCTTCTAGTGCCTGCTCCTGATCGGTTGTTGCGTTGGCTAAATCTTTAATAGCTTGTGCGATCGCACTATCAATTTCCTTTTGCTCATCGATTGACCTAAAAGCTTATTGCCTAACTGCCGATCATTGGCGTCAAGTTTCCGCAGTTTATCGAGTACTTTAGCGTGTTCAATCGCCTCAGTTTTGCCGCTAAGTGCTGCCGCTGCCATCATATAGGTTGAAGCATCAGCACCAATATCTTCACACTCCCAAGCCGTCACCTTACCTGACATAATCTGATAATTCATCGCGGCTTTTTTGCGTACCAAGTCGAATTTGTAGGCATCAAACCCAGGTGAATCACCCTTACCGCTAGTACCGTAATAAAACTGCCATGTTTTTGACATGGATTGCCTTGACGATGTGCACGTCCGTTGCGCTGCTCCATACTGGCGGGTGTCCAGTGCAGGTCGAGGTGATGAACTGCAACTACTCCACCTGTTAGTAGTTTCTGGTTACCTTGAACGTTTACACCTATTCCCCCTTTCTGAGTTGAGGCGATCATCACTCTGACCTCACCCTGAGTTATCTTTTCAAATAACCGCGCTCTCTTTTGCCCTTCGTAGTCGTGGATAAAAGCTATTTCCTTGGGGTTTTTTCCTAGTGCAACGAGTGCATCCTTAATGTACTGATACGTGTTCAGACTCCCATCGGTTTTAGGCGTGGATGCATCGCAAAAAATTAACTGAGTTAACTTCTGCTCTTGTGTTGCTTCCCAGATGTGGAAAACATTGTGGATAAGTTTGTTGAGTTTACTATCCCGAAAGTTTTTAGCCTTTGGGTAAACAAGCCGTGGGTCAATCGCGATCGCGCTTCCCATACCCGTTAAAGTAAGCGGGTTATGAGCAACCGTCTTCCCTCTTTATTGGTGTAAGTTGGTGCATAATCTGGACCACGACGCACCTGCTCCATATACCCCGCAATTATCTGATTGAGCTTATCTTGCTCGTTTGATAATGGGGCTGTAATTGTTATCGCGCTACATCAGGACGCGGTACTCCTACTCCGTCGCTGTAGCAAAGTCGGTAAACTCTGCCAGCATATCCATAAGGATAGGTAGATTTTTGAAGCGAGATATCCGTGTTTTCTGCTTCAATCCCCCAGTGCTAGTAAACTCTAGCTCGGTCGTAGATTCAGCAAATTGACTACACCAACTGTCAAAATGCTCAGTACCAGTACTCTTCAACTCTTCAAGAGCAAAGAAATCCAGCAAATTATAAAGTTCTGTTATTGAGCTAGTCGGGTAGGTTCCGGTAGCGCCTCCGATAAAACCACCATTTTCGTAAACTTGGCGAAATTTGAGATAACAGTTAAGCGTCCGCTGCGTGTCGCTGTTGGTAATCCCGGCAGTACCTACCTGCTTGGTTTGCAGCTTTTTATTCTTGAGAGCGTGAAACTCGTCAAAATTTATCCAATCGATTCCCAGCTGTTCCCACTCAATATTTATCGTGTTACGGGTGTAGTGGTTGAAAGCTTTATCAATTGAGTTAGAGAGTGTATCCCGTTTCTTGTCTTTGTTTTTCTGGCTCAGTACCTTGGCTGTTTTTTCTGTTTTCTTAGCGTGTTTGCCTTTTTTATCCTTAAAAACGATCGCGCCTTTAACATCAATAACAATTTTGCCATCAGCTTCCAATTGTTTGAGTAGAGACTTCAGCGCGATCGCATCATGCTTAACGGCTGCAATCTCTTCTTCAATCTTGAGCTGATTCAACTGGTCTTGTAGGTCTTCAACTTGTCGTTCTAGTTCCCGATGTAACAGACGATCCGCCTTATCACCAGTACTCAGATAGTCTTGAGCTATCTTCAACTGCCCTTCAATCCACTGCATCTTGGCGGCAAAACTGATAGGGATTGCATAGAACTGATCATGGGTCATGATGATGCTGTCATAATCACCTGTCTGGATTTTCGCAATTAGTTTGTTTCGGTTCTCGGCGTTGAAGCTATCTTCATCAGCTATTAGTAACTTAGCGTTTGGGTAAAGTGCGCGGTAACTGGCGGCAAACTGCCCTAATGTCGCCTTCAAAACTACGATTAGCGGTTTATTAGCTTTCCCTAACCGCTTTGACTCATAAGCGCCAGCAATCAGACTAAATGTTTTTCCTACTCCAACTTCATGCAGCAGAAAACAGCGATTAGTTTGCCGCATTCGTGCTACAGCATTTAACTGATGCGTCTTAAGCTTAATTGCACCGTTGCTGTCTGGTAGTGTTAAAAAACTACCGTCATATGTGCGCCGTAATGGACGTGGATAAAGGTGGTTGTATTCTTGTGTAATTCTCCATGCCCGCTCAGGGCATTGCCACAACCACTGTTTAAACTCAGTCTTAATTCGCTCAAGTGCTGCTACGGCGTTGTTTGTTGCCTCTTCAGTAGCCTTTTGATCGGTGTACTCTGTACCGTCTGCTGCCTTGTAGGTAATCTTGATTTTGATGGGTGCATGGTTTAAGCCATGTTCAAGCAGCTTTAAGGCGTCCATCTTACCATTACCGCTACTACCCTCCGATGCATACTGAGATTTAGCTGCAAGGTTTTTGTCGCCCTTGACTGCCCAAAGCGCCAATCCTGGTACGCGATCGCACTTGATAGATTGTGCATTAAGAGAACCAATAATATGAGCGGCAAACTCTTTTATATCCTGAGTTGATAAAAAGTTAGCTCCAAGTCCAACTCTTATATAGGCTTCTGGGTCTTCATCGCAGTCAATATCAAACTGAATCTTTAACCGGTGGGCGATATCGGCTTTAATTTCAGCGCTAGCGGGGGGAAGCAGGTAAGGGGAAATATTAACGTATCGCCCCTTACTGTCTCTACGAGTCAGAATGTTTTCATTATCAGCTAGTTTCCACTCCGCAAAACACTTCGGATCAAGTTGCTTAATCGTTCTGATTAGCCGTAACTTGGCGCGTGTATCACCACTAATGTACTCATCCCGTACTACCCACTTTTTTAATTGTGGGTCAAAAAACATTAGCTCCTCAGCCTTAAGAGTTAAGATCGCGTCTTCCTCACTCTTGTCTAACTGTGCGGCTATTCGCTTGATGTCCAGATAACCTAAGCTGTCTAAGCACTCATGCACCGCGTCGATGGGTTGAGTGATAGCGTGCGATCGCGTTCTGATGCTTCCCGATACTTTCTTGTAGAAAATATCCGCTTTGGTGTAGTAAACCTCCTTTTTTAGTTTTTTCCGAGTCTTAGGTATTTCTTCACCGAAGCCCTGATTCTCTTCTTCTGACAGCTCATCCTCTAGTTCATGTTTCTCCTCTAGCGCAAAAAGCATCGAATAGAGTTCGCTATCGTCTGTGAATATAGATCGAGTCTTCTTGTACGGGTTGAGTAGGTTCCCGTACTGCCTTACAAATTGGTCGTACTGGAAGTTAAGACGTGATCGCAACCCCTCGCACTCTCGATCATTTACTTCCGCTTCTACAAGCTCAGTTAAGGTGGACTTCAGTGCTAACCCAGCCTTAATTCGGTCTGAGTTCAGCGTTACCAACACTAAACCCTCATCAGGTCGTAGCTGGTAAACTTTTCCGTCTTGAAGTAAGAATGAATACGGGTTAATACCAATTAACTCAGATGGCAGAAGTTTCCCCCGTAAGCTGACTGGATTGCGTAACGGTTTGTAAACTGACATCGTTTCGATGTCAAATGCTTTAATGATTGCTTGCTTAATATCTCGCCCGTCATCTTTAACCGCTATGCGATCGCCGTCATACAGCGTACAGTTGGCGAGAGTACCGAGCACCTTATCCGGGTTCTCGGCAAAATAGCGGTTTATCTCAATCGGGTTTCCGTTGTTATCTAAAACCTCGCTTTCAACTGTCTCCAGCCACACTCCAGACTGGGGTGTGGCTGACTTCTGTAGGATAATAAGGTCAGCAGTAACGCTTGTACCCATATCTTTGAATGCTGTGTTGGGGAGTCGCACTGCATCGATTAACTTAGCCCCCTTCTCAGCCAATAACTTACAGAATACTTCTGGCTTGGTGTCCAGCGTTCCAGTGCTGGTGATAGCTGCAACAATTCCACCGACTCGCAAAACATCAAAGGATTTTAGCCAGAAGTAATTATGAAGAGATAATGAGAAGTCTGTATAATTGGGATCAAACGGTGCGGTTTTACCGAATGGAAAGTTACCAACGACTAAATCAAACTCACTGGGTAGGGGTACTTTCTCAAAACCTTTGGGATAAACGATCACGTCGGTGTGTAGGTGTTGTGCGATCGCGCTGGCGGTTGGATCAATTTCAACTAAACACCATTCAGATTTTTCTCTATGCGTAATCGGTTGTAGTCCAGGAAATAAACCAATATTTGCGCTTGGCTCTAATATCCGCCCGCTAGTAAACCCAAGCTGGGCTAATACCTCCCACATTGCCTCGATAATTGGCTTAGAAGTTTGGAAAGCGTTATCGCTATTTAAGTCAGCGTTGGGCAGAAGCTCTAGCACTTCTTTATTAATCGCGCTGGCAACTGTACCCCATCCTACAAACTGAGCAAGTATATCTTTCTCGGCTGATGTGGGTGTATGGTGTTCTAGCTCTTTGAGCAGTCTCACTGCCTCAAGGTTGGCTTGTAGCTTGGCTTTTGTTCCTGTGGGGCGGGTTAGATTTTGGAATGAATACATGATCTAAAATTGTAGTTGTAGTGTTTCTGCACGAAAAAGGCGATCGCGGTCTTTGACGGGATTACGCGATCGCTTTTTGGTCAAGCGTTACAAGTTTTTAAGCGCTAAATCTCGAAGCGTCTGTACAGATTTTGCAAATTCCCAGCCAGCTTTCATTATTGGATCTTCGATAATGTTGGGGTAGACATCGTCACCTTTTTGGTGATACCACCATTCGCCTTCTTTGAACTTTCGTTCCTTTGCGGCTATTAATTCAAACTCGTGCGATTCTATTTTCTCGAAACCATAAGCGATAGCTTCGGTATACCAGATCGTATAATCTGTTAGTTTATCCGACCAATCGCTTCCTTCTAATGAAATACTTTTTTCGTTAACTTTTGTGATTTTTACACCAGATTCAAAAGTCATCCCTACAGTGGCTTTTATTGTCCCAACGAAAACAGAATCAGCGTCTCTTTTGACTTTAATTTTCATCACTTTTCCTTTGTGTGTTATGGTTTTCTCGTTTTAGAGATAAAACAGATATGATTTTGTTTTATCTATCACGCAATCAGGAGGAGAGAATCCTGATCGCGTTTTGTGTTTGGTTGTTAGCTACTCGATAATTTGATAACGCTTCCCGTCTTCTACGTAGTTTGGATAGCAACCATACGATTGATAGGTCACATCAAAACTCTGTTTGTCCCAGTTTGAGTTACGCCAAACTAAAATCAATTTCTTCAACTGAAGAGACTTTAAAGCTGCGGTGTCTTTAGGATTAACAGAGTAAGCCGCGCATCCTGTTTGTAGAAGCTCTAGCAAGTTTACTTCGCGCTGGGTTAGGTATGTGTTGGTCATTTTCGTTATCCTTTAAGTGTGTATTGTCTTAGATCATTTAGTAAAGCGATCGCGTGGGTTGAATTGCGCGATCGCTTTGCTTGTATTACTTAATAGGTAAATTTGTAACATCCTGCCCGTAGTATCGGACTAAACAATCCTTACGCCAGACAATCTCCGTATCGCCTCCAACTTTACAGATTTTACCCTTACTTGTCTTGACAAAGAAGCTATGCTCTTTTGGCTCAAGAAAACCGGGTTGAATGGATGCATCCCAAAATACGAAATAGGCTGGAACGGGCAGATCCTTGAAAGTCCTGTGGCTAAATTGTGTTGTTTTGTTTGTAGTTTGTGTCATGGTTCTATGTTTGTGTGGTTTACATTTAACGGCTTTTTAGGGCTTCCGTTACAGTTCGCAATAGTTAAAATCAAATAGCCTCTAACGCTGTTATAGCCAGTGTTCGCGATCATGTATTTCTGAATAGGCATCTACATAAATACCTGTAAAACAAACCGAAACATTATCGGCTATTGTTTCTAAGCTTCCTGAAATTAAAGGTTTAATGGTAGTCCAATCGCATTCATACAGTGGTTCATAAATTTCGTTTTGTGTTGGTTCTCCGATTTGTTTCCATCGACTAATGGCACAAAATTCATAATCACATTCAGGAATTTCGTCAGGGTGTGTAGTTTTAATGCACACATTCGCGCATAATTCCCAAATTTTCTCGTCTTTGTTTTCGTAGACTAAATCAACATCTACATTTGCTAAATCAAGCTCTTCGATTTCAAAACATAAATCTGGAAATTTTACTTGACAATCTTTCTCTATGTCTAATAAACCTGCGCTAATCTTTTCCCATAGTATTTGTAATTCTTTTACTCCTTTCTTTGCTGCGTCGTTAGCATTGCTAGCGATTAATCTATGCCCTATATAAAGCGTTGCCATAATTCTCCTTGCTCCATTAATGTTGGTTATTTGATGCGCGATCGCGTAAGTTCTCAAGGCAAAGCGCGATCGCATAAACTAATTTTTGTTTTTCTCAGCAAGCGAACGAATCAACTCACGGATTACTTCGGTTTGGGTTCTGGTTGTGCGATCGCAATAATCTTTTAAGATTTTCATCTCAGATTCAGGCACTCGCACGTTAAGCATCTGTTTTTTGTCCATACCTTTATTAAAGCATATTGCTTTACAAATGTGTACTATTAAACCGCAAATAGGTTTAACTGAGTAAACTTCCCCGCTCTAAAGAGACGGGGCTTTCAATAGCCCTGAAGAGTCCCAACTGAGTTCACAGCTAAGAATCTTCGAGCCTTCAGCTTGCGTTACGGACAAGCCCACGAGCCGAATCATTTCAGAACCATTGCAATCAGCATCCCCATGCCAACCACAGCTTTTATTGGTACAACCAAACCGCTTTCCAGACCTCAATCCAATATGCAGGCATTGATGGCACGTTTGGCTTGTGTACCTAGGGGAGACAGCTATCACTTCGATTCCCGCTCGAATACCTTTGTATTCAAGAAACTGTCGAAGTTGATAGAATGCCCACGAGTTGGAGCGCCTACGTTCTGTTTTATTGCGGGGTTGTTGATTGGTTCTATCTCGGATGCCAGTCAAGTCCTCAATAGCGACAAGGCTGCTAGACTTCAAGGCATCCTGAATGATTGCTCGACTAATTGTGTGGTTCAACCACGTTTGATATCTTCTCTCACGCCCCGACAACCGTTTCAAGATATTTCTAACTCGTCTTCGATTCGTTCTTGTGCCTTTCGAGGCTTTTGCTTGGAGAGAAGCTCTGAGCTTGGAAAACTTATCTCTGGCTTTGGTTATTCCAGTTCCATCCCATTTGTCCCCATTGCTAGTTACGGCTATGTCACGCCTTCCAAAATCAACACCGATAACGTTTTTTGTCTTAACAGGATCAGGCGCGTCATCCTTAATCTGAATGTGGATGTAGTACTTGCCGTCGCGGTGTTTACACAACTGAGCAGATGTTGGTGTTCTACCTTTAAGTTTTCCTCTTTGGTAGTTTCCCGCATCTATTTTGATGTGTTCTCGACCATTGAGGAGTGTCAAGCTAACTGTCCAGTCTTTTTCTCTAAACGAGAAGATCCTAGCATCATAGTCAGCACTGGTTGGCTTGAATTCCTTAACAGGTTTACCTTTGAGTTTTGCTGTCTTTCGATTAGCTCCAACTCTGGCGCACACTCTAACGGCTTGGTTGGCGCTCAATCCAAACTGCTCTCGCAGGGATTGATACACCAAGTTCTGAATAGTTGTTTTACTGGTTATCGAAACTTTGACGTTCTGATTCGCATAGTTGCAGCCATCAGCAAAAGCCTTGAGCAGTTCTTCTATTTTGAAAACCTGCTCAAGGCTTGGTTGAAGCTTACAAGCTATAGTCAGAACTTGTTTCAAGTCAGTAAAATCTCACAAGTGAATAATGTTTATCGTACACCAAAATCTATGAAAATACCAATAGACTGTAGGCGGTTAAAACCGCACACTTGCGTTCCTCCCTGTTCTAAAGAGACAGGGCTTCCCGCTTCGGAGGCATCTTGGTGAAGTCTGAGAAGCTGAATAAAGCCATTTGACCCTCTACAACTTTGTCCTTTTTGCGGCGTCCCCGTGGCTTTGCCGCTACTGGTGCGAGTTTCTCTGTTTTAGGCTTGCGTGTCTGTTTTGGCTTTTGCTCTGCCAGAACATTCCGCATCAATGCACGGTTTTCTTCAAGTAGTGCCACGACATCTGATCCGAAGCATTCTGATTGAGCTTTGACAATATCAATCAACACTTGTTCGGCTTCGCTGATTGGCGTTGCTGCTGCCTTCTCCTCGCGCTTACCTGAAAGCTCAACAACGTTGTTTGATCGCTCTGGTGGTTTACCGCTTGGGGGTGTGGGTGGTGGGGTGAGTCGTTCGATCTCTTCCTTAAGTTGCTGGTTTTCCTGCTTGGTGCGCTCAAGTTCAGCCTTGAGTTGTTCTAGTTCTTGATTACGTTCCCACAAGTCAAGCGCGGCTACAGCGGCTTCATAGTGGCTTGTCGCATGAAATAAGCGATCTTCATTACTTTTGATATTCTTTCCTGTTTCATCGGTTACAAAGTAAGCACCGAACTGGGGGGCTTCCCAAACTTCCAGCGTGATACCTGTAAAATCAAAGCGTTGCAAATCTGATGGTGTATGTACAATCTCAGGCTTATCTAGCGGGCTAGATTCGCTATCTATGGGGCTAATGTTCGGAGTCGTGCTGTAATGTTCGGAGTTATCTACGGTAATGTTCGGAGCTTGCTCTGGTTCGACGGTATCTTGTGCGATCGCGTCTTCCACTTCTTCTGTTTCTGATTCGGTAGACTGACAACGATCCGATGTCATTTGCTCACCGTTCAATGTTGCAGCAAGCGCGATCGCACAATTCCATCTTTGCTCTGTATACTTTGCGTATAGGTAAGAGGGTTTACGCCTTGCCCACTTATAACCCATATCTCGCAACGGTTGTACAGTTTCTTCTGGTACTCTTGACTTAAACCGTATCTCGATCCCTCCTTTCTCCTCGGTGTGTTGTTGTTCTTGGGTAAGGTTGGGGATATCTGCGATCATGGTGTTTTGTTTCGGTTGTGTGGTGGTAGTGGGTTCTTCCGGCTTCTCTGTTAGTAGCTGAAAAACTTCATCCTCAAAGCTCCCTCGAAGCGTTGTAATCTCCTTCTCTATCTCCTCTAGGCGTGTGGTTATGCGATCGCGTTCTACCCGATACTCTGCTGTAACTCGCTCCTGAATCTTGGCGACTTTATCAACGTTTGCTCGGTTTTCTTTCCATGCTTTATGTAAACGCGATCGCTTGAGTTGTGTCTCGAACTCTTCCGCATATTTAGCTTGTAGCCGTGTTTTATTCCATGTACTAGGCTCAGATTCAAACCAATACGTTAGATCGGTTTTCTCCTTCTCTAATGCCCGTATAGCTTCAACACAAACCTTTAAGCTTTCGTGTATGGGATGCTGACTCTCATTGCTAGCGTGGGTGGGTACACGATCTAGTAGGAACACTGCCGCTTTACCGCTAAAGTCGAACAACTCCCACTCATCCGGCTTCTCTACTCCAGCAACAGTGCGAACGGTTCGACGTTCAAAAACGATAGGAATATCACCCTGATCTGATGTATCCTTGCGGTGTTGCCAAGCTAGGCTGCTGTATTCATCCTGACTGATGCGCTTTATCCTGTATTCCTGATGAATATATGCGTCGTCTTCGCTTGCTAGTTCAGTCTGTACGGTTTTGGCTAAGTTGATGATCATTGTATTATGGATGAGTAACGTTGCTTTTCAGGCAACCTGATCGCGTCTTTGATGGGCAATCTTGGGACGCGATCAGGTAATTTTTCGAGTTAGTTCCAGTTAATCTGGATATAGTGACAAAACAGAAAAACTGTTAATCTTGCGCCGTTTGGGTATTTTCTGACTCTAAAGCGAATAGAGTCTGAGGTTAATGAGAGGTAATGTTTTTGTGTAATTGCCTCTATCCCAAAGATTACCCCTATTAGCTTATCTGTGTGCATTGTTTTCATGTTAGAGATCCTTATGGTTGATTTGTGTACAATAACTTAGTACAGGTTCCCAGCTTGTGTGGCTTCGATCACTTTTGCTTTTGGATAGTTTTGTGCGATCGCGTTTGCCTCTTCTTCTGTATAAGTGGCTATGCGATCTTTGTCGAAAACATACCAAGCGTTATCCTTTGTTCTGTATGTCCAGATGACAACTAGCCCAAATTCTATAGGGTTGGCAATTGCGTACATAATTTATCCTTTGTGTTTGTGGTTTGTTGGGTTGCCCCATGCGATCGCCAGTCTCCGACTACTGCTAAACCTCCGATAGGTGCGATCGCGTAATTCAATTAACTAAAACAAGCTTCTTCTTCTCTTACGTATTCTGGATCACAGTATGTTCCGATAGGTATGCATTGCTTCCCGCAAGGTTTGAAGCCGTTATCACACATACAGCCCAAACTATCAGAGGATGTAACAAACACTTGCCAATCAATACCGTCTGCTTTGTCTCCTACCCAGCCGATAACTTCAAAAGTTTCTGAGCCTCCATCAAGAAGCTTAACCTCAAAATTGAAATACCCAGAAAGTAAAACCTGATTAATAAAGTGATTAATCGATGATGTTGTGATTTGATTAGATCTGCCAAAATAAGCAGACTTTGACATCACCTTAAAAACTTCTTGATCGGCTTCCGATTTAGCGCTACCTATGAATGTACGAGTAAATTTCATGATTCTCTAAGTGTTTGTTTGTTGGGAATAATCCCATGTGATCGCGAGAGATTCGATCTCATTCATCACGACTACGCGATCGCACTTTCTACAATCGATACAACAAAGACTGCGTAGCGTTAGGTAGAATTTCTAACACTTGCGATTGTTGCTCAAATGTTAATTTATCAAATGTGATCTCTTCTTCGTCGTAAGTTGCAAGGAAACTGTAGCCATGTTTCTTAAAAAATGCTTCAGCACCAATTTTCTGATACTCATCTAACAAGTCTTTATCCCAGCTTTCTTCCAAAGCTTCGTCGTAATCTTCAATCTCTGCTTCAATTAGTTCTGTAGCCGCTTCTAGTGACTTTGCCCTATTGATAGCAACTGCGTAATCATTACCATCAATGCTTATAATTGGTAATCCGCAATGATAGTAAAGTATTTTGGTTTTAGGACAATCCCAAGTCACTGTAGTTGCTGTTGTATAACTATTGTAAAAATCTTTTAGCTTCTCTACAGCATCTTCATAAGAGCTGAATTCAAACAACGTATAAGGCTTTTCGTATTCTTCGCTGATAAGCTTTCCTGTAAGATTGGCATAAATCATTAAGCCAACTTTTGGATCATATACATCTTGAATCAGTATCAATAGCTCGTGCATCTCCTGAAGAAGTTTAGCAACTAATGCAGCGTCTTTCATTTCGTCTGTAAGCATCTTGATTCCTTTGTGTTGGTTTGTTGGGTTGCCCCATGCGATCGCCAGTCACTACCATCTGGCTAGGGGTTTGAGTACCCGCGATCGCTGCTGTTTTATCTATTGCAAATTAGATTACGAACTATTCTTAACTCATCAGGATAGCTTTGCCCTGCAACATAATGGCATGGTTGTCCATAATGATTAAACACTACACGCTCATAGATACCGTGATTTTCAGCACCGCTAGGATAATTTATAAATGACTGTAAGCGTCTTTTGGTTTTCTCGTGGCAGCGTTTTCCAAACAAATCTACAAACGCTGCTTTGTGTTCATCGGTTAAGTTAATCTCAAAATCAATCCAGCCTTTCTTGTCGTCGTATATTCTCTTAGAGATAACATTAGCTAGTGTAAATCGCTGTGAATTGTTCATTACTTTGTTTGTGTTGAGTTTGTGCATTGGAGTTACCCCATGCGATCGCCAGTCTCTGCCACTAGCTAGGTGCTTAATTACACGCGATCGCTATGAACTATAAAAGACAATTACGCTAAACTTTGTAAGTATTGATTCGCGGCTAACTCATCTAATGCAACATCGCGAGTAAACAGTTGATTAGAGAATGGTGACTTCCAGCATAAGCCTGGTAACTTTTCATTAGGTACAAAGATGTACCCAGCATCTAAAAGCTGTTGGTGTTTAACTTCTACCTGACAGAGAAATACAATTGCTGCTTTTGCTTCGGTTAACGTTTCGTATCTATCAGTATTAAATGGTTCTGCGTCTTTCTCGTCTTGCACAATCCACGGACATCTTGAGTGGTATGTGTTCTTGATTAGGAATCTACCCTCTTCTGATTTATATTGTCCTGCTTCGATTTTATGGAAGTTCATTTTAATTACTCGTGTGTGTTTGTTGATTGAAATCGCTTGCTTTTGCATCACCTCTTTATAGTAACGCAAATATCAACTAATGCAACATGAATGTCAGAAATATTTTATTAGGTGAGTATAAATACTTAGTGTGTTAGCAAACGATCAACATAACAAAAATTAAGCAAATAACATTAATTATGATCTGATCTTATACTGCTATGACGTAAATTAGGGTATTGTAGATCGAGGATCAGATCGGCTTTTTGCAGATCAGATCGCCTTCTTTTTCTGCTTACGGTGTTTGTAAGTTCGCTCTGCATTGGTCATTTTCTCGTCTCCAACGCACTGCCCACCACGAGACTTGAGTGTTACTCCAGCTTCAAGCAAGCGCGATCGCACAGTTCCATACGACAACCCAGATCGTGCAGCTGTTTTTGGAATCGAGTTTTCCTCGGCGTAGACTTGCTTGAGGTATTCCATATCAATTTGAATACGCGATCGCATAGTGTAAATTTATGATTATTGATGTTTATGTTACCTTATAAATATCGCGAATAGGGTTTTCGCAATAACATCTTAAAGTTTTTTGGATCGCCACAAAAATGAAATTAACGCCAGTAGAAATAATTCAAGATGCTGTTGCTACACATAAAGTTGACGAGATTTGGGGAATGTTTAGTGGGGGTCACGATTCTTTAGTCTCTTCACACATTGCAAGTTTAGCTCCCCAATTTAAAGGCATCTTGCATATAGACACCGGAACAGGTATTCCAGATACACAGCAATACGTCGTAGATACCTGTAATCGCTACAACTGGCATTTAGAGATTTATCGAGCTGTTGAAAATACCCGCGCTGACGGTACGCCAGATCCAATGATTTATCGAGACTTAGTTCTTCGTTGGGGGTTTCCAGGAGCAAACTTGCATCAGTTTATGTATACGCGGTTAAAAGAACGGTAAATTGCTAGGTTTATGCGCGATCGCAAAACATTAGGCGCAAAACGAATTGGTTTGGTTACGGGAGCAAGGATTGCTGAAAGCGATCGACGTAAGCGTAATTTTAAACAAGGAGCTGAAATTCACCGTCGAGAAGGTAGCCGGGTTTGGATTGCGCCTACCTTGTTGTTTAGTGATGATGATTGTCAAAGCTATATGAAGTCTTACAACCTACCCCGCAACCCAGTTAAAGACAACTTGTGCATGAGTGGAGAATGTTTATGTATTGCTGGTGACACATTAATCTCAATACCGAATGGATGGATTGAAATAGCCAATCTAGAAGTCGGTGACGTTATCCACAGTTCAATTGAAGGTTGTATTACACCTCAACCCATTTATAAAGTTCATTGTAACGATCCAAAACCAATGATTTCATTAAAAGCGTATTTTTTACCAGCAATAGACATCACACGCAATCATCCTATTTATGTCAGACCATATCAACATAAAACAACCAAAATAGAAGGAGTAAGAACCAGTCGCGCTCAAATAGATGCACCAATTTACATAGAAGCTGGAGAAATCGAACAGAAGTTTGCACAAGGAAAAACTCAAACAGTATGGAACCAACAAAAGTTTTACGTGGGCTATCCATTTAGAACAGAAGAAATACCAATTAACTTAACAGATGAGCAACTTAGATTGCTTGGCTATTTCATGGCAGAGGGGGCTTACAACTGGAGAAGAGATAAATACCGTAACAGTAAAGGCGGCATAATTTTTACGGTTTCTGTTAAAAGCGAAACAATGGCATTAGATATCAAGCTCTGTATAGAAAAAGGGCTTGGACTGCCAACACACTGGAGAGATTGGGTAGATGACAGAACGGGTAGGAGATTTATTACCGTCAGGAACTGCGGAAAGCGTTCATCTGACTGGGTTTCTTGTTTTATCGATGGTCGATACTGTTGGGAGAAGTCGTTCAACCAATCAATAATGCTAGCGCCTGTTGCCATGCAGTCAAAAATACTAGAAGCAATGTGGACTGGAGATGGATCTGAATATACCCGACACAGAGAAGGGAAAACAGAGAAGAACTCGGTTTACTGCACCACTTCAAAAGTTTTGGCGCTTCAAGTTCACGAAATGCTTTTAAGGCAAGGAAAAGTTTATGGTATTCGCACAACCAAGCCCAGAGAGAAATCAACTAGCTCAATTTCTGCTGGATTTCGCCATATGTATCAAGTGGGTCGCTCTAACGAAAGAACTCGATACGCTTTTCTTGAGGATGGATGGTTGTGGGCTACTGTTCAGTCAGTTAGCGAAAGTGAAATTCAGCAAACATAGAATCTTACTATTGCTGGCGAACCCAATTATCTTACTCATGGTGGATTGGTTCATAACTGCGGAGCATACGCTCAACCTAATGAGTTAGAGCAGCTAGAGTTTTTCTACCCAGAAATAGCCGCAAGAATCAAGTCATTAGAAGCTGACGTAAAGGCTCAAGGGTTTCCGTGGGGGTGGGAAGAGCAACCCCCTGCGTGGTGGGTGAAAAAATGCAAAATGCTTCAGCTGGAGGAACAAGGTCAATTAAATTTGTTCTCGATGCCCTTGTGTCACTCTTGCGAAATTAAGTTCACTGAGATGTAACTAATGAAATGTAGTAATGACTCATTTGTTACAAATCAAGCTATCCGCTCAACACGTTACTCAAAATTGAATCATTGATACCCAATTCCAGTGCATACAATCGTGCTGGGGTTGTTTTTATGCATAAATTTTGGTTGCAACCAGTGATAACGGGCATAGCTCAGAGATCCGCAACGACGGTGCGTTTGCCAACGCGCTGATTGGAATTGGTACAGAATTAGACAAAACCGAGCAAACACAACTTGGCTACGTACCCCAACTCAGCAAAATTCAAAAAGAAGAACTGATTCGTCGTGAGATACCTCGGCGGATTTGTCATGCCTACCCATTAGAAGCGACGAGAGAAGGGTGGGACATTACATTCGGCGGAGACGATCAAGATAATGGCATCCTCCAAGAACTCAACAACTACCGATCGCAAGTAGGCGCATCAATCAAAGATCCCAATCTGCTTGATGACGAAGAAGGTATTTCTGACTACGACTTAGTTCAAAGCGCGGGCATTCATGCCAATACGTATGGTGGTGCTGCGCTCGTGCTTGATGTTGATGATGGCGCACCACCCGATGAGCCGATTCGCAAAAACTTTATTAAAACCGTCCGCTCGGTTGAGATGCTGCACTCGTACCAATTGCAACCTGACTTAACAACAAGTTGGAGTGCTAATCGTCCCATGCACTACGACTTATTGTTAGGGGGGATGCAGCATGGCGATCGCCTACAGAATATGTTTGGCGAAAAAGCGATTAAAGGAAAAAACAAATATAGCTACAAGATTCACAGATCGCGAATAATTCGATTTGATGGCATTGCTTTACCCTCCGATGCCATGAGGGACAATCGCGAATGCCCTGGCTGGGGACAAAGCTTGCTCGATGCAATTTGGACAGAGTTTAAGCAATTTGGCGAAATCATGGCTGAGATTGGCGCAATCATTGCCGACTACAGCTTGTTTGTATATTTCCTTGACGGACTTTCTGACAAGATATCCGATGGTGCAGAGGATAAGATCAAAAACCGCCTGCGACTCCTACGCAAAGGTGGGAATATGCTTGGTGGTGTGGCACTTGACGCCAAGAAAGAGCGGATCGAGTTCGTTACCCGTACCTTTGCGGGACTCGACACTTTAGCCGATAAATTCCTCTACTTACTCGTTGCTGTTAGTGGATTACCAACTACCGTAATCCTGGGGCGTGGTCCGTTGGGAATGGCGGCGCAAGGGACGGGGGATGCCGAGGAACGAGTGTGGGCGAAGTTAGTTGGACAGTACCAATCCAGCACACTTAAATCCAAACTACGCCGACTTTACCAGTTAATTTTCCTTGCCAAAGATGGACCAACTAAAGGGAAGGAACCGGATGGCTGGGATCTTCACTTTAGACCTTTAATCTTAGAATCACCCTCAGAGAAAGTAGAGCTGCGGGCAGCGGCAATTAATGCGTATCTTAGCTGCGTTCAACAAGAAGGTGTTAACTAAAGAAGAGGTCAGAGATAGCTTATTTGGTGGCAGTCAGTTCAGTATTGACATCACACTCGATAAGAAAGAATGGGATAAGAAGAAAGCCCAAGCTGAACAGGAAGCATTAGGGGGGTATGGCAGCTATGGTGACTTTGGTGGGGGTGCAGAAGCTGCTCCAACGGATGAGGCAGCAGTACCTGAGGAGGAAGCGGTTGCTGCGCCAGAAGAGACAACACCAGCACCGGAAGAAGCGGTAGTACAAACAGATTCTCTTTCCCAAGGATTTGCTGATGCGAAGCTACATAATCAGGCGATCGCGGAAGCCAAAAAGAAATTCAAAGTTTACCCTAGTCGTTGGGCTGAGGTGTGGATTGCAAAGCGATACAAGGAGTTGCTAAATGTTCAACGCACAAATTCTTAGCGGAGGCGAAATACTCGCCAAGTTCAAAGTTACAGATAATGAGGTTGAACTACTGGAGGGGAGTGAAGACGCGATCGCAACGTACCTGATGGATCAGGAAGCTTCTGGTAAGACGAAAGAGGAGTTCCTGCGCCACTACTCAACTGGACTAACCAACACTGTAATTTTACAAGAAGGCACAGGATTGCACATTCTCTCCGATGAAATCTCAAACGAATCGCCTAAGCCTTGACATCGTTTCGTTGTCAAATCAAAAACCCCTCAGTGTGAGCCGAGGGGTTTGTTATGTGCGATCGCGCAATTAATTTAGAGGTTTAGAGATTATTCCAATCTCGTAGATGTAGTCTGCTAGTGATTCAAACAGATTTGCCATTAAATTCTCTTTTGCCCTATCTTTCCAATAATCTACCCAAACCAAAACACCATCGATATGAAGCGTGTGGCGAAAACTACGCGAGTCATCAAGATAGTAAATTGCGTTAATAGATTTAAAGAAAGCCTCTTTTGCTGCAAATAAACAATTTTTGTCTTTGTCATGCCATTTAGTAGCAGTAACATCTTTTGTGGCTTCTACGAATACCGCAGCAGGTACAGTGTAAACTTTACCAGCAATTGTAAATTGGAAATCTTTGTGTTGTGTTGATTGATCTATCATGTGAATTAAATACGCTTAATATTTCCGCTTGCGTTTCCCAATAATGCGCTCAACCCCATCTAGATAAGAAGATTGTTTTAACTTGGCTATATGTTTTTTCTCCAGTTCTTTCTCTTTTCTCCACTCAGCTTCATCCTTAGCATCCCATATCTGAAGAAGTATTCCTTTACTTTCAGCTTTCTTTTCTGGAAATGAAGGCGTATTCATATTTTGAAGTTCTCGCAAACTACTTACATATTCGTAGTCGCTAATAACGCCATTTCTCCGTAATTGCTCCAAATACTGATATGTATCAATAACATTTTTAAATGTTGGTGCGATTGTGGTTGCCATATTTGCAATGGCTTGTTGTGCTGACGCGATCGCATCACGAAGCTTCTGCACCCCAGCTTCATCAATTTCGATATTTAACCTAATCAACTGGTTGCTCAATCGCTCTGCTTCTGCTGGGTCATATTTGGCTATCTCCAGCCATGCGGCGTATCGCTGCTGGAATTCTTTGGCTTGATGAAATCTTCGCTTTGCTCCTTCGATACCTCCAAGCACCGCAGCAGTTGTTTGATTGTTACCGCCTAGTACGGCGTCTGTGTTGGTTGGTTGATTTGTCATGTGCGATCGCGCTCCCAAGTAACACCAATATCTTTTGCCTTGCACCCTCTATCTTGCAGTCGCTCCCATGTTCCAGCAGAATACCTGCGGTTAGTGATCTCTGGCAAGAAATCGTCCATTACCTTTACAGGCAGCTGGAACTCGTTGCAAAGTTGTCCTAAATGCACAGGCGTAAACTTCCCATCACGTTCAACCAAGCCGTTGAATGCAGCAAGAATGGCGGCGTGATCGCTTTCAAAGATTTGTTTGTAGCGAGTGACGTATGCTTTTCCCCGCAGTCCGTAAAGTCTGTGTTGAGTCATGTGCGATCGCTCTACTATCTTTTTTGAATATGATGTAATTCCTAGCTGCAAACCGAGACAAGTATTCAATCGCTTCTGCTCTACTAGGTAGGGCATTTGCTGCTGCTATATCATCTAAATGTTGCCAACACGTTGGCGTAAGTCTAATTTGATGTCGCTCTTTTGTTTCATCCCAATATGTAGGTCTAACCATTTGACTTATTATGTTATGTACATCCATAATTATAGATGTACTGAATTCACTTAGCAAGTAAACGCAGCCACCCTGTCGAATTGAACACACGCAGGGTGGCTGCTGCCCACTAACCTACAAAAGGAAATGAGCAATGTCTAATTTATCAGCTTTTAAGTCGGATAACGGAATCGAAATTATTATCAATCAGCAGACAGGCGAAAGTTTTTGCTCTGTGTCTGGCTATGCTCGGATGAGCGGAAAAGACAAAGGAACTATTTCTCGACGATTAAAAGCCGTTGCATCAAACGAAGCAAAAACAGATGAAATCCTTACCCCAGGAGGAATACAAGGTGTTGTATTGGTGAATGAAGATCTGATTACAGACTGGATTGTCGATGATAACCCAATGATGGCAAAACAACTGCTCAAAGCTGGTGTTCGAGTCTTTCTGCATAAGTTAGCTGGGTATAAAGTCACATCAGAGGCGGTTCAACCTCAACCCAAATCTCTTGCTGAAACCATCGTTATGATTGGTCATCAGATGCTAGAACAAGAACGTCGCCAAGCTGAAATCGAATCGAAACAACATCAACTAGAGTGTCGTACTGAGGTTGTGGAGGAAAAGGTTGCAGCACTTAACGGTGCATCTAACTACTCTACTGTGCGGGCATACTGCCGAGTAAAGCGAATTCGGATTGGTGAAGCAATGGCACGCCGAGTTGGAACTGTTGCGGGTAAGATTTGTCGAGCCAAGGGTTATCCGATGGGGCAAGTGCCTGATGAACGACACGGAACTGTCAATAGCTATCCTGATGATGTATTGGCAGAAGCGATCGCGTCAGTTCTAAAAGCAAGCTAAGTCACATAAACACCGCATCTGAATAATTCGTATACAACCCTCTTGATTAAATCAAAAGGGTTTTTGTTTGACAACGAATAGTTGTCGGATGATGCAATAGTGAGTGTTTCAGCCGATCGCACAATATCTTCTCCTAACTTTAAGGAGTAGTACGCGATCGCGAAAGATGCCGATTCCTTACATTAGATTTGTTTTCAAAGATTTAGCCGTTGAGCCGGACGGCATCTCAGTTTCCGATGCAGAGACGAAGGATGTCCCCATCAACCTAGGCGAAGGTGGGATTATCAACGTCAAGCTCAAGAAGAAGCAGGTTGAATTCACGTTTAAAGGTCCCGTTGGCAGTCGCTTCGATGAATTCGAGACAGAGCGCTACAACAACACCCTTTCAGCTATTAATGGGCAGCTAACAGGGGAAGACATCACCCTGTTTGGTCAAACCATCACCAACGCTTACCTTGATGACGTGACCCAGAGCGGAGCTATCAACATCAATGGTCGAATCGTGTTCAGCGAACTGAAGCTTACGTATATCAGTTTGGATTACGTGTAATGTTTCGGCTCACTGGAGCAGATCTACCGACCAGTAAGTCCGCATCAGCCAATACTATTCCTCCTACTTTTCGTGTTTGGCAGGGGGAAAGTAGAGGATTGGGTGTGCTTGCGCGTATCAATACTTACGCCAATTACGACACACCAGGGTTTGGGGTAGAAGAAGTTGACATCCCTCCTCCGATCGCGACAGGTTATCTCCTCAAGTTTCTATTACCGTTTACCTTCAGGTCACCAAGCCTTGAAGGTTTTGCGCTATTACCCGATCCGACTAATCCATTAATCAAAACGCTTTGGTTAGGAGATGAGGCAGTTAACCTCTACTCCCCAGCGCTTGCTATCCCGGCTCTTTTTTATGTCGTCCTATTAACGGGTGCACCGATTCCAGGACAAGCGATCGCGATTGCTTCTGGGTTGACGGTGAAAAGTGTTGAGTACAGAGGGTTACGGTTATCTTTTACTCAGCAAGAGCAAACGCTAACAATCTCGACTGATTACGCGATCGCAGTTGGGGAGGAATTAGAAATTAGTGGCACGTACAGCGCGTCAACGGAATTTGTTGCTTATGCGGCGACATTCAAGTTTCCTGGAATCGATCATATAGATCGATTTGATTGGATGGGGGTAAGTTTTGCACCTGCACCGGATGCCAATAATCCCCAAGTTGGGCAATTTATATGGAATGAAGTTTCAAAACTCTGCACCGTATTTAGCCCAATCCTTATCGATGCGCCTACACCCGCACTATGGAATTACTCGAAGCGCACTTCGCAATTAAGCAACGTATCAGGAAGTAGTACCCAGAGCAAAACTAAAGACGCGATCGCTATTAGCTCTTGGTCGAGTGAAATAGCGATTACAGAAGACTTTGGTGGTGAAATATACCTTACTACCGCTTGCACTGGAGTTGTTTTCACTCAAACTGACTACGTAACACTCACAGCAAGCGGTGGTTGGGTTGATAATCCTATCCAGATAGCAGATACGCCGACAATACAACTTTCATTAACAGCAGCTTGGCAAAGCACGTTTTTGCCAACTGTTGTAACGGCAGTTGCTGGTGTTGTAGGTAATGGGTTTGGATTTTCTGTAGTAAATCCAGATCTTGTCTCATTAACAAGTGGCTGGGCAAGTTCAGTTATTGCAGAAGAAGCAGCGACAACACTTATTCAAGCAACAACTGGTTGGCAAAGTACAGTTACGTTACCAACAAATGTTTTTAGTACAGTCGGCAATCAAATAGGGTTCACGTCTACCGACGATTTCACTACTTTCCCTTCAACTACGGGTTGGGTAATAAGCGCGATCGCAGTACAAGAGACACCAGGGGTATCACTGCCGCTAACCAGTGGTTGGTTATCGTTTGTTAATCCGGCAGCCAATTTTTCACTGACAACACAGTGGCAATCAGTAACTCAAAACGCAGTACCCATTGTGTCCATTGTTAACGCAACATCTATAATGTCTTAGGAGTTAATTCGTGCCAGTTCATAGTTTACAAACACTTGCTAACCAAATTGACTTTTGCTACAACAGCCAAACTGGTTTTTTTGTGTTGCTTGTCAATTATCAGATAGCAACACCAACGTTTACCGCTGCTACACCAAGTACTTTTACGGTTGCGGGCGGACATAACTTTGTAAATGGTAACCGAATCAGAGTCTCATCAGCAGGTACGCTACCGGCAGGACTCAATACCAACACCACTTACTTTGTTATCAACCGAACTGCTACAACGTTCCAGTTATCCTTAACAAGAGGTGGCACAGCCGTAGTTATTACGGATGTAGGAACGGGAGCGCACACAGCAACAGAACAAGTACCGGATCAAACCGACGACTTAACAATATGGGCGCGTTATGAATCCCAGTATTTTGGTTCGGCAAGGCAACCTTACGCCCCTGGAGCAGCCGTACAAGATGCTGCCAATAACCGTGCTGCCACACCACCTGTGACTGTCACTTTTACCCCAACCACGGGAAATATTACCTATAACTATCTAGTGTTAATTAGAGGTGGTACAGCCGTATACCAGGCAACAACGGGTACAATTGATCAGTTTGAGCCACCTACAGGTCCGAGTGCAGGTCAATTACCGGCAACCCAGACGATCGCACAAGGGGCAACACGAGGATTTACGCTAAGACAGATAAAGGTTGATGTATAGCGGTATTAGGGAAACGTAATGCCAGTAACGGGACGCATTAATAAAACTAAACCAAGTATTGTCCGCAACCCACCCCAGCCGACTATCCCTATTTACTTTGGGAGCTTGAATCTTGGCTTAAGCTTTGAAGGGCATCCATCAGCAAGTTTTAGCTATGAAGGGGTGCGGGAAGTAGACATTGCGCGATATGAAAATACGTATGTACCAAACGTTACTCAAGTTGTACTAAACAATAACATTACACCCTTTGTTGTAATGTCGTTTGGTTTTGATCGCGAACGCCACCCCAGTAAGCAGCAGCCGTTTGCAACTTATAAAGTCAGCATCGCTCTAAAATCTCTTTATGAGTTGCGGTCAGCTAAACCCATTAAGGTATTTAGTGTTGCAAGCCGTAATTCTCCATACGTTTCCTTATCGGCGTTATGTCGGGCTGCTCAAATTCCCTACATAGGACCCAACATCAACATTCCCATTCCGCCCAACTCTGATGCCAACCTAACAATCAGTGTTCAAGATGCCGTTAATGCCCACCTTCGGATTAATGGGTGTTATGTAAGCTGGACGAATGGCTGTCACTTTAAAAACTTTGACTCTGGCGCAGCAAACTGGACGTTTGCGACACCCGATGTGATTGTAGATGGGCAAAATACGCGATCGGGGTGGAACGGGTATCGTGATACTGAACTGACTTGGGGGAAATCCAAAGATAGTCCTGAATCTACAACTCCGACTAATGGCACACAACTGGTACGAAAAGAGCCGCAAATTGAGACGATTGTGGAAGGGGATGAAGACTACGCAAGTCCTCCACCCAACACGTTTATTTTAAAAGACCTCTCCTCAACTTGTGATGAGAGTAGCCCACCCAAGACCGTAAAAAAAACTACGACCATAAACGGTACGCCAGAACGCGAAATAATAGAGATTTACAAGTTTTGCTACATTGCATCCGATATCTGGACTGGGGATATGTTGTTTTCTTCAAACCCAGGTCAATTTTGGAAGTTAGTTGAGCGCCAGGAAACGCAACATATCTACGAATCCCTACCTGCAACTACTTTTACCGTTCGTGCTAAAGACCCTAACCCCAAATATGCACAAAGTAGTGTGGCGGGCTTTGTTAACCTAATTATTCACCCCGATTATGCCCATTTAGTTTCAGGTTCAGCGTTGGGTGGGACGGTTACGTTTCAAAACACGACGCAATATTTAACTCAAATTCAAACCACAACAACTAAATTGGTTCGTTTGGCTAAGGAAGCTGAAGGGGGTGAAGTGGGTTATGCGTCTATTGATGAAGAAAATCCTTACTACAACTTGGTTCGGTACAAAAAAGTTACAGGACAGCAAATCCAAGCCTACCTACTTAAATCTACACGCAAAGAATACGGTACAGATGTTGGTTCCCCCTTCTCTGTAGAGTGGCGCAAATACGACGAGCTTGAGGAACGCTTCAAACGCCTTGTAGCTACGCAAAATATTACGTCAAGCGGCATGGTGGGGATTCTTACCCCAGATCCAGCGTTTAAAGAACCGATGTTCATTAAAACTGAATCTAAGGTAGTCAACACCTTCCTCTGGGCAGCAAACCCAAATTCAGCTCCCCCAGACGACTACAAAGCGCCACTAACGACGGGAGAAGAGAGTTACTATCAAGTTGATCGCACAATTGGTTCTGCCAATAAGTATCGGGAGCGGGTTACCAACTCATCATTCCAGGATTCGGGCTTTCTTACCAGTGCCGAACACGCAAACTTTAAAGAAGTGATTGGACGCCCACCCGAAGCCTCGACTCGCGATACCCAATGGGAGAAGCAGGAAGTTCCACCGGATCGTTGGGTGACTTTTGGTAAACCCAAAGCGGGCAAAACTAAGAAATACCTCCTCACCTCCGATCTACTCACCGAATTCACTGCAATTGAATCATCCAAGTCTTACCCAGAAGCCGCCACATTCCAACAAGCGCTCAATGCCGCCATATTGGATTTACGCATCAAAGACCTGCAAGCGTGCCAATCCTCGAAGAAAGTTTCTTGGTACTACCCCAATGTCAGAGATGGCGATGTAGTGAGTGTTGGCAGCGATCGCTTCGCTAAATTCGGCAGAGAGCGTGTGTTGGGCGTGTCGTGGACATTAAATTATTCAGGTGTTAGCACCAATCACGGACTATCTCCTATCTGCCTCTGTGATGGCACAAGTTTAACGTTAGGTATCGACCATAACCGCGCTGTTGACTATCGAATAGAGGAAGTCGAGGATGCTGGTGCAGGTGACGGTGCATCCGGTGAACCCAAACTTGAAACCACCGGAGGTGGAACGAGTAACACACTCGGTATGATTGCCACCAAAGGGCAGAGCCGCAGACAGTTCTAACAAAAAACCCCACGTTTAGTGGGGTTTAACATCGATTAGTTGTTAGTTGGGTAGTCTTACTCAATCTGTGTTATTGAGATTGAGTTGATTTATCAAGACATTTTCCAGTTCTTTATTACCCGCAGAGATTTCTGCCCACGACGCGAAAGGATGCATTGCTTCTAATTCAGCCACAGTTTCATAACCACACGTTGATTTTGTTGCTTTGTAATACGCATCCTTAAGCAAACATTGCTTTTGTACAGCTTCCTGGATTTTATCAAAAGGTACATTCTCTGTTGTTATTAGAGGAACTTTGCTTTCAACGGTGTAAAACTGTTTGTTTTTATCAGGACTAACGTAAAAAATTGTCCCTATGTATTTGATTACTATTAGATCGTCCAAGTAACTCATTGTTTTTTTGATTGTTAATTGAATTGTGCGATTATAAACTTTGAATCTGTCTTACTGCTATTCGTCTGATTGTATCTAGGTAGTTACACCCATAATCTAAATCAACAATGAAGACACTGTGTTTAAAGTAATAAGCTATAGCTAGTCTAAATGAATTGTGAAAATGCCTGATACCTTTCAAGATTAGGAAAATTGAAAAGTTTTAGGTCAGCAAACATTTTGAAAAGACGTTTAACTATGTTAAAATTCTTCCCAAATCTATAAAATCTTCTCAGTAAACTTTTTAATTGTAACCAAATGGCTTCAACCGGATTTTCTTCGGGAGCATAGGCAGGAAATAACTCACAAGTAATTCGCCATTCATCGGGAGATAAACCATCATTGTGTTGAGCTAAAAATTCCTGCATTTCTTGACCACGATGATAGATGGCTCCATCCCAAATCAGCAAAAGTTTCGCCCGTTTATTTCTTTCCAGTAATTTCTTGACAAAATCTACCGTACATTCCCCATTTCCAGCCTGATAAGCTGATAGAACAAAGTCCGGAGACATTAAATTTAAGGCTCCATAGTAAGTTTGTCTTTCTTTAGGATTGAGCAGGGGAACTTTTCGAGGATTTTTAATGAAATTCCATAGGTAACCACAAATATCATTCCACAGCAGATGACATTCGTCTATAAGATAGACGACAAGGCTTCCCGCTTCTATCTCTTGGCGTCTATTTTCCAGGAGATTGGCGAGTTCTTGAGTTCTTTTTTTTACCAATTCCGGGTTTTGGCGAGGATTGACTTGTTGAGCTTTTTGCCAACTTATCCGAGCTTTCTTCAGCAGCGCATAATAACTCTGCGGTGATTGAAAGACCACGTCATAATGGTCTATTAGATAAACTTCTAATTCGGATATATCCCAATGATTTTGGGAAAATAGCCAAGTTATTACTTGTTCTATTTGTTCTTCAGTCAAGAAACTTTGGCTCCCTTTATGAGCTAATTTAATTCCGGATATTCCCCAGGCTTCAAAACTTGTTTTCCATTTACTTATAAATCCATAAGACACTCCTAAACTTTGTTTAATAGCTCGATAAGCATAGCCTTCTAGTGCTAATTTTATCGCCAAGGCTCTCTTCAACTCTCTGGGGTCTGGATTACTAGTGATGAAGTCTGTTAAAGTCTTAATTTCTTTCTCTCTCGACTCAGATATCATTATTATTTCCCTAAAATAACTTTCTACTTTATCACTTATTCGCGGCATTCGCTTTCACGAATCATTTAGACTGGCTATATATGTGACACGATTGGTATGTCATCAGGTTTCCACCATTTCAAGTTATCAAAAACATCGGGGAACTCCATTCCAATTTGAGGCACAAAATTTAAGCTTTGCTCAAACCAAATATACGTATCCCAAATATACACGGCATCCTCTTGAAAAACCTGTTCGGGTGTTAAAGATACAAGTTTGTTTTCATAAACATTCATTTTTTCTAACAAAATCGCTTCTTCTTGTTCTTCCTCTGTGAGGTATTTGATTTCAACTCTAAATCGAACTGTGTATTCTACCATTGTTTTGCTCCTTTGATTGTTGATGTAGTTGCGCGATCGCGTATTCCTAATCTTTAAGGGAAGCAGTACGCGATCGCAAATAAACTTAAACGTAAATTTCAAACCTTGTGTCTGAATCCCCGTCTTCTTCGGTAATTTCCCCTAATAAGATAAGCAAGTCTTCGTTTTCACGCTTAAACAAATCGTCTTCTTTCTCAATGCTTTGAAATAAATTAAGCATCTTTTCCATTTTTTCAGCATCATCAGAGCAATGGTTTTGAAGAGTGTCTAAGTCAATTTCTAATTCTTTCTTGACAGTTACCTTGATTGATTCAGCCATTTTACTTGTTGGGTGTTGTGTGTTGACAAGGGCGATTTGCCCAACCTGCCAACTACAAAGAGAATGGCAGGTTGACAAAAGCCTAAGCGAATTAAGCTTTTAATAGCGCAAATGCTACAGCGTATAGCTGTTCTATCATGCCGAGGTGTTCGCAAACATCTAAAGAACTTAGCTTTTTGCCGCCACTTTCTTGGATATTTTTAGACCGCCGCTTGAGATCAACATGATATCGATCGCGGAATTCTCGATATACTCGCTTCCACACTTCGCTAAACGGAATAGCGGTAGCCGCACTATAATCGCGAACCAAGCGATTAAGTTTGGCACGGGTGGTTAGGTCTTCTGCTTCAACAGATGGGGGTTCGGCTTCATCGAGTTCTGCAATTGCATCATCGCGGTCTGATTCGATGCGCGTTAGTCGGGTATCAACAGAAGAAACCTGTGATGCAAGTGATTCCATTTGGATTCCTTGCTGCTGACACATCATCGCGATTGCCATCATCATTTGCTGACTTTGCTGCATCATTTGCTGGTTTTGAGCCAGTATTTCTTCTATACGGCTTTCGGTTTTGGTTATCCCGCTTGCTAGTTGTACCTCCCACCCTATTGATTTTTTAACCCAATCCCTGATACCTACGGAATTAAATGCGCGACAACAAAGCTTGGCTTGCTCTGAGCGATAGCGTTCTTGGCACTCGTAAGCGTAGTACTCAAGAATCAACGCAAGTGCAATATCGGGTATCCTTGTAGTTACCCACGAAATTAGCTCCGCACTTTCAAATCCTTGTTGGATAAGGAATTCAGCTAAACGCGATGGTTTTTGTCCCGCACTATGGAGAGCTGTTCTAATTGACGATTCATCAATATCGGCTAACCTTGCTGCACCGCGAATACTGGTAAATACTTGCCCATTGGGGTTTACGCGGAACTCTGATTGAATTTGTTTAACAACTTGCTCAATTTGTGTCATGATGGATAGTTGCTCCATTAGCTTGTGGGTTAGTGGACGTGCGATCGCGTAAGTTTTCCAGACAAGACGCGATCGCATACAGTGTTTACCTAGAAGGCTACACTACTTCTCAAAAGCTTTTTCCAGCTTGTTTTCAAGTTCAGCGTGGCAGCGATTGATTATTTGAATGTACTCAGCGTCTATTTGCCGACATATTTCAACTTTTGTTTGCCATGTTTCAGGTTCAAGTACGCCAAATGTAATCAACATAGAAACGGCTTTTTCTTGATTTCCACCTTCTAGTCGTTTTGTGGCTGTAGCGCAAATCATGCTGGCAAATGCCCAAGTATTCATTGTTTCTTCGCCGTCAATTACCTTACCTGCTGCTGATAATGGATGCCCCCAGCCATCAACTAACTCAATACCAGCAGACAAAACACCAGATTCTTTAAGCCAATCCTTGTAGTCGTATGACTCTTTGATCAGTACATTCAAATCTTCGGTATCTCCTGCAAGTGTCCGAGCTTTGACTAATTCGTACCTTTTGTTGATAAACGAAATATAAAAGTCATCATCATTTTTCAATCGATTAATCAAAGACTTAAAGTTTGTTTCATCGGCTGTTAGTTTGTCAAGCTCGGAATCTATTTGGCATAACAAAGCAAAACAAGATGACGCCACTTCAACTCGACGCTCAAAACAATCACTTTTGTCTACTTTTCGGTAACAAAGATAACCAGTCCATAGGTTTATCGTTGTTTTTAATGACGCCATGTTGTATGCGTTGTCGGTGTAATTCTCTTGCAACTCTGGGAGCAGCCATCCTTTTATTAGTTTTGGGGCTGAACCAAATCCTTTAAATTGAGTCATTTGACCTTTTCTCATAAAGTTGATAACTTAATAATACGCAATATTCAAAACGTTGTCAATAATGGGAAAAACAAGATTCACTAAAACAAAACCGAAGAAAGGGGAGGCTAGAACAGAACATGGCGAAGCTAAGGTAAATGTCAACTTATCGCTTACGCCTACGGCACGCACCAATCTTGATGCCGAAGCTACAAGGTTGGGGATTAGTCGGAGCGAGTTAGTAGAGAGGTATGCGCGATCGCTAAACAACCCAACAGCCGATGACTGACAACGAATCGTTGTCAGCCGATGCAATTTCGAGTGATTCAGTCGATTGAACTACTACATAGGTTAGAAGTTGAAGTAGTTGCAACTCAAAACCTATACCAGCTATGCCAGATCAAGCTACTGGAACACTTACTTTTAATCGACCAAAACTATCTCAAACTGCACCAGCGTCTGTTGTTTCAGAGTGCCGGGTAGCTACGCCAAACGAAAATCAAGTCAAAGTCGAGCAATACATCTCCCTCGACCCCGCAGCGGCAATCCAAACATCTACCGTTACTATTACAGCCGGTGCAACGGGTGACGTTTATTCTCTTGCGATCGCAGGTGATGCCCCACCAACCAGTGGTACGTCCAACGTGACGCTAGCACCAGGAACAGCACTCTATCGCCAAAAGAATGCTGACACGGTGACAATCATTGCCCAAAACCTCGCTAAACAGCTCAACGAAGACCCTAGGGTAAACGCCAAAGCCAGTAACGGCACAATCACGATAACCGGTGCTGTAGCGGGCTTGGCTTTCACGCTCGACAACGCGGGTAGTACCGCTGTTGGAAACGTGACGATCGCGACGACAACCCCAGCATCTGGTAGTGTGCGCCATGTGAAAATCATGGAGGCTAACCTTATTTACTCAGTTGACCCCACCGGTCTACCGCTATGTGATATCACGGTACAGTGGTTTACGGGTGCTGCAACTAGCGTTGAATTTCAAGCGCCGGTGAAGTATGCCGCTAAAGGTCCGCGTTCCCTAGACACCATTCAGATAGACAATGGTATTCCCCGCCCCGCTTGAAGATACTACACCGCTTCGCGCTTGGCTTGTTGCTGATGGTGCAGTAGTACCCGCGATCGCCAAACCTCCCGACATTACGATTACATCGGATCGCATCTCCCTCTCCTTTTTAGGTGGGGGAGCTGAATTGTATGCAATTAGTATTGGCAGCAAGTACAAGGTTGATGAAACACCAGCCATGTACGCTGAAGCTGAAACCTACCTACATGGGACAAAAGGGCAATTACATCTACTGGGTAAAACCGGGCGAATTATGGCTCAGGATGAAACTACACCTGCGATCGCGTATCTCCCAGCCAAAGGCGAAGCTCAGGGTGTGAGTATAGTCTCCCAAATCACGGGAACTGGACAACTTACAATTGCCGAGGGCGGCATTATCGAAGTATCCCCTGATCTCGCTGGCAAGCACATCAAGTTTGCCAAATTTCCCGTTATTCAACCGCCTGCTGTATCCATCTCCCAAGAACAATTTAAACACCTCGAAGCAAAGATAGTTTTTGCTGACAACAACGAATTCTATTTAGCTTCAAGCTTTGTAGACCTTATCCGTAGCTCTCAGCACATCGAGCAGGAACGTCGTAGAATTGAGTTAGTTTATTTACACGATCGCACAACATTTCATTTACTTTGAGCGACCAAGACACCTCCAAAGAGCTTCACGACTTTCTTACCAATGACCCAGACGAAGCGATTGGGTTAGCGACGGGGATGAATGCTGATGGTACGGTAAATGTGCAGGGCGAAAATGGTAGTGTTAACGCGATCGCAGCTACCCCCTGTACAACTCAACCTACCTTGCTGCAACGCGCTAATGGTACCTGGTATGCCTTCCAGTCTCCTAACCAAACTATATCTGACAACACGTTAATCTCTAGGCGATCGCGTCCTAACAATATTCAGGTGGACACAGGACCCATCAAAGTTCTTTTCTATATCAGAACCGCTCAAGGATACGATTGGTATGTTGGCGGTGATCGCAAAAAACCTGTTCAAATTTACACTACAACTACACTTCCTGTAGTCCAGTTTTCAAATACGGGACGAGGGAAGAATGATTGGGTCGCTGGGTTTAAGTTTAGTGATCGCGTTGTTAATGTTTATAACAACAAAATTTACACCTGTACCGAGCCGTGGACATACTTGTTGAATTGGATCGGATTTGGAAATTGGGTAGGGACATTTCAAGGGAGCGTTAGAGCTATTGGGCAAACATACACAGATACCTCATCTTCCTGGAGCTACGAAAGCACAAGTCCTTTGGTTTTTGGATCAGGAAGTTTTAACTACACTCAAAGTGATAATTTTCAACAAACAAATAATATTTATTCTGTTGGGAATATTGGTTTTGCGTTTAATAAAACGGTAGACGTAACGATAGGCGCATTATCTTATGAGATGAATCGTACTCACGAAATAATTTCTGTGCAAATTTCTAATGTTTCTTCTAGTTTTATAACTAAAATTAAAGACATTAGAAATCAATCGTCTATCACACCAACTTATGTTTTATATTCAAAGAGTTTATCAAAAAAAATTATCAACACCGAATATCAATATAGTTTAAATGAGGATACGGTACAAACAGATACAGGTGTTACAGGACCTGTTATATCAGGAACACGATCTTTAACCGTTACACCACAGATATCAGGGAAAAATGCTTACATTTACCAACAAGAGGAGAATGTTTCTAATACGGTTAATGGAGATCGAACTGAAACTCAAGAAAATAACTTGGTTTTTGTTAATGAAAAACCTAATAACAAAGATAAAATTGATATTCCTTATAACATTGATAAATTTCAATCATTAAATTCGCAGCGTGGTGCAAGTTTAATTGATAACAATTATTATCTAGTTCTTCCCCCAGCTAATTCTGGACAATTTCAGCAGGGGTTATGGCAGACCAAAACATTAGCTCTTTATCAAAATAGTTCAAACATTTATAAAACACCAAACGCGGAATTAAAAGATATTCCTGTATGGAAAGCAGTTATCAATCTCATAAACAATACGATTGAAGTAGAAGAAGATATTAAAGTAAATAAATTTTATCCGTTATCAATAGGGGCTGTGGTTATCGCTGCGAGTTATTACGCCTGATGCCGAACTGGGAGCAGATTGATTTTATCGACGGTGATTTTGCGTTTATCAAGACGCCTGCGATCGCGCACTCTTCCCTCATCCGCCAATATCATCTAGCGCTCCTCACCCAGCTTGAGGGCTATGAAATCTATCCCTACAACGAAGTAGTCGAGTACCAAATCTACGAAACTCTTAAGCGCTACTACCAGAAGATTGCCAATCAACTCCCCCTTGCAGGGGTACAAGAATTGAGCGAGAATTTAAAGCAAGTAAGTAGTGGGTGGGTAGTGAACTGCGATCGCATCACCTCCCTTTGCCGCCACAAATTCTTCATCTGCACCGACCCCGTTACTCACCCCGTCACAAACGAACTCGTTGTGGGCTTATCAAAGCTATCCCAACTTATGGGGTACACCTACTCAACAGGGGACGACACTCCACCCAAACACACCACGGGGGATAGTGAGCTTGATATTTGGGTAGACACTCTCCTGATATTCAAGCTTCGTGCCAAAGACCTATTTCAGCAGTTCGGTACTCAAGACCTAGCCAAGATGCTCGTCCAAGCTAATCATCGCCTTACGCCACCCGATAAGGAAGACGAGAACAAAGAAACCCTCAGTATCCCGCTAGCCTCTATTGGTGGCGATGTACCCGACCACCCACTGTTCGAGGAGAATAAGGAAAGGATTACCAGAAGTTTGTGCGCGATCGGTGTGGAGTTACCGGAGGGATGGTGAATATGGAACGAACAGCCGAAAATCATAGAATCCCCGCTTTAATAATAATTAAGTTATTTCAATCGCAAGTAGTAAGCGTCTAGACGTGAGATGAAGTCTTGTACTACCCATTCTGATTTTTGTATACAAACACTTGCGGGGTAGCGACGAATAAACCAAACGCCTGCATCAGTAAAAGCATCATCTCGCATCATATCTTCTGCTCTACTTTCTCTATGCTGGGAGCCGTCAACTTCTAGAATTCCCCAACGTCCATTTTTGCAAACAAGAAAATCTACTTCTTTGGTGACTCGTTTGCCATTCTCAGTCAATCTTACGGCAGCATTGGGAAAGAACATCACGCCGAGGGCATCAAAAGAAGACGCGATTACGACCTCATGCTCAGAGCGGAAAGATAAATATTTCCATTTAATTACAGCACCCCGTCCTTGATTGATTGTTGGGTTATCTAAAACAGCGGGGGATGGCGCAATTTCAGAAACACTAATATTGTCGAAAAAATCAACCTTTGCTCTTTCTCCAAAGATAGTTAAAGACTCAGGCGATGCGTCAGTTTTGATTCTAACTATACCTCGCAAAACAAGATCTCCTGACGGGTCTTTATAACCTGCTGGAGTTTTAAAAACATCAACAAGTCCTTGTTTCATTAAATCAGCCCATGCCATTAAAGAAAAAGGAGTTTTGTCTATGTCGGCTTCACATACAAACTGATCCAGCAACCAAGCTATCATTTCGTTTTCACATATTGCCTTTGGGAATGCAACAGGTTGATTAGTGATTGACATAGTTGGGCTATTTGCTTTAACTCGAATAGTGCGATCTCACTATTCATTTTAAGCTACAACCACGCCCCAAGCTGACAACGATTCGTTGTCAGCTTGTTACATATCTTTACACAAAACGCACCGTGAACGTATAAGCATCAGTCTTAAAGTTAAAGAGTTTTATTTTTCACTTTTGCTTGTTCGCTCTAGTCCATTGATCCCTTCCTACCACTTTGGGTTAACAAATAGACTTACAAGATTAACAAAAATGCTTATACGTTCACGGTGCGTTTAACTAGCTTTCCGTGGCATAATACAAAAAAATAGCCGCCAGTTGCTTCAACAACGAGCGGCTTACCAATTTATCAAAAAAGCATCCCCATCGTAACATGGTTATCCCTACATTTCCCAAAGGCTTCGCTCCAAAACCCCTAACTGCCCAGCAGATAACCGATTGCGTCACTGAATTTACTGCCATTACCTCTGGCAACATCGCCACAGCCACGAGGGTATGGAGTAAAGAAAAGATTTTAACCACGATGGGACTTCTCAACATCCTCATCTATCGCGCTGCAAGAGAGATGAAGGTGTTGGTGCAAGTCAAGAAAGCATTTAGAACCAAAACCTATAAACAATCAGGCTTCCACCGAGTTGTCGAGAATATTGGACAAGCTCTATCCCGTGGTGTTAGAAAGTTCCGGTGTGGGATGCAAACGGTTGCACTATACCTCAAAACTTATTGGAAAGGAGCCAACACCGGACGCACGACGCTTTGGAAAACCAAGAAAATGCTTTCGGATACCTTTAACTTATTCACCTGTGAAGAGCGTAAGTTCAAAGCGGGTCAATGGGGGCAAGCAACAGTTATTCAAAACTTTAATTTTGCCAAAGCACTTCTGCTCTACGAACACCTAGAGAATCTGCTGCGTCAGCATTACGGCGAAGAGAAGGATGGGTTTGATGGATTACCAGAGCATAAGGGTGCGATTATCTCTCTTGTATTTAACAAGTTCTTTGCGGGCGTTGTTCGCTACCGTCGCAAAGAACTTGCTCTGCCCGACCCTCGCGAAGAAGTACTAGATAGAGCATCACAGGTTGAGTCTAACCAGTACGTAAAACCCCGTAACTTTACCTTTGAGCATGATTGCGAGTACATTTTAAAAGATGGAGGATTACCATTAGCTGTTTTAATTGTTTGTGAAGATGGGTGTGTCATGAGCGCAAAGAAAGCTCATGAATTGTGGCGACAACGATTCACTCGACACGAAGCTGAACCCAGTCTTCAAGTTGACACACCGTTCCCTGAGAACGAACTTCCATATTAAAAACGCATGACTAAACAACCTGAAAAAGCACCGTGGAGTGACTTCGCAGAAAAACCAATCCATGAAGGCGACACGATTAGACACCCAGACGGGGATACCGGAGTAGTTGTCAAAGTAGAAGCCACTTCACCATCGGACGCATGGAGAGTTGATTATGGCGATAACTATCTCTCTCGACTTGGTTTGCAGATAGGGGAGAGGGGTCAAGCCGCTGTGGTTAACACGCGATCGCAAGAATAATCGCACATTCAAATGTAGCTCTAGGATAAGCCGTCAAACTTACTCCAGTTTATGTCAGATTCGATATAAACTCGTCTTGTTTTCTTGAGTTGCGTTGCTGTGTCTTTTGGTATTTTGTAAATACGTTGAATCTTTCCGTCGTCAGTTTGTAATTCTATTGTTTTAGGAAAAGACCCAAACTCTTCCATTCTGGTTGCTTTTATCCATATGAATTCCTTTGCGGTGATACCAGGGTAAGTTTTTTGAATGTTTGGATCTTTTGCCAAAACATCTGGTGAAACGCCATCACCTACCAAAAGTAGCAAAGGTTGACATTTCTCCTGTGGAGTACCAAAACCCTTATTCTTTTTCATATCTGTTTTCTCTTGCGCTTGAGCTTTGCACCTTTCCCGCGATTACAGGCAACGCATAAAACTTGTAGGTTCGCGATCGCATTAGTCCCACCTTTCGCCACGGGTATTTTGTGATCGATTTCCAGCCGTGCATTTCGAGATAGCACACCGCAAGACTGGCAGCGAAAATTAGCTTTAGAGAGTGCGTCATAACGAATACCCGGAGGAATTGGTTTACGCTTTACCTTCACTTTTACTGTTTTGGTTGCAGTACGTACTTTTTTAGCCACTTTGCGACAACTACTCGGTGTTGTTCCTTTAATTCTGCAAAATCTTCGTGAGATACGCTACCCACATAAGCGTATCGTTCTGTTCCTACGGGAAATCGAGTCCAAACAGTCAGATGGTCTGGTTTTTCTGTAGCAGACTGAACAATAACAAACCAAGGCATATTGAGGTAGATTTAGTGTGAGGCTTACCTAAAGGTTCTATCACTATTGTTATCAGGAAGAGTGGCACTTATGCTAATGCGGGACTGGGAACTAATTGCTAACGTGCATGGAGACGAGTGGCGCGAACTCAAATGGATAGAGGCTTACATGGTAGAGAACGGGTGCGATCGCGTATTTGTTCAGGAAATACTAAGTTTCCCAGATTTTAATTTAGCTAAGTTGGGTGAATACATATCAACGTTGTTTAGGCGTGCTGCTAGTGACACTGAAAGAAACTGGCTAGCTGACAACTACATGGATATGTTGACGCTAATTGAGCCTTGCGCGGATGAATTTTATCGACTATTAGATAACCCCATCATCGGGTTAGTTAACGGTTTAGCGCGAATTAATTGGCATTTGTTTCTCAAATGGAAGCTACATTACACTTTCTGGTCTGTAGACAATAATCGAGATGATAGAGGTAGAGCATGGATTGCAGGAAGTCGAACCCTCACTTATTGGAAACTCAATTCCAAAAATGAACCTGCGCAAGATGTGTGGGCATTGCATGGCAGCTGGACTATTCCACAATGGGATAGTTTAGCTCTCAGTATTAATGTGGGCGGGATTGAGAATGTAGTAACTTTCCATGTTGGGTTACTTCTATTTAGTGTTTTTCTATCCATTGAAAAACTGCCTCACCATTGGGTAAGCTGGTTATCTGAAGACGAACGAGAACTCAGCTTTAGAATTCATCACGGCATTATTTGGATTTATCTATTTGCGGAAGTTGACTGCTGGAGGAATAATGATTGGCGACGAATCGTTATTCATCCAACCGATTTACTACTTGGACGGGAGCGTTGCACTACACAAGTTGAGGGCGAACGACCTGTTGATATTCATTTCGATAACCGAATCTACAAAGCCAATGCCAAGCTAGAAATCAGAACATGGACGCGATCGCGTTTCCCTTTCCTCAAGCGAACCCGAAAAGATGTTGGGCTTGAAATTGTGGGTGGGATTCCCATGCCAGGAAAGGGCGAGAATTCTTATGACTGCGGTGACGATGCGCTATTTGGTACGGGCGCATCTACAACGAACCTCGATACGCCTTGGGATGATTTAGTCGTTGAAGCGATTGATAATGCTATCAGTAGCGTTCAACGCACCCGTTTAAAGTATGGCGGTGAGAACTGGGAATCATTTACCCAGCAAGTTGCAAGAGAGACAGGATTGGAGATTATAGATAACTGATGAAAGGATTTGGTAAAACCGCCAGGAAAACAACGTTTGCGGAACTCAAGCGCTTACCTCCATCTGAGAAAAAGAAAATTGGGGTATTGACTGAATACAGTGCTGGTGAAATTTATGTTCACTCACGGGTAAATAGTCGCGACAAAAAGCCAATGGTTGATGTGGCTTGGGACAAAAACAGGACAGAATTCACACCCACCGAAGCTTTCGAGTTTGCCCTAGGGATAATGCAGTGCGCGATTGCAGCTGAAACTGATAGCCTACTTATTGAATGGATGACTCGTGTTATAGGCGTGGAGCTGGAAATTGCTGGTGCGCTACTCTTAGAATTTAGGAAGTTTAGGGAGGAGAATCCTAGTCGTTTTACGGCATGGCGAGGGCAGGCGCTAGATATCTTAAGGGCGGCAGAAACAATGGAAAGCGATGAATTTCTAAAAGACTTTTTTGAGAAGGTTAAAGAGTCAAGTGGCAAACCTGCTGATAGTCTGTTTGATGTTGAATCGACAATTGAAGAGTTTCAGCAGTTAAGGGAAACTCGTAGAGGAGGCGATCGCGTATGAACAACCAACCAATCCAACCATCTCTATTTCCGGATTTGGTTCCCAACACCGAAGTAGAAAACCGCATCGAACCCGTAAAACTCGAAAAGCTGGTCAAAGTTGAGAAAGAACAAAAAATCAGTCAAGGTAGCTGCGCGGAGTTACCAACCGGAGAGCGCGGCATCGTTATGCTGGTTAACCCATTGGGTGATTGTTATGTCGAGGTGAAGGGTCAGCCATTTGTGTACATGACAAGTGACCTGAAAAAGTTACCAATTGCGATCATCTCTACGGAGATATCGCTGCACCAGATTTATCTAGAACGTCATGCATACGCGATCGCACTATCCCAAGCTAAAGAAGCAAATTCAGCTGATGTTCCGAAACTCCAGCGAGCATGGGAAGTTCGAGAGAAATTTCTAAGCATGATAGAGCAAGAACAACGACGCATTGAAGGCAAATCATGAGAAGAAACCGTAATGACATCGAAACGTTGTCAGTTGACTCTTACAACGCTTTAGATCGATTAGTTGCCGAGAAGGTGATGGGTTGGCGAGTAATCGATTGGGATGAAACCGTTCCCGAAGAAGGGGAAATCCTAATCTACGAGATATTCGAGCCAAAAGAATGTAATGGTTGGGCGCTCTATCAAGTAGATAGTATTGGATTGCGTGGTACATCTTGGAATCCAAGTCGCTCTATGGCTTTGGCTTGGGCTGTAGCAGAAAAGATGTACCCAAATCATGAATTTACGCTTGAAAAAGGATGGCTTAAACACCCTATCCGTGCTTGGCACTGTCACATGGGGTTTTGTGATGCTACGGCTGATACACCTACACTGGCAATTTGTGTAGCGAGTTTGCTAGCTGTTGGTATTGCGGTAAAGCCTACACCAGCATTGGGTGTAACCTTTAAGTATTGGGTGTTGGATGATGAGGTTGCATAAGCAAAATGAACTTCACCAAAGTAGAATCAAACCAAAACTTCCCCGCAGGTCGTTGGGTGTCTGAAAACCAGATTTGGGAAATTGGTTTTCTTCCAGTTATGTATGGAGTTCGAGTTAGGGTAGGATTAGTTGGTAGAGATTGGGTGACGCTTGATTATTGTGCAGGTGCGGATAGAGAATTTGCACTTATTCTCTTGGCAACAGTTACCCGAATTCTTATGGCGTTACCTGAATCCATAACTGAGAACCAGATTAATCAGCTATTTCCCAAATTTGAAATTAAACCAATAAATCGTGACCCTTATTGCTGGGAACGCCTCAAAGAACTTGCTGCACAAGCTGAACAAGGATACGCGATCGCAATCTAAATTTTTAACTGACAACGATTAGATGTCAAACAATTTTCTCTGGCTCGGTTCCTAAGATTACCTTGACAAGTTCCGGCTTATTTTCACCTTCCGGTTGATCTAATCCTTCCCATAAGCGATCGCTCTCCCAAAACCACAACAGCGGTATCTTTTCCTCTTTTGTTGGATGAGGAATCAAACAAGATTTGCACTTGAAGATGTCGCCCTTGTACTGGCTTTTGTGAAATAGCGTTGACTCTCCATAGCAGCGAGGGCAGCTTGTTGATAAGGTCATGTGCGATTATTTTGTATTTTGCTAATTACTAATCCTTCATACTCATACCTAATCAGAAATGGTTCAATGTGTGGTTGTAGCGAGTTCCACAACTCTACCCAATCAACTTGCGTGATCGCGTCTCTCATTGCACAAGCTATCATTGGTTCAAGCGTTTCAACCTTCCGCAATAATGCACCATCTTGCTCTCTTGTATACCAGTACTGAGGGGAACAATTTATTTTATCAACGAGTGATTTTGCGGCTTGCGCTGGTTCTAATTCTTGCAAGTTTCTGAGGTAGGTACAAAATCTTGCTAGTGTATATTTGCTGTTGAGGATATCAGTTGCTTTTGGATTGGCAAAGCGTTTGTGAAAATGGGCTTCTTGAGTCAACAATGATGAAAGGAGTTCTTCAAAATACTGCTGTAGATTACTCATAATTCACGACTGTTTGTGCGAAGGTGCTTTGGTGTTGCTGGTGGGTACTCTGGTGCTGATCGATGCTCTTTGTTCTTGAAGTCACTCGGCACGGCATCCGTAACGTGCAGTCCCGTTTCCAATGTATGCCGCGTATCTTCTAGCAACCTTTTCTTATCGGCATCGCAGCATTCTTCAATTGCTTGGGTAAGATTCTTTGCAATGCTGCAAAAGTCTTCGTCTGATAATAGCCACCATTTGCTCATGTGCGATCGCGTAACGCTACTCTTAAATTCTACCCAACCCTACCTAACTCTTGTAAACGCTCATTATCATGAGTTGAGGGTATACTAGTCAGATATTTATATAGCCTAAAAGCTCTTATGCAGCCCCAAGAACAGCTTGAATCGCTAATTCATGATGAAAAGGGTGTGTGTACTATACATACCCTTGACAGCGATGTATTGCTGAGTAACCGCATAACTCAACAATCGCTTAGTTTTATCGAAGCGCGATCGCTCCCTGCTAACACACCCATTCTCATGAAGCGAACATGGCGCGATGGTAGTTCAAAGATTTACAAAGGGTTACTTTCTTATTTTTCTGAATTTAATGTATTGCGGATTAACGTTGAAGTAGCCGCGTTGGGTAATGATTGGGCATTAACACTAGGAGAGGATATGGATAAAGATAGTGTTGAAATCTATCTAGATCCAGAACCATTATCAAGTGAACAATACTCATACTCATTGACACCAGGTGTTGAGCGTGAGTAACCTCGCAACTCAGCAACCATCTTGGCTTGCTGAACACATTGAAGATGATGACTTAATTCGTGACTTGCTGGCTGATAAGCGATCGCGTAACACCCGTCGTGCATATGAGAAAGACTTGGGGTACTTCTTCGAGTTCTTGACTAAAACCAAACCAACCCCAGAAGCTGTTGGACAGTTTTTGGGGTTGGCGCGGGCAGATGCGATTAAGGTGGTGCTGAAGTATAAAGCTCAGTTGTTGGCGCAGGGGTTGAAAGAGGCGACGGTTAATCGACGGCTAGCAGCGATTAAGTCGTTGACGGCTTATGCACGTAAACTTGATAAATGTAAATTTACCCTTGAGGAAATTAAGGGTGAACGATGCCGGACGTATCGGGATACCTCTGGGGTGAGCGTTGATGAATTTAAGGCGATGCTTGAAGTGTGCGATCGCGCAACGTTGAAAGGGAAGCGAGATTATGCACTGCTTCGATTATTCTGGTCCAATGCTCTGCGGCGCAGTGAGGCGCTGGTAAAGGTTGGGGATTTTGATGCGAGAAAACGAACGCTCAGTATTTTAGGAAAAGGTCGGGGGACTCAGGTGGAGCGGGTTGAATTGCCACCTACAACCGTAGTGGCAATTCAGGAATGGTTGGATTGCCGAGGCGAGGTGGAGGAAGGCGACCCGTTATTTATCGCACTCAATAATGCCCACTACGGGCATCCTCTCACGGGTGATGGTGTGTATCGGATTGTTCGAGAAATTGCGACTCAAGCTGGTATTAAAAAGATATTCTCACCTCACCGCATCCGGCACTCGACCTTAACAGCGGCACTGGATGCGACGAATGGAGACGTGAGGCGGGTGCAGAAGCTCTCTCGCCATAGTAAGTCTGACACCTTACTGATCTATGATGACAATCGGAAGAATGCTCAGGGAGAGATGTCGGAAATTGTTTCAGGATTAATTTAGATGGACACTGATGAATTGCTGATAACACTAAAAGATATGGGTGTTGAGTTAATTTGTACTTGTGTTAGTACCCCAGTGCAATTTGAGGGAGAGTTAGAACGAAGCGGTGAACTAGAAGAAGCTCTAGCAATAGCTTTAACCGACTGGTGCTCTTTGAATGCCAACCCCTGCTGGGCAACTGGTACAAGTATTTTAGAGGCAGCCGACTTACTTGTTGAGCGTGCCCTAGAGAATGGAAATTTGAGAGACGATTAGACGCGATCGCTTCTGATTTAGTTTGACGAAATATGAAAAAACCGATTCAATATTTAATTTGTCGGCAGGTTGATAAAAGTCAGTGGACGGTTGTCAGTAATCCTAATTGGACTATGGGAACAGAGCGATTAGGGTGGGCAATACTTGAAAACTTATCTAACAAGTATGTTGAATACGAAAATTGTGGGGTTATTTATCGCATTGTTAGAAGCTTGAAAGGATATGAGATGGCAGACGATTAAAATTAATGCTGACAACGAAACGATGTCAAATTTTGCAGAAAGCTTATTTTAACAAGGTGTGAACGCTTAAGCTTTGGGATGAGGAGTTTGTCTGAATTGATTTTTTTTAACAAGACAAACCCTGCTAGAAAGACAAAACTTCGTTGGAAAGAAGAAAATCTTCACTCAAAATTAATAAAGAGGCTTAAGCGTTCATCTTTGGTTTTCGACGGAGTTTTGTGCGATAATTTCAACCAATAGCGAAAGCCGCCGAGCATTCTTACCCCTCGACGGCTTTCAATAAATTCTCGGTTTCCCATCCGTGAATATGGAAAGTATAATGCAATTTCCCGCAAATCAACAGAGTACAAGTGTTCGCACAGGGTTTGGCTTAACCTTACCGACGCGATCGCAACTCCATAGCATTCGACAAGACATCTTCGGTATCGTCGCCAACTGGACTAAGAAGCAGGTGCTAACGGCAATGGGCGTACTCAACGCTTACCTATACCGTGCCGCAATGGATACCCTAAGCCTGAAGAAGAAAGGTACACGCCACCACGTAACCAATAGACTCACTGCGATCGCACGACAAGGCGTTGAGTGCTTCAACATCACACAGCAAGCCATCTGCACTTACCTCAAAGAGCATTGGACGGGTGCTGCCTCTGGACGAACAACTATGTGGAAAATGCGGGATATGCTTGCTGATGTGTTTGGGATTTTCCGCTACCAAAAGCAGAGTTTCAACCCTGGTGAGAAAAAGCGCGGCACAGCACCCGACATTGAAAACTTCGATATGGTAAAGGCACTGATACTCTACGAAAGCTTAGAAGAGTTCTTCTGCTGGCGCTGGCATAGTGATTTGCACGATTTACCTAAACATAGAGGCGCGATCGTCCGGCTGCTCTTCAACGCTGTTTTTGAAGGGGTAACCCGATTCCGTCGCAAGACTGACAGCGTTGGCAAACCAGAAGTAGACCCCAAACACGTTGCTGTGTACTGGGAAAATGGTATTTCCTACAACATCTTTGGCGGAGTTTGCTTAGATACTGAGGAATCTGCGGATGTGTCGCCGGAGTGGATTGATACGCGATCACACCAAATCTAATTCAGCAAACTTTTATCTTCAGGAAAATGCGCCCGACATTTTGGGCAAGATGAAGTTGTTTTGTATGATTCAAAACCACAATACGCACACACCTGAGTTCCAGCCAGTATAGCAGCAGCTTTCTTCTCGTGCCAATCAGGGAACAAATCTGTTGGTGACGCCTCACAAAGCGGGCATCCAACCTCGTGGTGTTGGTGTTTTGAGCAAATTCCAGCCATATTAGAATGATCGCATACAATTAATACACTACCTAGATTTGGAGCTTGAACCGTCTCTGATTTGAGGAGTAGGTGTAACGGTTCCATCGAAGCTTAGACACAGCAATCATTCTGGAATAAGCAGCACCAACTATTTAATATTGCGCGATCGCACCATCTCCAAACAAAAACCACCCTATCGCTGAGGGTGGGCTTTCAAATGACAACTATTCGTTGTCAACGTAATTGATGGGGTGTACCTAGCACCATTGCGCCTTGCTCTGGAGTAGCCGTAAGGTTTGAGCCAATGACCGCACTACCGGGGAGGGGTGAACTGTCGCTAAGGGGTTCGATGTAAAAGAATTCTCCATGTCGGCTATGGTAGGCTTTGCCTCAGACTGAAGCTCATCACGCTTAACCCGAAACTTTCCACCTTTATAAAAGCCTGGGATATCCATATCTTGAGACACCACAGTGAGATAATTGGGCTTACGTTCGATGACTTGGCACTTCTCGTAGTAGACGTGCCACCAACCACTTGCCGAATATCGTCTCCCCCGGTACAAGAATTTAATATCGTCAAGGTCGGATGATGCAGCAATTTCCTTTGCTTCACGCTCTAGCAAACTGGATAGCTCAACTCGCACTCTGATTTGTTCGCCCATCACACGATTTAATTCTTCTCGCAATTTGTCCTTTGGTTCTTTAGCGTTGACTAATTGCGCGATCGCGTCTTGAATATACTTCTCAATGCGATCTAGTTCTTGTCGGAGTTCTGTGTAGGTTGACATAAGGTTTGGGTATTGGTTCTAGTGGTAGACTGACAACGAAACGTTGTCAGTCTAGATAATTGAGTTAGCTGTTGCAATCTTTGAGTACTAGAATCTCGCCATTTTTAACAGTAAGTAGTTCAAGTTGCACTGGCGCTTCAGGTAAACCTAACAATTTGCAGATTGAAGGCATACTATCGGGGTCGCGCTTTCCTAAATACTTAACCAACCGTTGCGGCTTCCACTGCTCATCAAACCAAGCTCGAAACACTTCTAACCAAGCATTGGGGTAAATGTTAGCGTTTACGGGTAACGCCCATCCGGGATAATAATGCGGGTAGCTGCGAACAGTAGAGTCAACAGCGTAGCCATTCTTCCGCATATATTTGCAGAATATTTTACCAATCGATATATCGGGCATAATCCGTTTGTTGGTTACTGGACTGTAGTCGGGGATAACATACCCAAGTTCTCAAGCTGCCACATCAACTTAGCCAATTCCTCAAAGACACAGAACCACCCACTAGGGATTGTAGTCTTCTGGATGAATAGCCGCTGCCGCTCTGCCCAGTACCCAACCATTGATGCTTGAGACGGTTGATTGGGTTTAGTCCATCCAGTAATCTCTTGAATCCACTTCTCTATCCCCATATCAGAGAACTGTTCAAGGCTATATTGTGCCGTATCGTTACCTTTGTATGCATAGTGACGAATCACTGCTCCGCAAAACGGCGAAGCGTAAACATTGAGGTTTCCGGTTGGTTTACCATCAATCATTGCATTTTCGGTTACAAGGGTAAAATCCTTACCCACAAACCTTTCCAGCGTTTTAGATGGTGCTTCGGTTACAAGGGTCTTTTCGATTTTGATAATAGCTTGGCGGGTAACTCCAGAAAGAATTGATAAACCACTTTGACTCATTCCAGATTTTCCGGTAGCAGTTACTGTGTAAAACTCGACGTTGTTGTCAACGCGACGTATGATTTCCATTGGTGCTCCTAAGTAGTTGGGTAGTGCTAGGCGATCGCGTAACCAGATTTCCAGTCCGAGGTGCGCGATCGCTTTTGCTTTGCAATTATTGGTTTATGGTATATAGTATAACCCATAGACCGAATTAAAGAAATGCCACGACCTAAGAGATATAAAGAGCCTGCGGATATCCATGTTCATTTGGAGAAATCCGACAAAGAGGCATTTGCTGAGTGGTGTCAAAAAAACAAAACCACTATGGCGGATGCAGTTAGAGAGTTTATTTACGAAAAGATTGGAGGACGCGATCGCACATGACTAAGTACCGTTGTTCCCGCTGTGACGAAATCATCGATAGCCTCGAAAACTTAAGTGAGATGGAGCATGAAGACTGTGGTGGTGTCTTGTTAGAGTTGCCTGAAGTTTTCAAAATTGACACCAACAAGCTAAGAGCCTCTCATTTGACTGGATTAGCTGGCAGGATTGATCAGCTTGTAGACCAATTTGGTTTTATTCATATGGGTGAGGAGTGTGACTATCCTGAGAACGAAATCCAACCGTACAGAGGATGGGGTATTTACCTCGATATTCCCAATGGGGGTATTCTTGCTGTTGATATCATCCACGAGTCGGGTTGGTGGGGTCGCCCTACGGATGAAGAGTTTGGCTACTATCACGACACACTTATCAGAGACTTCGCTAAAGCTGTGATTGATGAAGTGGAGCGATGTTTAGCAGAAGTTCCAGGACAGTTAAATTTGTTTTAAACAGGACGCGATCGCACATGGTATATTTTCAATCTCGCAAATACGAAACTGCAATAGACTGTAGTTTCAATCTATACGACGGTAACGATTTATCTTCATTTGCCAGTTTTATGATTGGTGATGAAGTTGTACTGCTGTTTGACATCACTCGGCAAATGTATGAATCAGCACAACAATTAAACGTACATCCAATGAGCGTTTTTGTGGATTCAGATTCTATACACAACAATTTTAAGGGTACGGCACATATACCTTTTAAAGTTGTAAAGCGATCGCACGCTTGCTCATTTCGTAATGCACGATCGCTTTCTTTGTTAACAGAATCAATAACTCTTCAGGCTCAATCTGGGTACTGGGAAGACTTGTTTATTTGGATTTGTTTAGGCGAAGTTCCTGTTTGGGCAACTTTTCCAGATAAAGAGGAGCGCGATCGCACATAATTTATTTGCAACTAACTTTCATTAATGAGGCATAAACATGGCATCAATTAATCGACTTAAGCCAGAGCAAATCGTCTATGAAGTGCGTCGTCAGCAGATGGGTGTGGTCAAGATTTCATACGGCGCGCTCTACACGCTCAAAATAATTGAGGTTGATATCGACAACCAAAAAGTATTTGCTTCTTGGAATGGTAGTCCTCCTCAATGGTATAGCGAACGTAGCTTTAAAAAGTGGCGGGTAAACAAACCCAAACCAAAATCTAAGATTTTAGGCACTGACAGTTATTAGGCGATCGCACACAACAACCAACATTGGACAAAACCATGAAACTAACCTGCATCCAAAGCGAACTCAACACAAACCTCTCTCTAGTAAGTCGAGCGGTTCCCTCTCGTCCTACCCACCCAATATTGGGTAATGTGCTGCTCGTGGCTGATGCCGAAGCACAGAAGGTGACGCTTACCGCATTTGATCTGAGTCTTGGCATTCAGACCAGTTTTGCCGCTACGGTAGAAACGAGCGGAAAACTAACCATTCCGGCAAAACTACTTAGTGATATTGTTTCTCGTCTATCTGAAGGGGAAATCACGTTATCTGAGAAATCAGGAGAAGGCGATGCTGAAGGTAGCCATATCGTCACGCTAACTTCAGCATCTGGGCGCTATCAAATGCGCGGGATGAGTGCTGATGAATTCCCAGCACTTCCACAGGTGCAATCAGAGACGGCAATTAGCCTACCCCGTTGAAGCGCTAAAGCAAGGGTTGGGTAGCACGCTGTTTGCCACTAGTCCCGATGAAACCAAACAGGTACTAACTGGTGTTCACTTAACTGTTCAGCAAGATGGCTTAGAGTTTGCTGCCACAGATGGGCATCGCCTTGCCGTTGTAGAAACAAAAAATCAGAGCGAAGACAATCAAGAAAGTGTTGAGCCATTTCAAGTCACCGTGCCCACTAGAGCGCTAAAAGAGCTTGAACGGATGATTGCCACCAAGCAACCAGTAGATACGGTTATGCTTCATTTTGAGCAAGGTCAGCTTGTCTTTCAGGAGGGAGAGCAGCGCTTAACGAGTCGCACACTAGAAGGAACATACCCAGCCTATCGGCAGTTGATTCCAGTTCAGTTCCAGCGGCAAGTCACAATTGATCGACGGCAGTTACTTGGTGCAGTGGAGCGCATCGGCGTACTAGCTGACCAGAAAAACAATACGGTTAAGTTCAGCATTGACAGCATTAACCAGCAGCTTACTTTATCGGTTGATGCTCAAGATGTTGGTAGTGGACAAGAGTCAATGCCTATTCAGGTATCAGGTGATGACTTACTTATAGCCTTCAATGTTAAATACTTAATTGATGGCTTAAAGACGCTTGCGACTACAGAGATTCAGATGTTGATTAATACCGCTGATACTCCGGTCATACTCGTACCCCTAGGTGAGTTGAAGATGACTTACCTGATATGCCCGTACAGATTAGAGACTAAAGGGGAGACGCGATCGCACCGTACATTATTAGGACTTGCGTCTACTCAACAAATTGCAAGGATAAAGCGATGATGGACGAAGAATGGTTTGAAATGGCGCATGGCATTGCCAAAGAATATCAGCTACCAGCAATTATTCCAACATTAGACCCAGATCAACGCCTTCAGTACCCAAGTTATCAGCAAAAAATCTGGAAAAAGCCTCAAGTTATTTATGGTCATCAAGAAGATGGTTTGACATGGGAGTATAGCGATCGCATCTGGCAATGGGATAGGACGAAAGCAGAAGCGGCAAGCGAGAAAGCAAAGGATTCAGGCGCATCACCAAGAACAGCCCGATACGCAGAAGCGTTTTTGAGAGCGTATTTTGATAACCCCAAGTTGAAACTTATTTGCGTTATGGGTGGATGCAACTTATCTAACGGTTACGAATATTACGTGTACGGGTTCAAAAATTGAACAAAGGGAGACGCGATCGCATTAGTTAAGAAATAACGTTCACGTTTACAAGGCAGTAGAATAGAATTCTGGAACAATTTTCTTATCGTCGCTTGTCTTGGGCGACACACCCCGTCGTTGTGACGGGGTGTTTTTGTTTGACAACGATGCGTTGTCATTTGCTCACTAAAACATCGTAATTCAACTCATTTGGGTTTCTAACCAACACATCACAGCAAGGGCAACGGTATGGGGTGTTGGGGAAACCTGTGCCGAATTTCTTAAGTTGGACAGGTTTTGGCTGGCAGGTGTGGAATATTGCCAGTGACGGTTTGAGCTTCTTGCAGCCGAGTACTACTGCGATCGCGGTTGAATATTTGATTTTTGCGCGATCGCATAGTTCCGATAACAGCATTTCAACGCTTGGTTAAGTAATTTTGGCAGATGTGTGCGATCGCTTCCCCGTTATCATCAATGTTTGTGTGCGCGATCGTTTGCTATAGAAGCTAACTTCTATTTTTTTCCATATGTCTTTGGTGTGCGATCGCATAACGTAAACTAGTAATAGTCTATCTCCCACGAGAATTGTCTTTAACAAACAAACAACGCCAGTTCTGTATAGAGTACATTGTTGACCTGAATGGGACTCAGGCGGCTATACGGGCTGGGTATAGCGCGAGATCTGCACGCCAAGTCGCAGATCTAAATATGTCAAAACATGACATACAATTTGAGATAGCTAGACTCCAGGCGGAGCGATCGCGTAGAACCCAGATAACAGCCGATCGCGTCTTAGAAGAATTATCTTATATTGCCTTCTCCAGAATTACCGATGTAACTTCATTCTCGAATAGTAATTTCTCACTCAAGAATAGTGATGTCTTACCTGATTGGGCGATCGCGGCAATCCAGGAAGTAGGACAGATTGAAGCTGGCAAAAGTACCAAGACTTATGCCAAGTTACATGACAAGAAAACTGCACTCAAACTTGTAATGCAGCACTTGGGATTGGATAACGATTTCAACCGTGCGATCGCGACGCTTCGCAAATACGGTTTAGTGCTACGACAAAGTGACTCTGGCGCATGGGAAGTAACACCACTCGATGCAGATACAACCAATCTCCCAGCTGACACACGCCAACAAGAAGATGATGGCGGAGGCAGGGAAATCTAAGAATCAGGTCTTACCTTATGACCCTATGGCACGCGATCGCTTTATCGAGCAGTGCTACATATTGGGTGGTAAACCGTTTGTTGCGGCAGTGAAGAAATGGGGCGTAAACGAAAGGGGCGATCGCCTAACGCTTTACCCGTGGCACGAAGAGTATGCCGAAATGATTGGCGATTTCCGGGTGAAAATTACACTTGCATCGGGTTGTGCCCAAGTTGGGAAAACGCTACTCCACACGTTACTGGTTTGTTTTTGTCTTACCGAAGGACGACTCAATACACTCTGGTCTTATGATCAAGAGCGGACTTTGGATTTACAAGTACCCAGTAACTTTCGTCCAGTTATTCGCCAATGGTTAGCATCTCGAAATATTAAAGTTGGGCGTTCTAGTGAAGGAGTGCGAAACAATACGCTCTACCAATTGGGGAGTGTGTCAGCACAGTTTACTTATGTCAGCACTAGCGCCAAGGCAAAGAATGAAGGCGGTGCAGCAGCGGGTGGTATTGCTGTAGGAACTAGTCGCGACATCTTATTTCAAGAAGAGCGTAGCCAGTATCCAATGGGTGCGGGCGACCCTTTAGTTCGCCGTCTTGATGCATCACGCTTACCATCACAACCAATTCGAGAACTAGGAACACCTGGAGCAGGAAATGGTATTGAGCTATCTATTGAGAGTGCAGACCACTACTTCTACCCGCACTGCTCTTGCGATAACTGCGGCACAACGATCGCGCTTGACCCTAAGGGATGTTTACTCAAACCAATAAAACGAACTGATTCGGTAGGGGAAGAGAAGATATCCTATCTATCTGAGATTGGTCGTCCAGTTGAATGGCATTGCGAAAATAAAGGGGATGCAGTAAATACGGCGTGGTTTGCGTGTTCTGAATGTGGGCAGCCTATAGCAGACAAGAAACGTCAAAACGCTTGGTTTCAATGTCGCAAGACTGGAAAACCATTACGTCAGTTTTTAGATGAATTGCCAGAAGGTATTCCTAAGCGACGATGGAAGGTAGGGATTAACCTTAGCCCACTACTACGCCTAACCGAATATAACTTAGCGGCTGAGATTATTCGGGAAGGAATAGACACTTATAACAATCGAGATTGGCAGCAGCAGCGTTTAGGACATCCATCTGAATCTGAGCTTGGAAATATTACGTTGGATATGCTGAGGAGTGCGATCGCGGCTCCTCGTCCAATGATTCGCCCGGATGTTGTAGTAGCTGGAGTAGACCAAGGACGTGGCGAGGATTGGTTAGTTATTACAGGCTTTTACTACCCACCTCTTTACAGCCGTTTGTCTATATCTGAAATCATGGAGCAAAGTACGCGAGTGATCTTATTTGGTGGAGACGTACAGCGCAACGCGATACCCGATAAGCTCAGGGAATATAACGTAACCTACGGAATTATTGATAACGAACCAGACCGTGCTGATGCATCGGAACTATGCCGCACCACTTGCCTTGAGATGGCAGACCAAAAGCCAGGACTTAAAGATGCTGTGAAAGAGACAACGGTATTTGATGGAGGGATTGAATACCCATGTTGGGCAATACGCAACGAGATGTTTCTCAAACAAGTATTGGTGGGATTCTTAAAACCTGGGTTTGATGACCTTCCTTTGTACCGTCTCCCTCCAGAGTGGGAGCAATGGTTTGGTAACCCAAGTGAGCGATCGCCCCTTGTCCACTTCACAGGACCTAGTTATGATTCCGCTACAGGTCGGTGGAGTCGAGGGCAAAACAACATAGATGACTTGTTCTATGCCACCATGTTTTCTGTAGCAGCATTCTACATCCAGCTCGTAAAAGCGCCAGAGTCTGCTGACTGGATAGACGACCTTTAGATTCGGTTTACCGTAACAAATTATTCGGTTTCCATTGGTTATCAAACCAAGCTCGGAACTCCTCTAACCAAGCATTGGGATAGATATTGGCTTTGACTGGCAACTTCCAGCCCGGATACCAGTGCGGGTACTTCTGGGTTTTTGCACCCACCGCATACCCTTTTGACCGCATATTACTACAGAACATTCGCCCAATTGAGATATCCGGGATTATCCGCGAGTTATCCACAGGACTATAGTCAGGGATAACATACCCCAAATTTTCTAATTGCCACATTAACTGTGCCAGCTCTTGGAAAATACAGAACCAACCGCTAGGGATAGTCGTGCGCTGGATAAACAGGCGCTGACGTTCTGCCCAATGACCTACAAGGGAGGCTTGAGAAACATCTGTGCGCGATCGCAGTTTATTCTTAGCTTTTTCAAACGCTTCAACCAACTCAAGTTTACATTGAACAACTTCATCGGTATTTCGCGATAACGTCATCAAGAAGTTAGCTTGTGGTTCTGTTAGCCACGCCCATCGGTCTTCAAAACTACCACCTTGTTGGCGCTTAACCAGGCGCGTTTCAAACGCGGGTGCTTTAACAATGAGGCTTTCAGCCATTTTGGCTGAATATTTGTCGATAGTTCCTAAGAAGTTCTTGTGCTGAATCCCTAGCCGCTTGGCGATCAATCGAGAATCAACAACAAGTAAACCATTGCGCTCATTGACTGTTAGCATATGCTGTTAGCCCTTCATGTGTGTGGGGTAAGGCGATCGCGTAATTCCAGATGTCCAGTCGAGAAACGCGATCGCTTTTAATTTTCTGTAAATATTGTATACTGAACAAGAAAACAATACAAATTAGAGACTGTTAGTACATTGGACTTACGTGAGTTACGGGAAAAAACTGGGTTACGTCGAGAACAGGTTGCGGCTACGCTCGGCAAAAGTCACACAACTATCAGCAATTGGGAAACAGGTCGCTTTGTGCCAACATTAACGCCCACGGAGACACGGTTGGCTTTGGAAGTGTATCGATGTACTTTGGCTGAGTTTGAGCAAGCGGCGATTGAATCTTCAAAAAACAGACAAAAATATGCTGCTTCTAAAATACAAACCAACGAATCAATTCTTTCAGTCGGAATATAACTTTCCTGATGAAGGTGATTACACATTAACTGACGATTTGTTATCGGCTAACCTGTATTCTTTGGGGTGCAAAAGACACTTGATAGACTACGTTTTAAATTTTCCCTGTTGGGAAATAGTTGTAAACAGACAAGAAAACCGTAGCGTTGAGTTACGCCGACCAACTTCCGGATGGAGCATTCAAATCCAGAGTCTTTTGGAATTAAGAAAACGCATTGTTTCCGAGCGCCAAATAGCTATTAAATTACTAGAAACTCGGCATGAGTACGCAAAACGTCAGTTACAAGTGGAGTTTGAACAACAACTCCGTGCTCTCGAAACGGATTATGCAGCTCAGTTGAGTGAAGTCTTGAGTGAATTGACTAAGTTGGGGCACATTAAATTACCGTCAGAAAAGTAACGCGATCGCATATCATATGTAACAGGAATTTGAAAAAATACTGATGGTAATCACCAAACCCGTTCCCAAACCCAAGCCGCAGCTACTCAAAACCCCACAACCCGATTCGATATTTCAAGCCATTGGTGTACTCTATGCTGATGTTGAACTAGACGAAGGTAAAGCGTCTGTTGTAATTGGTGATAAATCCTATCGACTTGGCTATGTGATGGAAAACCAAGGCGATAGCATATATCGGCTTGGTGGGGATGCTATCAATCGTCAGACATTCCGGGCATTGAAGTACGCGATCGCACGAACAGGCAAGAAACAGCGACTTGTCGTTTACCCTCGCGTCATTCACTTACCCGGACGCGATGTTCCCCACCAACTAACATTCAATTTACTGGGGTTTGAAGGCAACAAACCGCGAGAAGATAGCATTACTAAAGAGTTGCAGGATTTTGAATTTCGACTCTGCGGACTGTGGCAGCATATCCCTGTCTGCAAGTATCCGGTTGTTACGGTGCTGCGGAATTTTAGTGATGATAGGCGATCGCGCATTAAAGAGTTGCCACCTGCTGATAAACTAAAAACTTTGAAAGCTTCTCATGTTCCCATCAGCTGGGATAGACCAATCATCAAACCGTACCGATTCAACCCCAAACTTGATAGAGAAGCCCAAGGTCAACCTGCATTCATCCAAATGACAACGAAATTCTTGCCTGACAACGATTTATTTGAATTCTCCACGCTACTCAATATGCCATCTGAAACTGCACCTAGATTCTTGAAAATTAGCAAGAAGGATAAAGCGGAAGCGCTCGCTAGTCGGTAAAATATAAATGCAACCCTTCATCGGGTTTCTTCATTTTTTTCTTATATACACCGCCCTGATAAGGCGGTTATTTTTTTGGTTTGACAACGATTCGTTGTCATTTAGAGGAAAGGTGTTACGCGATCGCAAACAGGTAAAATAAAATCAGCACTTCTGTTTTGCTCTACACTTCGACAGTGTGTGCATGGCATCGTGCATAGTTATTCTTCAATTTACCGTCTCTTAGTAGGCGGTTATTTTTTGCTTATTTGACATTGTACATCTACTTGAATGTACAATAAGTTCATGACAAAGACCCACAGACTTCAAATCAGGCTCAGTGAAAATGAGTTTTTAAAGTTGAAAGCTAAGGCTGATGCTAAAGGCGAACCGATGGCTGAAATCATTCGGCAGTACATCCACAGACTACCTAACCCAAAAACAACAGTAAAATCATGAACGACAATCACAAGAATATTCGTCAAAACCTTTTTCTGCTAAACCAAGACCCAAGACTAACTGAAGCGTTTGATCGAGTTTTAGACACTGGCAGTGTTTTTAATACTGATGAGTGCCCTGTGGTAGATACTAATGGCAACAATTTGGTACGAGATGGCGAGTATCGGTTTCGTAACGAGATTATCCGAATCAAGGATTGGCAGTTTGGTGCAGGCAATATGTTAGACCGCTATTACTGGGTTTGGTACATCGATTCCAAATTAGATGATTGTAGGATAACAATTGATGCTAGCTATCCCAATGGGGTTTTTGGTGGAGCTAAATTCTTTTCTCAGTTTGTTCCACTTGATTGACTTACGCTATATGCCATACGCGATCGCACATCAACATCCACCCAACCTTTAGAAAACATTGAAACAAAGCTTACGTGATCGCGTTCTACCTTTTCTGAATTCAGGTGCTATCCCATACTTTTTGTAGAGGGTTTTGTCTATTACTTCATTTTTGATTGCACCAATCTTGACTAACAACCCCCATCCATACAAATAAGCCATTTGTTCACGAAATTGGGGCGATATAGGCAGAAGTGTCAGGATGTGCCTCTGGTATATCGCTGTCTTCCTTGGTAACTGAAAGGGATAACTCTTGTAAGCGAACAAATTCTTTCAATACGCGATCGCGCTCCTCTTCACTTAACCGTTTAAGAACGCGGTAAGAAGTTTTTGCATTTCGTTCCATTGCGCCTCCTTAATCTTCTTGATTTCAGCTTTATCCGCCCCTTGTGATCGCGCAGCCTGAATCTCGTTTCCAAACTTATTGAGTGCAGATTCCACTGCTTGAGCATTGGGGTCATTGGGAAGGGATTTAGCCTTGCGGTAGAGCCAACGCACTTTAGCGGTCTGTTCTGATACTTCTCCAGCGCGGTCTAAATCCAAGTCTCCAACATTTTCTGACTTTAATCGGTCTGCAATCGCGCCCATCCGCTTACCCGACCAGAATTTATCATTATCCGTAATCTGTCGCTCGATATGTGAATCAGCTTCAGCCCGCTCTTTCTCACCAGCCACTGCAATCTTGGCTTGGTCGAATAGCGACATTTGGTTACCCGCTTCTGGTGATTGGAATGCGATTTCACCCCGCTCATATCGACGCTGTACGCGATCGCTCAACGACTTCACAAAATCATCGTCTACATCATCGCTGGTACGCACCACATCCCAAACTTCATTCTGTAAGTCAGGATTGCGAATCTTACCAATTTCACTAGCTCTCGTTGTCGTAAGTTTCCGTTCCCCTGATTGTTTCTGATAACTAGGGTCTGATACCTTGCGCCACAGATGATCGTTAAGCCCAGCTAACCCCAATCCTTCATCAGCAACCTTCCCTTTAAGTGAAATGCCCCACTGTTTTAGTTGATTGGAGTCATTGACGTTAAGCTCTCGGAATACATTCGCTGCATCCTTGGATGTTCCCGCACCTTGGGCAATATTCTGGAGCGCTCCCACTACCCGTGCTTCTTTGGGAGTAGGTGCGTTGATAAACTCGACGCGCACCTTATCAGGCTTACCGGGAACAACCTTACCCGTACTCGGATCTCCCTCAAATACACCTTCCGCGCGTTGAGCCAATGCTAATCGGTGGTGTCCATGCACCAACAATGATTCACCTTCTTCAAACTGATTCCCTTCACCATCTTTTACCCCACCTTTAGGTACGCGCCATACCATCAAGCTTCCTGCCAAATTGGGGTTCCATACCTTAGCATCAGCTAATGCGCCTGTTACACCTTTCTCTTTAAAATCTTTTTGTGCTTGCTTGCCTACCCCTTCTGGCATTTTGTACTGAAACAAACGCGGTGCTACTTTAACTTGATCAATAGGCAATTCTTTTATCCCAGATACATCTTCAGGTACGGTCTTAACCTCCCGCACTGTCTCTACGTACCGAGTATTCATATCAATCTCTAGTTGACCTTCTGGAACGCTTGTCGATGGTTTACGAGTACGTTTTACAGATACTGGTGGCTTGTTTACGGTTGGTTGGGCTGGCGCAACAACTACAGTAGGTGGTTCTGGGGGTGGTGCGGGTTCTGACGCAGGGGTTTTAAACGATCGCGCTGCTCTTGGCGTTGTGTTGGGTAATTTACCCGTAGGTTTCTTGCCCTGATATCGAGGTTCTAACGGTTTTGCATTGTAGTTAGGTTTTCCTGCAAAGTAAGCGGCTGCGGTAAATGCTGCGGCTCCAACTGCGGCGACTCCAAGTAGCGCAAGTATGGCATTTCCAGGTTTACGCTGCACATAATCCTGCACCTCCCCTAGCTTTCGTATCAGTTTTTTAGTTTCAGGGGATTTAACCAACAACCGACACATTTTCTTGTTGTTAATACAGGTTCCACCACAACCAATACCAACCACACACTTCTTTTTGCCCGCGTCTAACCGTTCATATACCTGCATGAACGCTAAGGAGTACGCATCGGTTCCTAGTGGTAAGTGGGATAGCCCTAGACGGTTCGAGGCTGAACCAACGGCGTAACTATCAAACTTTTCTGTAGCGAGTCCATATTTGATTTCAGTTGGATTAACAGAGAAGTTAAATCGTCGAGCTTCACTTAGGAATGTACCAGTTACGCCTTGTGGAGTGAATTTGAGCGAAAGAAAACGATTTACGCGATCGCCTAACTGCTCCTCGATTATGCGACGAAGGATAGTGAGGTAGGTTTTATCTAAATCTTGTTGAGTTGCCACACGCGATCGCTAGTTCTCATGTCAATTCTACCCTGATACGAAAAAACAACACCGCATCAGTACATGACGCGGTGTTGAAATGACAACTATTAGTTGTCATTTACGTTTGTCTGACACGCTGCTCTTTTTTAGATAATCAACTGTGTCTAATGTTTTTAACAGTTCGGCTATTTTGCACAGCACAACAATACTTATTTCTGCTTTGGTTTCTCCAATTTGAATTTCTCCTATACCAGATTCAGACGTTTCTCCGGAATAACGGAAGGTTACAGGTGTGCTGTTTTCTGATGCTTGTAGGCTGAGATTTAATTCTGACACGGTATTCTTTTGGTTTTTGTGAATGATGTTGCGCGATCGCACTAAACAACAATATCTATTGCGATATAAAAAGAAGACGCTGCAAACAAAAGCTCTACGATTGTTTCTGTGATTTCTTTAAACGATGTGTTAATAGGCAAGCTTTTTTGATTTTCTAGTTCCTCATCACTACCCACATGCCAAACTTCGATTTTTAGCTGGCTTTCTGTGATCACAATCAAAACATATAAATCTTCATGAATTTTGCTCCAGTTTTTTCCTAGGTTTACGGTTTCTTTTGGGGAATTCAAAGAATAAGTTAAACCTCCATCAGATGTTATACCTACGGGTTTACAAAAATCTTCAAGAAATTGGTTCAATAGATTCATGCGCGATCGCCTTGAGAATTTGCATTATCTTGGTCAAAATCAACCCTATGCCATCCTGAGTTAAGGTCAAAAGCCATCCTGGTAGATACACGTCCGTTAATTCTTCCTCGTAGCAACCCCGTTAAATATGCTTTAGCGGAATCAATAGAAAACAATTCGTCCTTAAGCTTTTGCGGTGATTCAAGTTTTGATGGGTTTAATTCAAAAGTGGTTATCAAACAAATCTGAGTTCCATTCTCTTCAAAACAGTTGCATTTAGTAATTGCGCCGTCAAAAATAGCAAATTCAATTAGTTGCTGAAACTGTTCGTCTGAAATATTAAACAAAGGCAAACCAATGTAAGTCATGTATGATCGCGCTCCTATTCGTTTGGTGCTGGCAAATTTTTCACATAATCTCTAATAATTTCAGCCATCGGTATTCCTCGTCGTATTGACTCAGCTTTTAACCGTGCCGCCTCTTCATCTGTGAAGAGAATCTGAAACCTGTGGGTTCTTGCCATATCTATATTATACATTGTATTCGCTGTATAATTATATCAACAAACACAAGTGATCGCGTACTCATGACTGGAAATCAATTACGCGATCGCTAGTTCTCATTGTACCTTAGCGGCAATTCAGGTATCCGCATCCCAAATATTCAAGAAGCCCTAGCATTTCTTCTGAATGCATATTGCCACGTTTCTCAATATCACAATGTTTGGGAACAACTACAACGTAATAAGCCGATTTATCTTTTGGTTTAACATATGTTATTACCCAGTTAGGATTATTTATGCAAAAGCATACATGATAAACACAAACTGGTTTTAGTTGGTTCATAAAACAGAACTTTCAAATGTTAGCAAAACGACAAAAGATAGTAATTATTTATATTACAATTTAGGAGTAATCACCAGTCGCGAATCGGAGGATGCTGGATACATCCCGCGATCGCATACCGACTGGGCTATCCGTCATACTGCTGACGAACAACATGGATATTGTGATTCTTATGTGATTGTTTTGGGTTAGGGGTGCGATCGCGTATGCGTATCAAATACCCAAAATAAAAGCCAATGAATGTGGTCGGTACAGCGCCACTTCACACTTGTTATGGTCTACGAAGATTTCAAACTTACACTTATTTTTTGTGTAAATTAATGCTGTATCACCATGTGGCATAAAGGCTTTGCCGAGTTCAGGTAGCACTCCTATACTTTTGATATTCATCCCCTGCAATGCAGTTAACAAACTTACGCTAGGGTTTAACCAGTAGGGTAACAACAAAGAGTCGGGTTGCTCCATACACATTGTTAGTGTTTCTAGCGAGTTTAAGCTCGTAGAAATAATCTTGTGCCATGCGACCTCCCGATCAGGAATATCGTTGGTGTAGCAAGCAAAGAAGCGTGGTATCTCAGGATGATTGAATATACCCGGAATGTTGAACTTAGGCTCACCAAACAGAATTCTATGCCGATATGATTCTGGATTAAAATCAGTACTTGCTTCAATCGGAAACAAGTATTCAAGAGGAAGGGGTGTTTTTACTGTCATATATTCAAAGGTTGTGTGATCGCGCTGACATCGAATCGATGTCAACTCACCAATTGAGCATCAACATCCTTCAACTGTTTCTCTAAACCTAGCCGCATATCTTCACTTGGATTTGATTCAAGTAGCTTTGTGATCGCAACACGCTGCTGTGTTAGTTCATCCCGACGACTTGTGTCTGTAAGTACAAGTGCTGATGAGGTTGGTGTTTCTTCTGTAACACTTACCTGTTCGATAGCTGTTGTGGGTTCTGATGCTGGCTCACTAGATTTCTTCTGCCTCTCGCTGATGTCAGCCAAGGTGGGTCCAATGATCGCGCCAAACAAAGCTAGCAGATCGGTTGATGACAAGTTGATGCCAAATTCATACTTGAGCTTGTCCCCTTCTTTGTAAGCTTCAAACATTACAAGCTTTTTAGGAATAGCGTGCGGCTCGGCAAATCGGAATAATTCAACAATCCGTTCAGCCACTAATAACCGAATCTCCCAGTCGCGCTCCATTCGCTGCCACAACGCGAGCATAATTTCATCGTTGAGCTGCTTTTCTACTTTCTCTTTCTCTTCAGGAGTTGTAGCGCTTTCGAGTTTCTGCTTCATCCTCGATGTGCTGCGATCGCCATACATCGTAATCACATCTTTTATGCGCCCCTGCTTAATTAACGCTGTTTCTTCTTCACTAAAGAGGATAGAGAGAAACAACAAACCCGTAGAGTCGGTTCCTTCGGTAGTGTACTTGATGCCCTTAAGTTCAACTTCAATCGCTGCGTAATCTGCCATATTAGTAAATCTCGATATTTATCTGTTGGTAATTGCTAAAGAATTGCTTGAGCCAGTTTCAATTTGAGGAAATTGAATATGTTGTCCATCATACCCTTTAGGTATATGCAGCATACCCTTGAGTTCCCAGCTTATATCTACCATCCAAGGGTGGATGGGTCTAGCGTTACGCCCATTCCTTATTTTGGGATTAGAATCTTGGCTATCCTCTAATGGTTTAACGCTTTGTCGTGGTACAGCCGTTATGTCACCACTAATTTCTAAATCATGGAGTAAGTCTGCGCCATCAAATTCATCAAGTGTTTTGATGGCGTTGCTAACATGGTCGGCATTGAGCATCCACGCAAGTTCCATCTCACTTGCCTCTTGCATATCCTTGCAGCCGATTACAATTATTGCATCCATAACCAACGGGTGCTGCGCTACCGCATTGTGGGCTAGATAGTTGCCTTGGCGCAAATACCGGAAGTTAATCAGCCCGTACTGCTCACCGGGAAGCACATCATCGTAACGAAATGGTGTCTTTAACCCAAACGATCGCACAAAAACATTGTTGATTTGGGTTGCAAGCGCTCGACCTGTATCAAAGTGTGGACTCTTGATCATTGGTTAAATGCTCGGCATAGTCGAGAATTCGTGTATAGTTGGGTTCTTGTGTTAGCGCAATTACAACCAATTTACTTTGAGCATCAGCTAAACTCGCGATCGCAGCAGCTAGTTTTTGAATATTGTTCGCACCTTCAGCTAATCTCAACTCTTTTCCAAGTTCATGAAGGTTTTCGGTGTTTTGAGCAATTAATTTAAACAGAGTGCGGTCAGGTTTTGCTACAGCTTTAACTTCGCCCACAAGTTGTAAGTCTTGGTTTTGTATGTAATTCAGTCCACCACTCATAATATTTAGCTTAGTTGTTTTGCAAGGGTTAAGATGTTACCGATATCTGATGACTGCGACTGATTAACGTTGAGTGTTACATTATTGCCGCTACTAGTTTTTTTCGTTTGCTGACTCGATTGTACCGCTTTGGCAAACTGAGAAACAGCTTTTTCAAACGTGGAACTACTTTTCGCCATTCCATCCGTTGAAACTTTAGGTAGTTGTAACTGTTGTCCTGCGAGTCCTGTGGGTAGCTTTAACCCTTCTTGTTGATAAGCCTGAAGTGATTGCGCGATCGCATCTTGTGAACCGCGATTAATTTCATCTAACCCCGGTATCTTTCCAACTACATCCGGAAGTCTTAACGATGCAGCACCAGCACCGACTAAGCCAACTCCTGCTGTTGCCGCAGGTCCCATTGTTCTTGCCAAATCTGTATTAGCTTGAGCCATAGCTGCAACAGAACCACTCACTTCCTCTAAATAAGGTGCAAACCCCGACATTCCAGCCCCTGTCCCTAAGTTTGCGCCCGGTATTTCCCGATCAACTGTTTCACGCGCTAACGCACGAGAACCAGATCTTACATCTTGATAACTCGTTCCAAACACTTTTTGGGATTGTTGCTCTTGGAAAGCACGAGCGGCACGCTCTTTAGAGCCGGGTCCAAGCGTATTAATCAATGCCGCTTGCGCTTGAGTAACCGTTCCTTCAGCTTCTAGCTGTTTAGAGCGCTTCTGCAAAGCAAATACTTTTTCTTGAGCAGGTGCTTGTTGTGCCAATAGAACACCAATACCCTTTAGCTGTGCTTGCTGTTGTTTGGCGGCATCAAGTTGGATATACAACGCATCTTTCTGGGCTTTGCTGGTACGGGGGTCAGCTTCGGCTACTGCAATTTGCCCTTGGAGTTTAGCTGTTTCCCCAACCTGACGCGCTAGTGCAACTCTATTTTCAATTTGCTCTCTCATCAGGGCAAATCGTTGCATCTGTTGCTCTGCTTCAAGGGAAGCTGCGGTCATTTCAGCTTCTTTTTTAGCCGCATCCAATTTGATTGCCGCAATACCTTGAGCTAGCTGCTTACGGCGATATTCTGATGTCTCTACAGATGAGATAGCTTCTAGCTGCCCAGTCAAGTAATTAGCACCTGCCCGCATTAAGTCTTGGCTAGCACTGAGAAGTTTATTGCGGTTCTCTAATGCTTTATTGAGGAGGTCAAATACAGACTGCTGTGCTTTGAGAGGTTCGAGCTGTCGCTCTAATTGGTTTTGGTATTCTTGGTTCTCACTTTCAATTTGAGCTTTGCGTTGACTTAGCTGTGCCTCTTGCAAACTGGTACGCGCTTGCTGTACCTGAAGTTCTAGAGCAATTCGCTTACTTACATCGTCTTGTTCTAAAGCAAGCTCTTGTTCTAAACGACTTAATGTTGATTGAGCTTTTTCTATTTCGTACTGTTCTTTCTTAAGTTTGCCTGTACGATATAGTTCTTCATCTCTTGCCAGTTCTTGGGTATTGACATTATCAATATGTTTTAATTTTTCTTTTACCCGCGCATCGTCTTGTGCCGACAGTGCTTCTTGTAGCTGTAGTTCTAATTGAGCGCGTTTATCTTTATCTTTGGTTTCGAGTGCTAGTAACTTCTGTAAACGGTTAACTGTAGAATCAGCCTTCTTGCGATCAGCACCTTCCTGAATCTCCAATCCATCTCGAACAAGTTGCTCATCTTTAGCTTGACTCAAGTTGCTTTCGCGGTCTAGTGCGGCGGTAATCGATGCGATGTGTGCCTCATACGCTGCTTTTTCTTGTTCCAGTATTTGTGTTGTGATTTCTTGAGTCTTGATTCGAGCTTTGCGAATCTCTTCCTCTTGCTTTTGCCCTTCTAGCCCTGTTTTGGGGTATTTTTTAGCAATGTCAACCATATTGGCTAAGTGTGCTTGCTCGGCACTTAGCTGGTTTTTTAAGCTACCAACTGTAAGGTTGGCGCGTTGTTCATCCGCATCTGCTTGACTTAGAACACCTTTGTTTACAAGCTCTTGAATGTTCTTTAGGCGATCATTTTCCGCAGCCTTAGCAACATCTAACGCTTTTTGTTGAGCGATGCTAGATTTTTCGGTTGCTGTGCTTCTGAGTTTTTCTTCCCGTTCAGTTTCAGCTTTAGCGATCGTAGTGCGCTGTTCTGCTGCCTGCGATCGCAATGCATTAATTTTTTCAAGTTGCGGGCTAGCACGTTCCTTTTCTTCTTTAGTGAGCTTACTGTATTGTTCTTGAGCTAAACTTAGCTGCTTTTGTGTTTCTGCGTATTGCTTCTTCTGTGACGCTTGAGATGTGTTGATTTGATCTAACTCAAGAGACTCTTTATCAGATTGATGTTTAGCAAATGCTTCTGTAGATTTTGCCAATCGCTCTTTCTCGTCTGCGGTTGCTGCTGATGCTACTTGTTTAATCTTTCCTTCACCCGCAGCAAGAGCTTTTTCTAGCTTTTGTACCGAATCTTGTTCAATTTTGGTTGATTGGTTAAATTTATCAAACGCATCTTTAGCTGTCTTTAGTTGTCCCTCCAAACTCCGAAGCTCACGGGCGTTACCACTGTACCCTTGTCCAGAACGCTTCAGAGCATCAATCTGTTGGTTGATTGATTGAATATTACCTTCAAGCTTTTCACGAATTTCTTCAAGCCTAATATTAGATGCATCTGAACCTGTTACGCCTAGCTGTTTGCTAAGGTTTTTTAAGCGCTCTTGGAATGCTTCTGTAGATTCACCCGACTCAGCTACACCGTTTGGGAATTCCTTGTTAACCAAATCCAGGAATTCTCGTTTGCGATCAGCCGGTATTGAATCTGGGAGTGTTGCGATCGCGTCTCGTACATCTTTTACTGAACCTGTTTTGTTTTTGAGATTTTCTATAGCCGTGCTAACTGGTTCTAATTCTTTTTCAAATAATTTACCGGGTTGGAGTCCGCTAGCAATTAAACTATTAACTTGGTCAACCATGTCTTTGACACCACGCTGCAACCCCCCCGACTTTAAGGCGTCACCAATGTCAGTCATCGATTTTTCGCCTTTGGTCTGAATATCGCCAAAGCTACGTGACCAAGTTTCTTGCAATCCATCTGAAGCGTTATCTCCAACACTTACCAATTTCTGCATTGAAGCTTCAATAGCTTTAGTATCTAGTGGGTTTTTTAGCACATTAAATGCTAACTGTGCCCCTGCAACAATCCCTTGCACTCCTTCATATACCAAAACAACAACAGACTGTACAGCCTTGGCAACAAAATCAAATCCCTTAGCTAAAATTGCACCTACCGCTTGAACAGCGCTCATAGCGTCTGTGATTTGCAGAGTTCCCTTCTCAAGCTCACGGGTCTTGAGAATCATCGTGTCAATCCAATCGGTTGCTGGAACTTGCTGGTCTTCAAATAACTTTTTACTGGTTGTAGCGCGTGTTTTGTCCCAAGTATCTCGAATTAAGTTGGCTGTATTCTGTGTGTCTTTGGCTAGTTGCTTAATCGGTGCGCCACCATCTTGCATTCGCTTAGTGACTTCAACCACAATTATGGCTAGTGCAGCAAGACCAGCAATCACAAGCCCTGTAGTTGTAATTGTTTTGATGAACTCTGCTCTAACTTGCTTGGTTACTTCTGTTAACTTCTCACTGGCAAAAGTAGCTAAATCCGTACCGCTCAAAAATGTACTGAGGTTACCCGAAGCTGCTGTTAGGCTTGCACCTAACGCTCCAAATCCTTTAGATCCCGCTAAAGCGCCAGTACTACTCAAAAGCCCAGGTATCATACCTGCTGCGCTTGTGATTGTGCTTCCAAGTACTGGGAATTGCTTAGTTAAACCAACTAACGCGATCGCACCGGTTGATAACTGTGGAACTAAACCGCTAATTACGGGACCAAATGCACTGAATGGTCCAAGCATACCCGTGACTTTATTTTGAACAAGCCCAGCAAGTATTGGGATATCGTTCATATGCTTGCCAGCCAGCAACCCCATTGCTGCACTGCTATTACCCAACGCTTGGGTGAGATTAGTAAATGTACCAACTAACCCGTTAGCACGACCACCCATTAAGAACATGGCTTCGCCAAGTATTGGCGTAACACCCGCAAATGCGCTGAATGATTCTTTTAATAATCCAGCACCTGTTGTAAGAATTTTGAATTGGAAGAAAAGCTGGGTAAATGGCAATTCACCTATTGCCTCGGACAAATTACCTGCAACTGTTATTAGTATTGCCAGCGAATCAATAAAAGGTTGAAATATCGGAAGCATTGTAGCTACCGCGTCTTTAAATCCTTTTGCGCCAATAATTAGAAAATCAAATAGCGAATTGGTTGTTGCGCCTAAAACACCAGCAATACTGTTCAATACTAATCCAACAGCTTCTGCTACATATTGACCTGCGGTACTAAGTTTTCCAACTAATGATGTGGCATAATCAGAAATAGTCTTAAAGTTATTTTGTAAATATGAATAAACCTGATTTAAATTATCAACAATTGGTTTAATTAATTGTTCTCCCGCAGCAAGTCCAACTGTGTCTACCAGTTCTTGAATGTTTGAAGTTATACCTTCAATTGTTTGAGACTGTAATTTATTTCCTTCTCGGAAAGCGCCCAGTTTTTGTTGCAAGAAATCATACAACTTACCTTGTGTAGATAAGCGTTGAATTAAATCATTATTTAGTCCTAGATTCTTTGCTACGACGCTATTTTGGTCAATTTGACTTGTCAAAATTGATGTTATCTCTTGCGACGCTTGGTGGAGCGGCACACCCATTGTTCCAAGTGCAGCCGAGAATGAAACTGTAAGTTTTTGAGCTTCTTGAATGTTAATTCCAATCCCAGAAGCTTGTTGTGCCACAACTTGAAACACACCAACTAAGTCTTTAGAAGTAACACCAACAAGCTCTAAACTATCTTGTCTAAGTTGCGCGATCGCGGAACGAATTGGCGCATTTAATGCTTGAATTGCCGCAGTAGGATCAACAATTTGCTGCCCTGACTGCATGATTTTGTTTGTAGCAACTAGACTTGCTTGTGTTTCTAATAGTTGCTGCTGCAATTCTACGTTCTGCTGAACAAGTAGTTGATAAGGACCGTTTTGTACTAATCCTTGTAAAGCACTGAATCCTTCGGTGAAGAAGAACGCCTGCTGGGTAACAGTTCCAATTGCGTCGGTTACCCCACCAACAGAATTTTTCAGTAAATCAAATACTCTAGCATAATCGTCTGCACCTGTGCCGATACTAGCTAAATTAGCGCCAACATTTCCTGCAAAGTCTATAGAACTAAACGTAGTTTCAAATGAATCGGCAACGCCAAACCAAGCACGATCAAATGTATCAATTATTGCCGCTGGTGCGCCAGCAAGCCAACTGGGTATTCTTGCTGAAATTGAGGTGAATATAGATGCTGCGGTTGTTGTTACAGACGAAAATGCAGAGCTTATAGTTGTACTGATACTGCCCGCAGCTGAACTAAAGGCTGATGTAAACGTGGTGGGTATTAATGCCGAAATGGAAGTGAAAGCTGACCCTGCGGTTGCTGTTACAGAAGAAAATGCCGTTTTAAGGGTACTAGGTATTAACGACGAAATTGAACCGAATAAAGATGGAATCAGCCCTGTAACACTGCTTATTCCTTTTGAAATAAGACTTGTGAATGTAGGAAAGAAACTAGCAAATTCTTCACCAAAAGCTCCAAAAAACCCAGAGAAGAAGCTAGCACCTGCGGGTGTACCTGTTTTAGCAAGCTCACCTAATGTTGTTGACAATGGTATTAATATTTGTCCGTCATCAAAAACCTTACCCATATCATCGTTAAGGTCTTCAATTTGTTTCTTAACCAAGTCACCCAGACTAGTGCCTAGAGTTGTCTGGAAAATAGTGTCAAGATTTCGGATTAAATTACCAGTATCATTGATTGCGTCTCCAATACTGTCAAATACAGAAAATACATTTTCACCAAACTCTAAAAAGTTTGACGAGGCTTGTCCAAGGTTTATTGAATTAAATGCACTATCGAATGTATTTGTAATTGACTGCGGTAAATCCCGCATCCATTCGGGTGCATTTTGAGCAATTTCTCGGAAAAATGTTTCAACTTCTTCTTGTGCTGCGGCGATTCCTGGTTCAAATCCGATGGCAAATGCATCGCTAATTCGACCAAACGATGCTTGAATACCGCTTAAATCAGGAGTGAGTGCTTTAACAGACGTATCTAATTGAGCTAAAATAGCTTGGGGTAAACCCGATAGAAGATTGGGTACTCGGTTTGTAATTCCAGTGAAAAATCCATCTACTTGAGTATTGGCTTTGGTAAAGCCAGATGTGATCGCGCTACTAATAGATGTTCCGACTTTATCTAATCCAGTGGCAGCACCGCTAATCCCAGATGCTAATCCTGCAAAAGGGTTTAATCCAGCACCAATATCACCAATCCCTAGAGCCGCACCACCAAAGGCATCGGATAGACCATCGGTAAGCGATCGCGTCAATCCATCAAAATTTAATGCAATGCTGTCAACTGCACTGTTAACAGCATTACCTAATGATGTAGGTAGTGCTGCAAGCCAATCATCAACTTGATTAGGGATTGATTGAAAAAAGCTTGCAAAAGTTTGCCGTGCAGATGCAATTCCAGGTTTTAGCGAATCTGGTATAGCATTGCCAATAGGCTTAATTGCGGCATTAAGTTTTCCAGTATCTGGTGCAATTCCTTGAAATAAACTATCAACCGAAGTTTTAGCGCGATTCGATATATCACTAAACAGCGTTGATACATCTGCGGGGATATCTGAAAACACGGACGCGATCGTATCTTGTGCTGCTTGACCCCCACGGGTAAATGCCGACGTAAATAGCTGAGGAACCTCACTTAGAGATTGACCCAGCTGATTTGTATCTACTCCATCAATTGACTGTAGAGCATTCCGCGCAGCTTGAGTACCCCGATTAAATGTTGAAGTGAATAACTGAGGGATTTCAGCCAAAGACCGATTTAAGTTACCCGTGTCGATATCATCAATGGACTGAAGTGCGCTGTTTGCCGCCTGACTACCACGAGTGAAAGCTGAATTAAATAAAGTTAGAACCTCGCCTAGCGCTTGAGTTAAACCACTTGTATTGAGTTCACCAATGTTTTGAAGAGCATTAGTTGCGGCTTGAGTGCCGCGATTAAACGTAGAGCTAAAGAGTTGAGGTACTTCATTCAGCGATTGCGTTAGTTCATCTGTATTAACACCACCAATATCTTGGAGTGCGCTGTTTGCTGATTGACTGCCGCGAGTGAATGCTGAGTTGAGAATCTGCGGGACTTCAGTCAGTGATTGAGTCAGTCCGCTAGTGTCTACATTACCAATATTCTGAAGAGCGTTGGTAGCAGATTGGTTACCACGGGTGAATGCGGAGTTAAATAATTGAGGAATCTCACTCAGAGACTGATTCAATTCACCAGTGTCAAGTTCGCCAATACTCTGAAAGGTATTTTGTGCTATCTGAACACCACGGGTAAATGCTGAAGTGAAGAATTGAGGTATTCCACTTAGCGATCGCGTTAATTCACTAGTATCTACTCCACCAATTGATCGAAGGGTATTGGTGGCAACTGAACGGCTACGATTAAATACTGATGTAAATAAACTTGGGACTTCATTTAGCGACTGCTTTAGGTTATCTGTATTGACGCCATCAATATTCTGAAGTGCATCTTGAGCAACTTGATTACCACGAGTAAATGTCGATGTAAATAGTTGAGGAATCTCGTCTAGTGATTGGCTTAAACGCTTTGTGTCAAGTTTGTCGATACCCTGAAGAGCGTTGCTTGCAGCCTGACTACTACGGGTGAATGCCAAATTAAATAAAACTGGAACCTCACTCAATGATTGAGTTAAACCACTTGTATTTAATTCACCGATGCTCTGGAGAGCGTTCTGTGCTGCTTGAGCGCTCCGATTAAATGTCGAGGCGAATAAACCCGGAACATCTTCTAAAGATTGTGTCAACTTACGGGCATCTACCCCACCAATATCTTGAAGTGCATTTTCTGCGGCTTGACTGCCTTTATCAAACGCTGAAGTAAAGAGCGGTGGGATACTATTGACAGACTGGCTTAGTTCTCCAGTATCAATACCACCAATTGACTGTAAGGCAGTTTGAGCTGACTGACGACTACGGGTGAAGGTCGAGTTAAATAAATCAGGTATTTCGGCTAGCGATCGCGTTAATTCGTCGGTGTTCAATTCACCCACGGTTTGAAGTGAATCTGTGGCAACCTGACTACCTCGACTAAATGCCGAGTTAAAGAGTTGCGGAATTTTGCCTAGCGATTGATTTAATTCGTCGGTGTTTACTCCTCCAATATCTTTAAGCGCATCTGAAGCCGTTTGGCGACTACGATTAAATGTTGATGCAAATAAACTCGGTATTTCACCCAAAGATTGACTTAGCGCACCCGTATCGACTTCCCCGATTGACTGTATGGCGTTCTGTGCAACTTGACTACTACGAGCGAATGTTGAGTTAAAAATTTGTGGAACTTCACTCAGCGATTGAGTAAGTTCGCTTGTATCGACAACACCACCAATGTCCTGAAGAGCATTTTGAGCTGATTGCGAACCACGGGTGAACGCTGAATTAAAAAGTGTCGGAATCTCACCAAGAGATTGGGTTAAACCGCTTGTATTTAATTCACCGATATTCTGAAGCGCGGTGGTTGCGGCTTGACTGCTACGATCAAATGCTGAGTTGAATAGTTGTGGAACACCACTCAATGATTGGGTTAATCTACTCGTGTCAATACCATCAACACTTGCAAGTGCATTTTGTGCTACTTGACCACCACGAGTAAACGCTGAATTAAATAAAGCGGGTATTTCGCCTAAAGATTGAGTAAGTCTGCCTGTGTCAAGCTTACCAATATTCTGAAGTGCCGTAGTTGCCGCTTGACTGCCACGAGTAAATGAAGAGCCTAATAATTGGGGAACTTCGTTGATTGATTGAGTTAGTTTGTCGGTATCTACTCCACCAATTTTCTGTAAAGCATTGGTTGCAGCCTGACTGCTTTGATTAAATGTTGATGTGAAAAGTTTAAGTATTTGATTTAAAGACTGATCTAATTTACCAGTGTTTATCCCATCAATATTTTGAAAAGCATTGTCCGCAACTTGCCTACTACGAGTAAATGTTGTGCCAAATAGTCGCGGTATTTCTTCTAGTGATTGATTAAGTTTATCCGTGCTTAATTCACCAATACCCTGAATGGCATTATTTGCCGATTGCTTACCACGAGTAAATGCCGAATTAAACAATTGAGGTACTTCACCAAGAGATTCAGTTAACCCTCCAGTGTCTATGCCACCAATCGCCTGAAGAGCATTAGTAGCTGCACGACTCCCCTGATTGAATGTTGAAGTAAACAAAGCTGGTACTTCTGACAAAGACTGAGTTAGTTTGTCGGTATCGATTCCATCAATATTTTGAAGTGCGTTGTTAACCGCTTGACTACCACGAGTAAATGTTGATACGAGTAAGCTTGGTACCTCATCAATTGATTGGATTAATTTACCCGTATCTATTTCTCCAATGTTTTGAAGCGCATTTTTTGCTACTTGGCTACTACGGGTGAATGTGGTTGTGAATAAACTTGGAATCTTGTCTAGCGATCGCGTTAGCTCACTAGCATCAATATCACCAATGTTTTGAAGCGCATTCTGAGCAGTTTGAGTACCACGGGTAAAAAATGAAGTAAATAAACGCGGCACTTCACCCAATGATTGAGCTAATCCGTCAGTATTAACGTCGCCAATGTTCTGGAGAGCATTTTGGGCAACTTGGCTACTTCGATTAAAAGTTGAACTAAAAAGCTGTGGAACCTCACTTAGCGATTGCGTTAATTTGCCAGTATTTATACCATCGAAATCTTTGAGTTTGTTCTGTGCTAATTGTGCGCTACGAGTAAATGTTGAATTAAATAAACTCGGTATCTCGTTTAAGGATTGCTTTAATTCACCCGTATTAATATTTCCAATACCTTTAAAAGCATTTTGTGCTACCTGCTCTCCACGACTAAATGCTGATGTGAATAAGGTTGGAACTTCAGCTAATGATTGGGTTATTTCCCTTGTGTCCACTCCACCAATCGATTCAAGATTGTTTTGAGCAATCTGATTGCTTTGGTTAAATACCCTAGCAAATAAACTTGGTACTTCACTTAGTGATTGGTCTAGTTTGTCTGTATCAATTCCATTAATTGACCCAAGAGCTGTAGTTGCAGCCTGACTTCCACGGGTAAACGCTGAATTGAAAAGCTGCGGTACTTCATCCAGAGATTGAGTTAGTCCCTCAGTATTTAATTCTCCCATCGATTGGAGAGCATTTGTTGCAGCGTTAGTACCACGAGTAAATGCTGATGTGAATAAACCTGGAACTTCAGCTAAAGACTGTGTTATCTGGTTTGTTTCTACACCACCAATCGATTGAATGACTTTTTGCGCCGACTGAGCGCTGCGAGTAAATGTTGCTGCAAATAAGGTTGGAATTTCATTTAGCGATCGCGTCAATCCATCAGTCTCTATTCCACCAATATCCCGTAGCGCATTCTGAGCTACTTGACTGCTGCGCGTAAATGTTGAGTTAAATAGTTTGGGAACTTCGGCTAATGATTGAGATAGTTCACCAGTATTTAATTTGCCAATATTCTGGAGAGCATTGTTTGCCACCTGACCGCTACGATTAAATGCCGAAGCGAACAAAGCTGGAACTTCACCTAAAGACTGGCTCAATCCACTGGTATTAACACTACCAATACTTTTAAGCGCGTTTTGAGCTGATTGAGTGCTGCGAATGAAAGTCGAGTTGAATAGTTGTGGAACTCTATCAAGGGATTGAGTTAATTTGCCTGTATCAATACCGCCAATATTCTGGAGTGCGCTATTAGCTGCCTGACTACCGCGAATAAATGTAGAGTTGAATAGTTGTGGTACACCTGCTAAAGATTGATTTAGCTCACCTACATCTAATCCACCAATCTCTTTAAGCGCATTGTTTGCAGCTTGAGCACCACGAGTGAATGTGGAGTTAAATAGTTTAGGTACTTCACCAAGAGACTGATTTAAATCCCTTGTGTCTACTCCACCAATATCCTGAATTGCTATGGTTGCAGCTTGACTACCACGAGTGAAGGCTGATGTGAATAAACCCGGAATTTCATCAAGCGATCGCGTCAACCCACTCAGAGGAAAGGAGACTGGGCTGGCTATATTGCTAAAAACTTGGTTGAATGATTTGCCAATTGCGCCAACTTTATCGACAATATCTTGAGAAACAGAGTTGGTAACACGGTTAAGATTTAATAATGCCGTCTGTAGTGGTTGAGAAACAAGCTTTGATAAACCACTCAGGCTTGATTGAATGTTGGAAATAACACCACTGGCGTTGTCGGTGGCACTAATGACAATTTGAACCGCGTTGTTAGTTGCTGGCATCTATTTGCGCTTGTTATGGTGCTGCCAAAGTTCGTAAGCGTTGACAATTTCTTTCATTTGTTCTTCAGCTTCTGGCGCTTTATTAATATCTGGATGGTATTGTCTAGCTTTTTTCTTAAATGCTTGTTTAACTTCTGGTTCCGTAGAAGCTTGCTTAACTTCTAGTGCATCCCACCAATCATTACCAGCAAATGTTTTGGTACTACGTGATCGGGTATTACCTTCACCAAAGTTAGATTTAAATCTATCTTTAAATTGGTTAAATACCTTATCAAAATCTTTGCCTATATCCCAGTCTTCAATATCCCGCAATGTCTTATTCATTCCACCAACTAAATCTTTAGCTGCACCTGCCATTTTTGCTGACATTTCAAATTCGGACTTGCGTTGCCTTGGGTTTACTAAGTCAACATCATTAGCCATTTTTTCGGCAATTTTTTTGTATGCTGCTACTTTGTTGTTGTGACGTGTTGTAGCAAGCTGCTTAGAAAACGTTTTTTCTTCTTTTGTGCCTTCTCCCTTGTCAATATCATCGTGCTGCATTTCAAGTTCGTCATCAGGAGCATACCTAGAAATAACTTTTTCTTGTAGTTGTTCTTTGGTTAACCCCATTTCTTGCTTCCACGCTTTGTAAGCTTCTTCTGGACTAGATTTAGCTACATGGTTTTGTAGTAACAAAAATTCGCTATAACTACCACCAGCGATAGCCCCCATACCTTTTCCATTAAGGAAACGATCGCCAGCTTCACTTTTTTTTGCGCGTTCTTCGGGTGTTAAATCCAGTGTATTAGCTGAAGCTCGATCAACCCAATCATCGAAATTTTCATCAATTACCTGTTTGTTGGTGGCAATGGCTTGTCTTCTTTTAGCTTGAATTTTGTTCCAAGCTTCTTCTTGTTCCTTTTGTCGTTGCGCTCTACTTTCGGTTTTTTTGCGTTCCCGTTCCACTTTTTCCTCTTCTCGTCTTGCTTTGCGCTCATCTTCAAAACGCTGTCGTGTTTTCTCTAACCCTTCTTTAACCTGCTGCCCAATTTCTTCGCCTTGTTTACGTATTTGCTCTGATCTTTCTTTCTGAGCTTGTTTATCAACTACAGGTGCTTTAATATCAATTTTGGGTGGTTTCCCTGGCATGGGGAGTCCACCTCCAGGTGACAAAATACTAGCAGCACCTACCGCTAGTCCTACACCAGCAGCAGCCAATAACCCTTTACCTGTAATTTCCGCACCTATTTTTACCCGTTTAATCACGTCATCGCGGCAAATAGCGTTTTTGGGTATGCAGACATCCTTACAAGGTTTACCTGTTTTACATTTAGCTTTTTTTCGAGCTGCATCTAAGCGAACCGCATTAAATGCTTCCCAGTAAGCATCTGTTTTCTGTTCTGTGCCTTGAGATTTTGCTTTAGGTTTAGGCTTCGGTTTTGATTTAGCTGCACTCGGTTCTTTCTTCTTGCGCGATCGCGTCTTCTCGCTACGTTCCCGTTGTTTAGCACTGATATCGTAATAGCCAAACCCTTGACGAATCTGTTCTCGCACCTCTGGGTCACGAATATAATCTTCAGGCTCATTCCCTTTAACCGTACTTACCCACTTTTCTCGACGTTTGGGCATCCAAGAAAAAGGGTCTTGCCCAGAAGTAATATTGCGGTAGTTACCTGGAAGGTTTTCAGTAAACCCCGTATCGGGAGCGGATAGGTGAACAATATTAACTCGCTCTAGTACCTCCTTCCCTGTAGGTGAACTCTTCCCCCCTACCGCTTTCATTTTGGATAGGATATCCATTGCTTGGTTCACGACTTCGCCACCTACCGAATGCGACACGATGTTGAAGCTTTTGTCTTTATGCGCCATCTGATAATTGGTCGCATTGCGTCGTACCGCATGAGCATAAATTTGGGCGGCTAGTTCTACAGCATCATCGTTACGCTGTCTGGTCAAATCTTTAGCAAATTGCCCTACACCTCTAGTTGCAACATACCCTAAATAACCCAAACTATAAGAACCATCGGGGTTACGCTTGTTACCGTCGTAAGGAGGAACATCGGTTTCTTTTAAATCAAATTGCACATAATGATTTTTATCAGTTAGCTGAGGGTCTTCTTCCAATAGTTCGCGCATCTTCTGAGATGAATGCCCTAACCCATTAAAACCGCCAACCACAAATGCAATATTTTCTTTGCTAACGCGACTCGTATCCATTCCAACGGCACGCGCTTCAGCGGCTCGTGCTGAGTCATTCAAACCTTGTCGATAGTGGTCTTTAGCTTGCTCATAAGTACGAACTGCTGTACCCGCCAAGAATGCAGCAGTTGCTGTCATCCCCCAACCTAGTGGCGCTTTGCCGACATAATCAGCAAACTTAGAAATCTTGTTCCATTCCCGCGTCCATTGAACAAATTGCTTTTCAGGTTTAGTTTTGCCAATTAAACCAGCGCGTTGGGCACGCCCAGTAAGTGATCGCTCTCTAGTTAGAGTTTTCCCTAGCCTTTCTTGTTGGTCAGGGTCTTTATCTGTTGCCCTTAACGCCTCTTTAAGCTGATCACTTGTCATTTCAGAGTAACGATATACTCCTTTTTCTGATGCTTTTTTCTTTAGCTCTCGAATAGTGTAGGGTTGTCCAGTATCTGGGTTCGTTTCATATGTGTCTTGATCGGCTACGGGTGTTGGTGCAGTTCCACCACCAACTTGAGCAGCCGTAGTTCTTAGTTGAGCCAGTTCCCCAAATGACGCGATCGCGTTAGCTTTCAATCGACATGATTTATTAGAAGCAACACAAGCTGCCCCACAAGATATACCCTTTACGCATTTATCTTTTTTCTTGATCGCATCACTACGTAACGTTAACTCTAATGCCAAAGAATCATAATAAGTTGAGTCTTTTTTGTTTTTAAATCCTGCTTTTTTATAAGTAATGTCGTTACCTTTAATCGTAAACTCTAATATTTTTGTACCATCTCTGAATAACCCAGTTATAGTATTAGCCTTATCAACTTCTACTTTTATAAAATGATCAATACCATCTGTATAAACACGATTTAGAATAGTTTTTAATTGAAATATAAGTTTTTGATAATGTGGATTGGTGACAGCAATAGAATCTGTAGTAGCTTTTTTTCTATTCTTGCTATGCGCTGTATCAGGGATATTGTTAAAATGCTCAACGTTAGCGCGATCGCGCCACTTCTTTTCCATGTCTTGTAGTGATTTTTTAACTTGTTCTAGTTCTTGGTTTTCACTTTGAATAGGTTCTTGCATATACCCTGTAGGAGGAAAGCCCCAATACCAATCATCTACAAGCTCAATATCCGTATATCCTCGACCAACACCCCATGATCGAGCCTTATCTCTCATTTCGGAACGAAAATCTACAAAATTGTCGACATCTGATTGAAAATCGTCTTTAACCTCTTTTTCTTCAGCTATTGTTTGCTCATTCCTTCTGTCAATTGCGTAATTCGTGGCAACAACCGCAGCTTCAAATGCCACAAGTACGCCTATTGCGGCAGAAAATTTCATTAATGCGACTTGTCGTCGTTTTCTTTTTACAGCTTCAACTTTTGCTTTTTTTGCAGGAGAATAAGAACCTATTCTGCATTTATGTGTTTTAGGTATGCAAATCTCCCCACATGGTTGTCCTGTCCGACATTTAGGTTCGTTAGCTGAGTCTTTTTTGGTATTTTTAGTTGTTTTAACATCTTTATAAATAAAATCTGATAAATGTTTTTTCACCTCATCTGACTGAAAATAATCACTTAACAAATGTCCATGAAGCACATCCGTAGATTTAGTGTTTACGTGCTTGAGATTAAATAACTTAGTCTTTGATCGCGTCGGTAAAACGGTTGTAAATTTGTCTTCGTGTGCAGCAATCTCTGTCGTTTCTCCCCAAGGCTCAGTTAGCCCAAAATAAGGAGTTCCAACCGTCATTGACTTAAGCTTGCTCTTCATAGACGGTTTGGCTTGTTTTAGTATCTCCTGTGCTTCATTGACAATCATCCCACCCATAGAAGTACCAAACATGACGATTTGCTTATCTGGGTATTTATCGTGATACGCGATCGCCTGTGCAGCAAGCCTTACCGCAGCTTTATTTCTACCTTGCTCTACCACATTTTTGTAAACAGTTCGCTTAAATCCATCAGCAACAAATTGATGAATACCTTCTGGTTTCTCTTTCTTATCTAAATTACTACCTTGTGTAGAAATAGGAATTGTCTTTAGTCCTTTATCTTTTTGGGATAAAGACTTATTAACGGCTAAAGAAATTATTCTGCCACTAATATTAGGATTAGTGTTTTCATGCCCATAGTCCATTCCACCAACACAAAATACAACAGAGTGCTGTTTTTCCTTTACATTGATAGGTTCTATATCCTTTGCCATTGACTGTGCCATTTTGGCAGATTCTTTAAACCCTTCTCGATAACGCGATCGCACACCAGCGTAAGTGGCTACAGGCACACCAATTAATGCGGCAGTTGCGGCAGCCGCAACTGCCCAGCCCGCTGCTTTGATTGCGCCATCCCCACCTGTATTAGTTTCTTGTGGAGATTCTTTACGACATTTAGCTTTTTGCGGAATGCAAACGCTACCGCAAGGCTTACCTTTTTTGCAATTAGGTTTGGCACGATCATAGCGAACAGCAATCATTATTTTGCTCCCATATTTCTTGCCCAGCGATCGCCTAAGCGTTTACCCACTTTCTGTACTCTTTCTGGGTCAGCAGCATAACGTTCACCACGCTTCTTGCTTTTGCGTGCTTGTTGTTGAATCTTCTTACCTGTATTTTCAGCACCTTTTGTAACTTCAGCTACTTTCCGTTCAGCTTGTTTTTGAAGTCTTTTGCCAGCGACTCCTACTTCTTTAGCTGTTCTTATAGCCGCTTTACGAGTTTCATGGTATTTCTTATCGACTTCTTTTTTTGTTTCTTTGTAATTTTTATCGACTTCTTTTTTTGTACGTTCTACAGCGCGTGTCGCTTTCTTGCCAGCTATTCGTGCCGCTTGACCCGTTTTCTTTGCAGCTTGTTGAATGTTTTCTTTAGCCACCTCTACACCTTTGTTGACATTGCTAGCAAGTTCTGCGGCTTTCCCTTCTACTTCCCGCTTTGCTACAAGTGCGGTTTTTTGTACCTGTCGCCCAATTTTTTTTGCACCTTTAGCAATCTCTTCTCTGTTTTGATAAGCCGCAGCACCACCCGCAGCTAATGCCGCAGCACCAACAACGCCAGCGGCAATTGCACCTGCGCCAGGAGCGCGTAAGTTAGCACGCCCTTGTCGCATTTTTGCTTGCGCCCCACCGCCCATTGCACTTCTACATTTCATTTGCTGAGGGATACAACGCCTACCACAGGGTTTGTTTCCTGGTTTGCATCTCATCTGTGCATCAACACGGAAAAACCCCAATGCATAATCGTATGTCTCCCAAGCATCAGTATGAATACCTATGTTGTCGAGTACGGCATGAGCGTATTCGTTTAGATACTCAGTTTCTTCGGGATGATAATAAGTAGTGATTGTGTCGGAATCGGCAATGTATGAGTAAAAGTTTCCCCCGGACATTATTTGACCAAACAAAACACCATCAGAATCTAGGTTCGCGGTTAATACTGCATCAACAGGAGCATCAAATGTTAGCGTAATTGCTTCAGCAATTGGTTGTGTAATTTCTCTGTCGTTCATTTAAATAACCTTCCTTTCGTAATTCTTACTTGCCTTGAATACGTTGCTTTGCTTTGTCGATACCTGATTGAACATCTCGCATAATTGTTTCTCTGTTTTCGTAAAGTGCGGAACCCGCAGCCATACCCGCACCCATTAAAACAGCAGTTCCTACAGTTCCTGCAATACCTGCGGCTGCTCCAAATGCTTGATTAGCTGGATTTTTAAGACTAACAAGTCCTTGTCTCATCGCGTTTTTAGCAGGGTTTTTCATATTTTTACGACATCGCTTTTTTCTAGAAATACAGCGATTTCCACAAGGTTGATTACCTTGACTACATTTTACTTGTGCATCAACTCGGAAGAAGCCACAAGCGTAATCATAAGTATTTGATGAATCAACATGAATATTTATATTATTTAAAAAACCTTTTGCGTATTCATCTAAATAATCAGTTGCGTCTTGGTGGTAGCTTGTAACAACTTCATTACCATTTGATGCATAAGAATAAAATTTACCTTCAGACAAAAGTTGTCCAAACACAATACCTTCAGAATCAAGGTTAGCTGTTAAAATTTCATCCACAGGAGCATCAAAAGTTAGCGCGATCGCTTCTGCTATGGGTTGAACAAGCTTTCTAAACTCCATCTAAATAACCTGCCTTTCGTATTTCCATCCCAACTCTTTTGCGGTTCGAGTATTTATTTCATGGTGGTAATCTGCTTCTAGCTGTGACGCTGCTTTTCTCCCTAAAATTAAATCTGTTTGAAATTCATTCATCACTTGACGTTCGTGTTTCTCGTAAACTGGCTTTACCCGCCAGTTCCAATCCCCCCAACCTTTTTCACCCGGACTAAGAACGTGTCGATAGCCTGCGCTTACAGCCCGCATTTCTTTTGGACGAAAAGTACAAGCCACTTGAATATCAGGAGGGGATAGACTTATACCTTTAGAAGCAGGATGGCTAGGTGGGAACCCGTAAGCATTTGGATGATTGTGGGTAACGATCGCGCCTTTTATCTTGGGAAAGTCGCTAGCATCAAAACCTACCTGTGTAGGGTGATTGTCAGTACGGTGAGCTAGTACATCGCCAGTCTTAGAATCGATTATTAACAAGTGTTCGTATGGAAGATCTTTTAGTTTGTCTTCTTCAGCCTCAACTCTCTGTCTAACAAAGTCTGGTGAGCTTGCTCTAGATAGCTTTGTTGTCGATTTGCATTTTTTGGTTTTAGGCACACAAGCATTTCCGCACAACTTGCTTTTGGGCGAACAGTTAGGGGTTGTGCGGTCAATTCTCAAAAATCCTTGACGATAAGCACGCGATCGCACACGCTCAGTAGCATTACAAGCAGAATCACCCCTAGCCAACTGCAAGAGTAACGCCTCAACGTAGGTGTCTGATAAATCTGCCAAAACAAGACATAGCGCGACTTCTTAAGTTTAGGGTCGTGTACGTGATGGTTATAAAAACTACTCAAAATTGAATCAATGTTGTTAAATAGGTGTTCGTATGTAAGTCCATCCCATATCTTTAGCTACACGCTTATTGAGTTCGTGGTGATAAATTGCGTTTAGCTCTGCGGCTTTGTATTTGCGAGAAAGTATATGATCTTGACATTCCTTTAGAAGTTGTTCGTCGTGTTTGTCGTATATAGGTTTTACTTGATTATCCCAATCCCCCCAACCCTTAGCACCTACGCTTAAGCTATGACGATATTTTCGGCTCACAGCACGCATCTCTTTAACATTCATTTGACAAGAAATACGAATATCAGCTTCAGAAAAACTAGTACCTTTACCTTGAGGATGAGATTCTGGAAAATTAAGAGCTTTGGGATGATTATGGGTAAAAATAGCGCCCTTCATTTTACCCATAGCTTCAGTAGGAATATCCACTCTTGTTGCTTCGTTGCTAGAACCTTTTGCTATTGTCTTTCCTGTTTTGGGATTAATAATTACAAAATGCTCAACAGGTGAGTCTTTAATTGCATCTTCTTCTTTTTCAACGTTGCGTTTTACAGTTTCAGCACGATTTTTTGCAATTTCTGTATGTAGAGCCATCGATGCCGGAATGGCTATAGCTGCCCCAAGTCCCACAGTAGCAGCTATTCCAACACCTATAGAAACAGCATTTGTTGCATTGAATGGTTTTTGTTTAGTTTGTTTGCAATTGTATTCTTTAGGAACACAGCGAGTGCCACACAATTTACTTTTAGGTGAACAATTTGGTTTGATGCTATCTAGTTTTTTTTTACTACGTTTTGCTCCACGCTCTTTCCGCTTACGGTCAATTTCTCTTAACCGAGCTTGTTTTTCAGCAAACGCCGATGTCTCTTTTTTCAGTACATTTTGAGCGTGTCTTTCTTGCTCAAGAGATGTTGGCTCACCTTTAATTTTCTTGCCGTCAAAGTAATCCCGAAGTTTTCCTCTGACTTTGCTATCTAATAAATATTTAAAATGTCCATCTACATGAGGAACATTAATTTCGTCTCGAACAGGTGTATGACGAGTAACAAAATCTGATGGGCTGTTAAATGTTACCGAGTCACCTACTTTTTCAGTTAACCCCCCGTAAGGTGAGCCAAAGTTAGCAACACGTACCTTAACACCCATTTGTTTTAATATTTCCTGTGCCTCATGGGTTGCCATTCCAGCACCAGAATAACCAATTAGGTTAATAGGTACATCTGGATGTTTTTTACTAAATGCGTAGGCGTGTGACGCCATTCTGACGGCTACGGGGTTACGACCTTCTTTAAATACTTTTTCTAAAACGTTTTTGGCAATTTCTTCACCTTTCATGAAATTAGGGGAAAAACCAGACGCATCAATAGGAACAACGTGGTGATCGTCAAATAGACCATCGTTACCCATCAAATCGCCTGAAACACTGACGCCTGAGTCCGTGTTGTCTTCTCCGGCAAACCCATTAGCAACTAACGTAATTTGCTTAGCTTTTTTGTACATTTCGCTTGGTTCTTTGCCGTAGCGTTTTCCGACTTCCCCTAAAAAATACCGTTCATTAGGAGTTCCACCGTAGAGTACATCTGGAATTGCTGGCTCTCCTTCACTTTTAGGTTCAGGAACACCTTCGCCTTTAAACTTTGAAGCTGCAATAAGCTTTTTGTCTCGTTTAGTCCATTTATAATTTTGAGTTGCTAATTTTTCAGCTTCTTTTTTAGCAATCTCCGCAGATTCACTAAAGCCTGCGCGGTATGTTGCTCTTGTTGCTAAATATCCAGCAACAGGCACACCTAATACCCCAGCTGCAAATACAGCTGCACCGACAAGACCTGGATTAATCTTTGGAAATTTCTGTTCGGGTGGTTTAGTTGTGCTGCCACCTAACACCTTTCGCACTGCGTTACTTAATTGGGCAGCTTTAGGTGATAGTTCGCGATCGCACACCTTTCCTTTTGCTATACAAGTACCACCACACGCTTTACCAACAATACAGCGCTTCTTCTTACCTCCGTTCATTTTGTCTAAGCGGATAGGCATAACTTCAACAAAACCCGCTAGATATGCATCGCTTTTTGCTTGTGCTTCAACATACCGAATTCTGTTTTTTGGAGATATCTCAAAAGTATAAACTTGACGATTTTCTAAAAATTTACCTGTAATCGTATTGTCTTCATCCAACGCAAAACTAAGTACAGCATCTATACCGCTAGTAAATGAAGACTCAATAATCTTTTTTAAAGCTAATGCGGTCTGTTGTCTAGACGGTGTAGAAACTGAAGTTGCAACCATTAGTTTTGTTTTCTCCGTCTATTGCGCTCTTCTAATTTTCGCTTCAATTCTTCAGGATTACGTTTTTCCCGTCGTGACTGAGCTTTTTTAATGCGCTCTTCTTGCTCTTTGCTAATTTTTTCACCAGATACGGCTTTACCACCCAAGAATCCTTTGAGTTGTTTTCTAACCGTAGGGTTTTTTAAATAATCAAAATGATTATGTACTGAACTTACTTCTACGCGATCGCGAATGGGCATTCCTGTCATATTCTGATCGTTATCAGATGCAAATGTAATTGAATCTCCAACTTTTTCTGTCAACCCCCAATAAGGGCTACCAAAATTAGCGGTTTTTACATTTTTAGTAACACCCAACTCTTTTAATATCTCCGCAGCTTCGTGTGTAACCATCCCACCCGCCGAATAACCCATCAAGTTAATAGGTTTATCTGGATATTTTTGGTGATAATAATAAGCTTGGGTTGCAAGGTTCACTGAAACAGGGTTATGTTTTTTACCAATAGCTGTATTGAGCATCTTTGCCCAAGACATTTCCATTGCTAAAATTTTATTATTTCCTGTAATTGTTCCAGGACTAAACTGACCTTTTTTAGTGTTTTCAATATGTTCTTGAAAATCTACATCAAATTCTTTATTTTCAATAGGCTCTACATAATGATTATCAAATAATCCATCATTACCTAGTAATTGTTTTGCCCATTTTTCAGAATTTTTTCCATCTTGTCCAGCAAAACCACCAACAACAAGTGTTATTTCATCAGCATCAATGTCTTTGTCACCATTCAAGCCTGTCTTAAGCGGTGTAGTATCAGAATCCTTGTCAAGCTTCTCTTTAACAGCTGTTTTTACCTTTTCGGCAGACTCCTTAAATCCTTCTCGATATTCAGAACGAAATGCCATATAGCTAGCTGCGGACATCCCAATTACAGCAGCACCTGCTATAGCACCGGCTGCTATTAATGGAGTTACATTATATTTTTTGGCAACATCTTGCTTATTTGTGTCAGGCGGTGCAGATTTTAATTGAGTGCGAATTGCACCCATTGTTTTAGCTGCGACATTGCCAAGCTTAATCGAACACTTCTTGCCTTTGGTAATACAAGTCTTTCCGCATGGCTTACCTGCTACACAACGACGCTTGCTACTACTTGTGTCTAGTCTTGCTCCATATTTTAATAAACCGCTATCTCCGTAGTAGCCAATAAGGTAAGCATCACTCCTAACTTTTGATTCTACATAACTCAAAATATTGTTAGGTGTAATCGCGAAGTCATAAACCTGACGATTCTCTAAAAACTTTCCCGTTATCTTTCCATCTTCTTCCAAATCAAAACTCAACACCCCATTAATCCCTGACGTAAATCCGCTCTCGATAACACGCTTGAGCATTAATCGAATGCGTTGCTGAGGGCTAAGTTTAGGGAGAGTTGCTGCGTTCATTTAATGGTTTTGAGCTTAAATTGAATACCGCGATCACCTGGATAGGGTTTCTTGTGGTCATTCTTACCCGACCATATTTCAAATGGGATACCATCGGGGAATGCTGTACAGATTTTCTTATCTGTTTTGGCAGATTCTAAGTCTAAGTGCTTGCATTTGGTGCAGATGTCACTAAATAGCGATTTCTTAAGGTGTGAGTCGTCAATAAACATAGACTTGCTGCTCTCCTATTTTGCTCTCTAACACCATATCCCACGTAGTACTCTTCTCCTCAATCGAGACAAAGCTACACTGAATACCTTCGGTAAGCTGTTCGTCTACAACAACGCCATCTATCCAATAGTCAAGTCGCTGCCCAACTAAATCCCCGTACAAATACCGTTTACTAATACCCTTTACCTGAAATTGCTGGTTAGCGGCTTGAATTTGAGTAGCGCCTTCTAACCCCTTCTCTTGTGGCGATGTGTAGGTAATGTGGGGCTTAGGTGTTATTTCCAGGAATGTTTCATCGTCTCGATTACGACGACGGATGATAAGCGATCGAATTGTGTCGAGTCCTTCAGCTTCAGCTGCTAGCTCATCTCTTAACCCAATCATGTCACTGAGATGTTCTCCCCACATCAGAAAGCAAATCCTGTATTAGCCGATACAGATTCTTGATAACCCTTGGCTTCATCGCCTAACATACCTAGCTTTGCTAATTCTCCAAGCTGATCTTTGTACTGTTTGAGCCGAACACCATAAGTTGTCATCCCCAAGAACGCATCATCCTCAGCACCACTACCACCACTAGTCGGAACAGATGGAAAACTCACCTGATTGCCTGCCGCGATCGCACCGGCTGTTGAAGCAGTGACTGATAGTTGGTTGTAGCGTGCTGATAGCGTGTGCGCTGTAAATAACCCAACCGCGATCGGCTGCATTGTCCCCCATTTGGCAACAGGGCAGCTTATTTCAGCAAGCGTTATAGTGCTTGTAATTATAGAAGCTCTCAGACGAGCAAACTCAGGATAGCTGAGTAGAAATTCTTCACGAGTCATCGGAATATTGCCGTTCGTTCTGACTGAACGTTGCTGGTAAACATGGATAAATTGATCGTATCTGAACCGTTGGTAATTACCAATGTATTGCCGACAATAGTGCGCTTGGGGCGTCCGGCATTACGAATATCGAGTAACTTCTGTGCGTGTTCTCTGTCTTGTTGAGTAGTCATAAAAATCAAACTGACAACGATGCGTTGTCAAAATTACGTTAATTTATACTATTTTGTTTTGGTTGCTGGTGGAGACGGCTCAGGTGTTTCATTTGACTTTTTTTGTTCAGCTAGTATTTCTTTGAGTAGAAATATTTGAACCAATGCCAAATGTGTACCATTAACAGGCTCTAACTGCCCGTTAGGATAACGAACCTGATCGCCAACGAGATCAAAAGGTAATTCCTTAGATTTGATGTTAAGTACCATGATTTAACCTAGATAAATGAACCTACTGGAAACGATTGTTGTGGGTTCTTGGTCTTTTCTGCAACTTGTTCTAGCCGCGCTGCGATCGCTTTATCAATTTCTAAGCGCTTGTCCCGATTCCTAGACTTCTCTAGCCAACTCAAATCATTACAGAAGCCAATCACGGATACCGCAGCACCAATAGTCGTAAAATCGGTGCTGTCGCGTGATGTAGTTTCTGCGTTAGGTATGAAGATTGCGATCGCACCTACACCCTGCATTCGTTCCACTTCTTTCTGATTCTGTGGAAAGGACATGGCAGCTTGCCAAATTGCGTAGTCAACAAACGTACATCCCTCTTTTAAGGTTAAAACACCCATCAAGACTTGGGTTTGGACATTTTTGTTAAACTCAAACTCATTTTCTTTTGGGTAAGCAAAAATGAGATGTCCCATACGCTGAGGTTGATCGAGTTTAGGACGATGTGCCACTGCGTAATATTCGGGTAGTCGTTTTTCGACAACTTTAACTTGTACTTTAGATTCTGTTTCAGGCATTGTTTAGTCGTTGGTGCTGAGTAGTGAGTAGTGAGTACTATAGGATTAAACTCCGATCATGACATGAACGGAGTAGGGGTTGTAAACTTGGATGCCGTTCCAATCAAACGCCACAGGGCGATACAGCATGAACGGGTAGACCATCAGCTGACGGAAGCGGAAGGGGTCAGTAATACGCGCCTTTACATACATGGGGTTTCTAGAGTAGAAGAGTGCTACGTCTTCCCCGTTAGGTCCACAACCTTCTAATTCCCGCATCCAGCCGATCTGAACGTTTGGGTTAGTGTTGTTCTCCTTAAAGAACTTGAGTACAGTTTTTTCCAGAGCACCATCCATCCGGGCTTGGGAGTTCATAAACGTAAACTGTTTACGTGGAAGCCAGATGGTGTCACATTCGAGCGCGTCGATTGTAGAGTCAGATACAGCACTCATCCCAAATGTAAGTGCGGAGATAAGCTGGTTGGCATTTCCTACAGAACCGTCGAGTTTATAGGGAGAGATTGAACGCAAGAACGCAGGATGGTTAACAAATCCCGGCATTCCCGTCTTGCGATCGCCAAACAGTATTAGCCTATTGAGTGTTTGAACATAAGCCTTACGAACTAGCGCAATCTTTTGTTCATCAATAGGTAAGCCTAAGTGATTAAAAGCTGCTACTTCTTTTTCGGAGTAGTAGTAGCCAGAACGATAAGATTTAACATCGTTCTTGAATTCGGTAGCCACCATATCCACGAATGGGAGGTTGGTGGTGAAGTCGTCGGCTAGCTCGAAGCTACCAACTCCATCTGTCATGCGGAAGCTGGTGGAGAGCGCCCACGGCATCTCGACCTCTTCAATTTGAATCATCAAGCCGTTGGCGGCTTTTTTCTCCGGATAAACTTGCTCGATTACCCTAGCTTCTTTGTACTCAAGGTCACGAGCAAATGCCATGACGCCTGGAGAGTCGGTTCTAAGTTCAGCTTGATAGGATTTGATTGCCATTTAATTATTGGTTGTTAGTCGTTCGTTATTAGCTGTTTTGCCTACCAAGTTCCGTAGCGGTTGAACTGGCATAACGCCATGAAAAGTCCGCCAACCGTAGGTTCGGTTGCTCCCACAATTCGGCACATTGCAGAAATGTCTTTGCCCGTAGTGTCGCGAGTGAGCTTGCCTTTTAAACCGGGTGCGATCGCGCAATAGGCTTTCTCGCCAATCTTTAAATCAGCTTCAACACACTCTGTCCAGATACCCTTAATCGTTCCGGTGTCTTCCATGACGTTCATGGTGTCCCCGAACATATATCCACTTTGAGCGCAGTGGAAATACCCAACTTGTTCGGTGTGATGAGTACGTTTGGTGATGCCCAAGATTTCGTCAGTGAGCGAGTCAATCAATGTTGCTGAACTCACACCTTCACGCGGGTCGAGTTTGTAATCGGTTTTTCGACCAACAAAACGACCGAAGGGAATGACAAGATTAGATGCGTCACATAGGTTAGAACCCGTTACCACTTTGGTAACGGTTAGTCCTTGCCCCGTAATGCTTAACGGTACGCCTTGAATGCGTCCAGTTAGTGTAAGCGTGTTGGTTGTATCGTTTTTAGTCAAGTCGGCAAGACGATACACCGTAGGTTTTAACCTAATCTCGTTGTAGATTCCAGTAATGACTTCAGCAATAGTCGGATCAGCATCTGACATATAACTGATGCGTTGCCCTTGAATCATTGCGCTGTATTCGGTGTTTGCTGTAACTGCGCCAGTGGTTATTGTGTACGTGTCAACAGCACCAACGTCATTAACGTGAGGGAGAATACGTGAGCTACCCATACCGGAAAGCATTCCGGGTAAGGCAACAAACATATCAGTGCGATAGTCGGTTTGCCCTCCGACTGGGTTATGTGTGGGAAAGAATTCAGCCATAATTTAAACCAAGTCGAGGGGTTTGTTCCAAGAATTCATGTAGAGGTCGCGTTGCTTTTCTGCTGCACCTTGCAGCGGGGAAGTAGGAGTGCTATTTGAGCGAGCTTGCGCGATCGCAGTTTGAATTTCGCTAGGTGGTGTATGAGAACCGATATAGGAAGTAGTGTTAATACTGTCGTTACGTTCTAGCTGCTCCGGGTACTGTTCGGTAGTTTGAAGCTTTTGAGATTTGATAAAGTCATAAACCCCATCAACATAGGCATCACTCCGATTTGTTAAGTCAATATCGGGATTAAGCGTTTCTATAGCCAGCCGACGAACATCGGTAGGTGTGGCAAACGAATCAAGTTTGTCTTCAGAAATCAAACCAGGGACAATTTTGTTGGCATCAACGTAAGCAACAAACAGCTGATGAGGGTCAACATCAACAAAATCAGAATCCTTCCGTCCCCCTTTTTTCTTTGGTATTGGCGTAGGTTCCATATCTTCGTCATCGTCCTCATCGTCAGCTTCGTCATCGTCACCCAGCTCGTCGATATCATCTGGGTCAAAATCTTCGTCTTCGTCAACCTCAACAATGGGAGCTTTGCCTTTTTTCTTGCCTTTGTATGGCATCGCAGCATCTTGCCTACTTTCAGCTTCAGCGAGTTGAATTTCTAAAGCGTCAGCCCTACCACGTTCGCGATCGCGCTCGTCGGCAACTTCGTCTACTTGTTCTCGCAATTCATCGAGTTGTTCTTCGCGCTCTTGAAATTGAATCTCTAAAGCGTCTTTGCGAGATTGAAGCTCTACAAGAGCGTTGAGTTTTTGGTTCATCAGTACCGCAACAGTTTCCGGCACATCAGAAAAATCCATGTTGTCGATACGGATGACAGCCATGCGTTTTGTGGGTGAGTTAGTAGTAGGTAAAGGAGAATCAGGAATTACATATTCGTCTTTGCGAAATTCAAACGGTTTGGCAAGGATGGCAACATCATCGTCTTCGCTATCAATTCGCAAGCAGACTTCTGGACCAGCACGACCTTTAGAAGTAAGTGCAATATGGTTTACGCGAACGTTGCGCTGAATGGCGTCAAATCGTTCACCACCCTTATCTGGAGCAGCATCGGTAACAACATAAGTGCCTGTTTTTGGGTAGTAGATGCCACCAACGGGTTCAATGTCACAGGTGTAACCAATGGATACTTCTTTCTTCCCATTGCACTCAACAGCATTCACGCCATCGCTATGCCAAATACGAACAATGCCGCCAACAAAACCCTTTTCGTAGCGACGTTCATACATTGGTTCAGCATCTGATGCTCCAACTTGATAAGTTTTTGCATTATCCGCTGTCACTAAAACAGGTGGATGCTCGACCGTTATAGGTTTTGAGCCGTAACTAGTCAGCGTTTCCTCGTCGTAGTTGGTTTCTGGTAAGCGAAGTTCTCGCCTTGTCCCACCGTTGGGAAGGCGATACTCTAAAACGCCATCTCGCGCATAAATAGCTTCCGAAAACAATGCGCCTTCGGCAGTTTTATGAGCTTTACGAAGTTTGCCTGAGTCGTAGCGTGTAGCCACCAAAATACTTATAAAATCGCTAGCTAAATACTAAAGATTTCAACAAGCAAATTGGTGGAACTACTCAGTTTTGCATCACTTAAGCAGGTTTTATCGAATTAAAGTGAGGATGGGTATTAGTAGTTGAACTGTGATGCAGCGTAAAATCTCAGAAAAAAATATATCCTATTTAGGTGTGAACCCATATAAAGCATTGGGGAAAATTATCTATAACCTGCGTCGGCGTAATCATCGAAACATAATTACGCAAGAAAAACTAGGGGAATTAATTAACCTAAATCGCACTAGCGTTGAATATATAGAACATGGAATCAGAAAATTAGATTTATTTGAAGTCAAGGATATTGCTAGCCTGTTTAGTGTGTATTCACCTGAAATTGCACAGCTTAAATTAGTTTTAGATACACATTTTCCCAAAGGAAATCACGGAACTCGTGATATCCATAAACAAACAGGTGTTTTAATTTGCAAGTCTAGACTGAACGTTGGAATAAATAGAAACGAACTGTCAAGACGAACAGGAATAGACGCTGCTTTGTTGTGGCGAATTGAATCAGGCTTCGTCCGAATTTATTTGCTTGAGGTGTGGGCGATCGCACGAATACTGCGAGAGTGTGAGGAATTTAAGCAGTTAGATGATGCTCTTTGTGACTTACTCACGAATGATTTGGTAGTTAATGCTTGCGCGTGCTAGACCTGTAGATTGCAATGTTTTTAGTATTCGTCCTTTGGCTTTTTTTAACCTTCTTGTGTAAGGTGTGTTTTTCTTCCAAGGTGTACCATCTGGCGCAATTTCTCTATCCCAACGGGTATCTATACTTAGGAGTAACGTTTCACCGCATTCACGTAAAGCAATTTCAGCACCTCTTGGTACAGGCTCGGCTATAGCATCATCAAAAATTTCAATTATTTCTTGGCGATCAGTTCGACTAATCCCCAAAAACTCTCGTTTTGTCATTCCATTTGTACCTAACTGATGCTGTTTCATGTATTTGATAGGAGTTCCTACAACAAGCTTGAGTTTACCTAAATCGGCTGTAACCTGCTGAAGTTGGGTAAGTTTATCTTTGAGTTCGCGATCGCTTATTGCAGCACTAATCGTTACCATCGTCCAAAACTCCTTTGGCGCTAAGGTCTTTTTCCACCACTTCTCTAATGCTAGGAGAAAGACCCGTTAATCCGTCTTTTAGGATTTGTTGTCGCGATTCTTTAGGCGATGAACCTGCGGCACTCCTAAACCCAGGTTCTGCAATGGTATTAGGATTAGGTGGAGTTTCATACGTAACACCCATGCGTTCCATTTGTTTCTCGCTTAACGTCATAACAGTACAGCGACAGCCAAATCCGCAGGGAGCAAAGGCTTTATCCCAAAATGTCTCAGTATTCCTAAATACTTTGCGATGCAACGCTTGGTGGTGTAGTCTGGGTGTTCCACCTTCTTCTTTCCCTGGCGTCCTATGAATCCACATCCAACCCGGACGACGATCAGCTATGTCGGGGTCAAGCATTTGCTCACGCCGTCCTGCACTATAACTGCGACGAATATTAGTGTCAAAAATAGTTTGAATGCGGCGATCACCAGGTTGCCATCCCTTGCGCCCAATTAAGCGATTAAATTGACGGGTGAAGTCGTCTAGTCCTGTACCGTCTTCCATTGCCCGTTCAATAAGCCACTTGGCATCTTCTAGTAAACTGCCTTTGGTAAGTCCTGTGATAGTGAAAGCGTGGTCGTGGAAACCTTCAGGCACTTTCTGCCCACGTTGCGTTGGAAAAGGTACTTTGTCTTTAAAGTAATCAATTGCTTCCTGAAATGGTTGGTTTAAATATTCTGGTCGCTTTGGCACTGTAAAGATAACTCAAAACTAGCTTCTTTTCTTTTTTCCTTGCACTCTTCTCAAAATTTCAGTACTTTCATGTCCTAGACGGTTCCATCCTTCGTCAAGTTCTTTATCTTCAGTTTGACTTTTTTGGCGTTGCTTGTTTTTAGCATACAAAGTTCCAGCTGTTGCTAGGACAGCCGTAGCTGCTAGTGCAGCAGGAATAGCTCCTCGCATACCCGCGCTATTTTGACGACATATGTCTTCTTGTGGGATGCAGCGTTGCCCACAAGGTTTATTTCCGGGTTTACATTTGGGTTTAGCACGTAAGGCACGATCACGTCTTACCCTAGCAGTTGTCTGAATAAAACTGGTGTAATAAGCGGCACTATTCATAGCAAATCAAGTGGCTTACGCCAAGCGTTGTATGGGTCGTATGTTGAAAAGTTGTACCAGTAGCTACTGGGCATTGCTGGATGTTGTGCTATTGCCTCATTATAAGCAGATTCAATGTCGTCCCAAACGCTATCCTTGCGATTACCTTTGCCTCTTGCAGAACCTTTGTGTGCTTGAGCTTTTTCATAAGCTTCAGTCGCTTCTCTGAACTTATCTGGGTTGCCTGTTTCACGATTATCCGGATGAAGCTGTGCTGCAAGCTTGCGGTAAGCCGCTTTGATTTGTTGAGGTGACGCATTTTTAGGCACACCTAACACGTCATAATAAGCTTTACCTTGTTCGTTTTTGACGGGATCTGGTTTGTGTTTTCCTGAACCTACAGATTGTTTCCATCGGTCATCAAATCCTGGATCTGGGTCAAAGCCAGCTTTGCGCTTAAATTCTTCTCGATTCTTTTGAAACTCATCACGGGCTTGTTCCCATTCTTCTGTTGTGAACTCGGTATATTGTTTACCTGCATATTTTTTATTCCAATTATTTAAATTTTCGTTGTACTTGCCAGCAGCAGCTACTTTTTCTTTAGCTTGTTTTATTTCTTCGCCTTCTTTTTGTATATCTTGAATCATTTTAGCCCCTAAAGCCAAACCAGCTACCGCCACCGCACCCCTAATAGCATTTGCGGCTATGCTATTTGCTTGTGATTTAGGTGGGCGAACATTTCCTTCATTACATTTAGCTTTTTGAGGTATGCAGATATCGCCACAAGGCTTACCTTTTTTGCACTTTGCTTTTGTAAAACGCACACGACCAGTACGTTCTTTAATGCGATCGCGTCTCACCCTATTAGTTGTTTCAACAAAACTCTGATAGTAAGCTGAACTTGTCATAATATCTAAACCTCCACAAGCACATTGACAGCACGACTGCGATGAATATCACCTCTATTCCATCGCACCATAAGCTGGGATTCTTCTGGAGTTAATGTCTCTTCTTTTTGAAAAATACTTACTAAATCTTCTATCGGGATTGATTTAGGAAAACGTTCAAGCGCTGGTATGTACCCAAGCGTATAAAGAAAACTGGCGGTTCCAACACCAATTTTATAATCTTGTTGTATCTGTTCTATAGAGTTAAACATTATCTCCATCCCATATCTTTAGCAAATTTATCCATTGCAGGTTCTACAGTACGACTAAATTCGCGATCATCCCAGTATTCAACGGCTTTGCCTTTTTGCCCCATCTTGACTTGCACTTGTAATATCTTAGAACCAGATTTTTTAGCAATGTATTGAGTAAAAGCACGAGCAAACAATTCTTCTGGTTGGTTGAGATAATTTGCCCGCTCACGAATATCTTGGTTTCGAGCAGTACGTACTAACTTATCGAGTTTTTTTACAGCATTTGTCTTGTTTACAGCATTAAATAACTCTTGCATTTCAGGCTTTATTTTGCCCTTATACCCTTCTTTAGGATCGCCAATTGCAGAATGGTGAATAAAATGTCCAACTTCGTGAACAAGCGCTGATTCTTTGCGATTACCGTTTGGATCTAGTTCAATCTTTAATGGTACTCGTCCTAAAAACGCACCTGTTTTACCGTCAGTACAAGTTGCAGAATAATAATTACCGTCGTCTTTACCATCCGTAGACGGCTGAACAGGGATTTTGGACAAATTAGGAATATTTACTGTTTTATGAATTTGATTAACAGTATGGTTTAGCTTGCTTGCTGTATCGCTATCAAATCCTTGGATATCCAGAGCTTCATTAAGTTTATATCCGGTATTTTTATTAAGTAACGTGTTTTTAGCAGCTTCAGCCTCACTAGCTGTGGATTCCCGAAGAAATTCCTCGTTTTGGGGTTTTGGTTGTGGTGATGGTACTAATTGTGGTGTAGCGCCTGGTGTAATTTTGGGAGTTGTTTTAGGTTGAGGTGTATCTGGTCTTGGCGTGACTTGCCCTTCCCAAGGATCGGGTTCTGGTCCATCCCACGGGTCAGCTACACCGGATTGTTTTTTTGTTGCTGGTGCTTGTGGCTTGGGTTGTGATGTCGGATTTTGTGCAGGAGTTGTAGGTGAATACTCTTTAGGTTTAACAGGCGTAGTTGTAGGAGATGGCTTGCCTTGGTTTGCCATTGCGACTCCTACTGCCGCAGCACCTAACAACCCTGCGCCTGCAATCCCAGCAAGAATTGGTGCATGACGTTTCAATGTATCTAACGGAGATTGTTTTTTGCTTTTTTGGGCTTTTATAGTTTGAGATATTCGTTTAACTGCAAGTTGTTCGCCTTGACCAAGTTGTTGAACACACCTAAAACCTTTAGCGATACAACTACCGCCACAAGACTTACCACTACTACATTTGCGTGATTTTTTAGTATCTATTCGTGTTAGCTCTGTCTCTAAAACTGATTTTGTATACGTATTACTAATGCTGCAATCAGGTACTCGCCCTGCCAGATAAAACCCTTCTAGGTAAGCATCCCGTCTCGCATCAGCAACTTCAACATACATGATTTGTCCGGTTGGGGCAATACTGTAATCAAATACTTCACGACCATCACGGAATAACCCTGATATCCCACCTGTCGCATCCGTATCATAAGAAAGAACTGCGTCTACACCATCGCGATATACCGAACCAATAATTCGCTTGAGCGCAAGACTGATATTAATAGCATTATCAGCATCTTTTCTATGAGCCTTTTTTTTGCGATTGGATAACCCCGATTGATTTAACGCGATCACGACCGCCTGTTTTTGTGAAGTCACGATTTTGTCAGACTTGCCGACATGAAGCTTACCCTCTTTCCATCGATGCATCACGGTCTTGACTTTCTTCTTCTGCGCCAGTGTTGGCTTCTTCTTCGTCTTCGGCACTTTCGGTTACCACAGCTAAACGTCCGCTCAAATCTGCTAATGTCATTCCTTGCTCTAAAACTTGGGCGAGTTGTTTTCCGTCAAGGTGTTGGTAAAGTTCATGAATGCGATCGCGTGCATTCTCTAAACTTCCTTGTTCGCCCACCCAGTCTTGAATCTTAGATAGCCAACGATTGAACACTTTGCCCGATTGCTGCATTGTGTGGTCAATTATGTAGTCTGAATCATCCCAATCATCTTGATTTGGAGAATCGTAGCGAAGATTATCCCAATCGGTTAACAACGCATCGTTGTCAGTTTTTTTTTGTTCTCGCCAATTTCGTCGGATGTAACCACCACCCACGACGTTATCGTTTTTTACCCAATGATGTCCTTCTGGAATCACTTCTGATGGTTTATCTTGATATTGGGTAATCTGAGATAAATCTACTTTCTCTAACCCACCAAACCGCTTTTGTCCTAAATGTCGAAGATATAGCTCCCTAATCGCTTTAGGAGCATCTTCTCCACCAAACCCCATGAAGTAGTCGTGTTCTGCTACAAACCCTGTATCAGGGTTGAGTTGGCGCACTCTATATACATCTGTAGCCGATTCATCCCCACCCCAGTACACATCGATAGCCTTCTTGTCCTCGGCTGCGCCGTATGAGCGTCGAATATGCCCATACCCAGCCGATAGGGGTAACGAGTAAGGGAAACGTATGGCATCCTTCTCGTGCGTAATGCCAATCTCAAATCCTTGATGTTTGACTACACGTTTAATAGGAACGTTAGCATCTGATCGGGTAATTGCAGGTAATAGTTCTTCAGTTGACAACGTTTCGTTGTCAGATCTAGATAACTTGGATTCAATTTTGGCGAGAACTGGCGCAAACAGATTAATAACCGTGGATGTTACGCGATCGCTTATCTGCTCAACCAATGTTTCAGTTGGCTCAACCCCATCATCTATTCGGATGTCATCAGGAGCATCAACAAGGAGTTGAACAACCGTTTGAAACTCCTCTTCAAGGCTTTTGCTATCTAATCGTGCCAGTGCCTTGGCATTATCTGGGTCGAGGTACGCAAGTATTTGTTCTTGAAACCAACGATTAATCATCGAGACACGCTCCAAAATCCAGCTAAATAAGCGTCACTACGCCCAGAGCAGCTATTGCAAGCACACGTTCCGCCACAATCACCCTTACCTAGTTTTTTACTGTAGGAGGCTTTTTGTTTCTCGGCGCGATCGCGTATTCCCTTTACGTCTTCCATTGTTTTCGGAACCTTCTCTGCCCATCGCTTAAATTGCATAGCCGCAGGAGTTGGCATCCCATCTTTATCAGTTAACGGGTCGCCACGCTTGAGAATTTGCATAGCTTTGCGATGATTAAATTTTGCGCGATCATATTTACCTTGCGTTGATGCGTTGCCGACCTTCCGCACGGGCTTGCGAACATCTCCACCAGACTTGTTGTGTTCAGTCATTTTTTGGGATGTTGCGTGATCGTAACTTTTATAATGCTCAGATAGAGTTTTGGGCATAAAATTGAGGAGAAACCCCAACTTAATCGTATAAGTCGCTTCAATATATTTTTGATTCAATTTTGAGTAGTATTATGGTTGCCAACCCAAACCGCGAAAAAATAACAGCTCAATTAGATAAGCTTGTTGCACCCTTGCCAGAAGAGGCGATCGCGTATTTAAAATATTGGACGCCTAGCGGGTGGAAAGAAACGCTGCTGTCTGATTGGCAAAAACTGGTATTACGATTGCTGTGGAATAACAGTCGTAGTACTTCAACAGGTGGAAGTGTTAGTAGTCTAACCCAAAAAAAAGCACAACGCCTTGAGATTATTACAACCCAAGAACCAGGAGAGACGCCTTATGGGATATCAGCTTTTTCAATTAAAAATGATGGAGATGATGTAGGAGAAGTAGATGGACAACCTCTAAAGCCTGATGCCATTGTTTCAGCAGCGGCTACCGATGGAAATTATCTTGTCAGCACCAGTTATGACCCAAAAGGACAACCCTTTCAAATCAGCTTTATAGTCGATGAAGAAAGATGACAACTTCACTTTCACCAGGACGACACCCACGACGAGGACAACTTAAGCTTAGAATTGGTTATCCCGAATGGCTACCTTTAATAAACAAAACCGAAGTGTCATCGGGTGAATTCATAGTCACAACTTTTCGAGTCCCCACCGGATTGGGGGATAATCGATTCCAATGGGGACCATTTAGGGAAACCGCTTCTTATTCCGAAAGTCAAGCAGAGGTAAGCGTTAAGGCTGTTTGTGTTCGAGGTGATTATCTAGAGTGTCAATTTTGGTCAAAAGGCGAACCTATTGCAAAAGGTATATTTGAAGTCTGCATCATAGCTCAACCTTAATTAACAGAGTCGAAAATACTTAACCAATGGAGAAGGTCAGCGTCTAATTTTTTTGCGATCGCGACTAACTGAAAAATAGAAGGTAGCTGTTTACCGCGCTCTATTTTATCAATTGCTTGTCGATACAAACCGTGTCCGGCTTCTTGAGCTAGTTGAGATTTGCTCATTCTTTTTGCTTCACGTCGTCTCTTGATTTTGCGTCCTAAAGTCTCTATTGCTATTTTTTCTGGAGACTTTTTTGGACGCCCTTTCTTTTTTGATGCGGCTAGAACGCTTGTAGGCTGCACATTTGAGAGCATAATGCAGTATTTTTTAACATACTTAATTTTAACCACATTACAACTCTAGGATGGTGACAGACATTAGCAAATTTAAGGCAAGGAAAAAGAATGGTGCAAGTTTTTGAAGGACGCCAAATCGAGTACACAGGCTCAATTCTGACAGGAACACCCCCTTCACGAATTAATTCCGGTATTGCCCCAAGCGATCAAGTTGCGGTTATCCAACTTGAACAGTTAAAAGGAAGCCTTACTAATTTAATTGTTAATGCTGAAGCTACTCAACGCGCTGGGGACGACGCACTTAATGCCCAGCTGCAACAAGCTATTAACCAAGTTAATCAACGACTAACCGCAGCAGTTGAGGGAGTACGCGATCGCATTGTTGTTAGTGCAATGGTTGGTTCTGCGGAAGAAGTTGCCCCAACCGTGCCAGGAATCGATCCGGCAGCAACCGATGGCTACAGCAATTTAATTTTGGTCTATGACCCCGCAAACCCCGCCGACAATGGGATCTATCTACCAAATGGAAGCCGCGACCCTAGATTCCCAACAACTGACGCCTTCCAAAACGGTCAGTTAATTTTTGTTGATGCGGGTACAGCTGCTAATTCTCATTGGTACGTCAGCGACGAGCCTACCGCTACAGCGCTTCCTCTACAGCCTTTTGGTCGGGTTCAAGACTTAGGTGTTAACCCCGCCACTTTTCTAACGCTAACCGCAAATCGACTGACTGCACACGTTAATTCTGAATTTTTCAGGGTTTTGTCAATTGATGGCGTAAACTCGCTCGATTTCTCTCAAGCTTTTATCGATTGGAGAAATGGTGTTGACCGCAACTTGGATACGTTGCGAGATGATGTTACAAGCGTTCAGCAGCTTAACGAGAGTCAGCAGCAGTCAATCGCATCTATTCAAGCCAAAGATTTGGCACAAGACGCGGAAATTTCCTCTCTTAATTCTCAGGTTACCCAGATTGAGCAGGTTAACGAAGCTCAAAATACAGCCATTGCTGGCGTACAACAAGTTAACGAAGCTCAAAATACGGCGATTCAAGGATTACAAACAGAAGTTGCAACCAAAACAACGTTAACCGAAGCTGAAGCAGCTTTCTTAGCGTTGTTCCAGCGGTACAACCCGATTAAAACTTTAACAAATCGAGTGGTTGCCAGTATCCCTGTTTCTGGAACCGATCCGAATACTGGAGCAGCAGTTAACTACAACATAATTACTACAACTTTCACCATCGAATTAGGAGAGCGTGACTTCCGCTTAACAGAATTAAGCGAAGCTCTAGCACCTTATCAATCCGTTCGTAAACCGGAAATCTCTTACCCCGGGACACAGTCTATCTTGAAGTTCTATACTCGTGAGCCTGCCAATCCGGCTAGTCCTCAACCTGGTGAGGGACCCGTTCCGAATGATAGTTTTGAGGCTTGGTTTCATAAGGGATTCAGGCTAGGTTCGACGCCTACACCACCTCCACCTGTACAATCTGCACAAACTGTACAACAAGCTACAGGAGTAAAAATAACGGGTACACCTTTCGGAACCGAAGGGTTTCATGGTAACAACCCGCAAAACAGCTATGCTTCCGTTTTTGATGGAAATCCAGAGACTTTCTTTGACTCAAATACGTCCAGCGGTGCTATTTGCGGTTTAAATTTTGGAAGCGTTAAGCAAGTACGAAAAATCCGCTACCTTGCTCGACGAGAAAATGATACAACAGCTGATCGCATCATAGGTGGTCGATTTGAATTTTCGTCGGATGGAATCAACTACGTAAATGCTCACACAGTTCCGACTGGAATTAACACAAGAGATTGGCAAGAAGTGGAGGTAAATGTTTCAGCTCAATACGGACGATACGTTTCCCCTGAACGCGGTTACGGGAATATAGCGGAAATTGAATTTTACTCGTAACAAGAGAAAGGTAAAGGAGAAGAGAGATTCCTTCTTCTTTACCTTCTTTACCTTCTTTACCTTCATTTAGATTATTGAAAGAGCTGGCGGAATTGAAGAACTAATAAAGTTAGCCAGTTCCGTAGAAGAACTAGAAGCAATCAATCTTAATAGCGGGATGGAATTAGTTTTATTTATTTCGCAATTAATACCAGTTTTGTATTTTGGGAATAATGAAATTTGCAGAACTTCGTATTCGTCAGCCGACTCACCGCATTTCTAATGACGCAGTGGGTTATCAATTTGATATGTATGTTAAACTACCGTTTGAACGTGGTTTGACGTGGTTTATTGGTCGTCGTCCTGTAGTAGAACATCCCTCTTTAAGTATTGAAAATATCATACCAATTTATAACCCTGCAATTACTTCAAATTTAGGTAAAATTATTTGTGTTTCTACCAATCACGGTGATATTCATCTACTAAAAACCCTAAAACAAAAATTAGTTGTTAACGAAAAACCAATAGAGCAAGACCACATCCTGCGTGATGGCGATTACCTAAAAGTACCGCCTTTGCCTTTAGAAATAATTTATACAATAGTAGAAGAGAAGATTGAGCGAACCGAAGATGACACATTAGGTTTTAACTACGATGAAACGGATGCGATCGCTTAATTTCACCCAACTTGGGACCGCGCTATTGAGTGGTTGTGCAATCGCGTTTATCTTCACCGAATCAAAACGATTGGGTAATTCGCAGTGGTCGTTTATTGTAGGTATTGTTGGTTTTGCTGCACCATATATTTTAAATTATGTTAAAAGTCTACTTAAAGCTAAAAGTCAGCAAATAATAGACCAGATTAAACAAAAAGACGGAAAAATCGATAAATTAGAGCAAGAAATTAAAGATATTCGCATGGTTCTTGATATGCGAATTGATTCACTCGAAGCTTTAATCCCATCTCTACGCAATATTGTAGACAGCAATCGAGAAGCTGTAACATCAACCTCAAATACATTAGAGCAACTACGAGGAGAAATATACAGTACAAAAGGAGAAACCCAGAACGCGGGCAAAATAGCTGATGTTGCACTCGCGATCGCACAAGGTGCTCAAGGGCGAATTAATGATATTTTAGGTAGTGGTGCGTTAATTAAAATCATAGAACAAGTAACAAAACATGAAATGAAGCTTGTTGTTTTAGAAAACGATAGAAAAAATGCCGACAATTCTAATAATTGAAGACAACAAAGATATTTTAGATGTTCTATCTGAGTTATTAAAGATGGAAAATTATACTGTGTTATCGGCAGACAATGGAATCAGCGGATTACAACTAGCAACTAAATTTATGCCTAACTTAATAATTTGCGATGTTGTTATGCGAGAATTAAATGGGTTCCAAGTTATTGAGCAATTAAAAAAAACCTCTAACACTAAGGATATCCCTGTTGCTTTCTTATCCGCTATTGCTGATAGCGAAAGCATTGAAAAAGGTATTGCGTTAGGTGCAACATTTATCACTAAGCCTTTTTATTGGCAAGAGTTATTGCAGAAAATCAAAGAATTAATTGACAAATAATAGTTTTAGGTTATGTCTAAATTAGAAATTCGCAACCTATTTTTAACACGAACCGCTCTGGGTGTATACGTTACAACCTTAAGTGCGATCGCGTCAGTTGCAATTTCTATGGCAAATCGATTTGATGCTAATGGGAAATTAACAGCGACTGATTGGGTTGTTGGGGTATCTACGGTAGTGCTTACAATTACTGGGCAAAGTGTAGTGATGGCATCAAGAGTTGGTGCAAATGGCTCTCTTGCTTATACCCCTCGTGGTGTGTGGGGACCTAATAAAGAAAATGTTGTAACCCAAGCAACCCGAATTTCTCAAACACTTCCTAGAGAAGAGACGTACATTGAGCCGCCATTAGAACAAAAAGTACGCTCATCAAGAATTGGTACTAGAAACGCACTGCCTCCTGACGATGAATATTGATAACGCGATCGCACTCATTAAATTCTTTGAAGGCTTCAGCGAGAAGGCTTATCATTACGACCAATGGACAATTGGGTATGGTTTTACCGGAAGCTGGGTAACAGAAGGGTTGGTAATGAGTCTTGAAACAGCAGAAGACTACCTACGGCAGGTGGTAACCGAGAAAGAAACAATGCTTGAAGATTTTGTAAAAATAAAACTTGAAGAAAATATTTACAACGCCGTTTTGAGTTTTTTTTACAATGCTGTACCAGAGCAAATTTACAGTTCGCGATTTTTAGAACTACTCAATCAAGGTAATTTTGATGGTGCGCTTGAGCGAATGCTCTTGTATGTAAACACTTACGTTAATGGAGAGCGAGTACAAGAATTAGGATTAGTGCGGCGACGTAGAGCTGAAGCTATTCTATGGAAAACAGGAAAAATTGTTACAAATGAAACCGTTTTAGATAACGTAGCACAGTTTAATGCACTACTCACAAATCGACCACAGCAAAGTAATCTGTCTATCCCTACCATTTCTACAACACCCCATGTAACCCCTAATTTAGCATTACCAGTACCCGATAAAGGTGGTTTTGCTTGGATAAGGGTGGAAACAGATCAAGGCTATCTCAAGCGCTCAATCGCCCAATCGAGTCAATTACCAGACGATCAAAAGTATTTAGTAAAAAAAGGATTAGAGTTTGCGATCGCGTGTTGGATAAAAGAAGATCGCCATATCCGATTTACGCTCGACTTAGCTTGGGCAAAAGAAAACAATTTTGCTTTGGGGCATTACAACACATGGTATGCCTTCGATAGCACAGACTTCATTAAACTAGAGCCTGTTAATGCGCCTGCTGCTGCCAGTACGCCAACTTCAGTTCAAGAGCAAGTAACTCAAAACTACTTAAAGTTCCATACTTACTGCAATTGGACAACTCAGAAAACCCTTACGGTAGCTGCAATGTAACGTCTGTAGCGATGTGTATGGCATTTTTTGGTTACCCCATTAGGAATAACGCTGGTGTCCAATTAGAAGATGAGCTTTATCAATATTGCATCGACAGCGGGTTAAACCGACACGTTGGAGAAGATTTAGCTGAATTATTCAGGCTGTATGGGTATAAAGATGAATTTACTCGGCATACCAACTGGGATGCTGTTAAAGCGTGGTTAGACAAAGAAAACCCGTGTATTGTTCATGGGTACTTCACCGAATTTGGTCATATTATCGTAATCATTGGCTATAACGAAAAAGGGTTTGTGGTGAACGATCCTTTTGGCGAATTTTTCACTGATGGCTATGACACCACGCGATCAGGAGCAGGCTTGACGTATTCTTACAATCTGATGGCACGCACTTGCAGTGCAGATGGGGAGCTATGGATACATTTCGTTTCTAAATAAGGAAAAGAGGCGATCGCTTCCTTGCAGCTTAGGCAAAAAAATAATCGTCTCTTTGGTCAAGGGTGCATCTATATTTTAATGATATCGCTTCTTTATATTCGTGCTGACAACGATTAGTTGTCAGTCAAACAAAAACCCGTGTTACACGCCACGGGTCTGCTCTCATCAAAAATTTAATCACATCTAATTTTACAGCACTACAAACAAAACAAAACCTTCCGATGTACTCAGAAGGCAAGATACGCTGTATGCAAATTGCTGTGTATCGTTGTTTATTTTAACAGCATCAAACCAATGTAACAAGAAGAACGTTGTATACGCGATCGCATATGTGTGGATTAATCATTTGCAATCCGTTATAGCATTAATTAATTCGTCAATCAATTCAGCTGCTCTTACCCCGTATCGACTTAAAACCACGTTGTAGTCACTTATACCGTTTGGTGTAGGACTAAGAACAGTATTAGTGAAAGAGCAATAATTAAATCCTATTATTGGATCGATAAAGAAAACGAGGTGGATTCCAAAGTATTGATAGAATTCATCAGCTTTAGACTCCAAGACTTGAGAAACCTTGATATTGCGTTTGCGTAAAAACTCACCGCGCTCATGGTTTAACAAGATATCCGAGATTGTGTATGGTAGTGGGTTAGTCATGTGCGATCGCATCCCGTTCTTTTTGCGTATTCCTCGTAAGTTTCTGCTCCAAGAGAGTCGCCCACCTCTAATTCTTGTTTCATCCTTGCTGATAACCAACGCATCATCCCGTCATTACCAGACCATGCTTCTGTTGTTCGTAGTTCACTATCTTCGTATTGTCCAGCTTCACCATTCCATTCCACATATGCTTTGTTGACTTCATAGGCTTGCTCTAGAGTTAATCCAGCTTCTGTCACTAAATCAAAATCATTGCAACCGTGATTGCTGAATTGGTCGGCGGCTAATTCTAACAGTTCTGCTGCTAGCTTTAATTCGTGTGGTTGTAAGGTCATTTGCTTTTCTCTTTTTTTGTCTACATCAGCTTCTTAGTCAAACTGGCACGGATTATTTTGAATAGTTTTAGCTTACCTCCTTGATGTTGGTTCGCTTACCCGTCAGTCTTTTAACATTCTGCACAGCAGGCTTTTGAGTTGTCTTATCCTCAATATCAACTTCAATCAGCTTAGATTCATAGGAGAAAATAAACCAGTCGAAGTATCTAAACATTTCATTCAGAGCCGCATTTTCGTTATCACGAGGAACTATTCTAGATAACTTGCCAACGCCTTCCGGAGTGTAGAAGCAGTAGCCTAGATAATCTTGAACTTGAACGTACACAGCGCGATTGTTTAATGTCCACCCACGATACTTAAGCATCCATGTGCGCCCAAAAAAGTCTTGTTTGGCATGAGTTATGACCTCGGAGTGGAGGTAAGAACCTTCAGGAGGTTCAGGTATCGTTATTATCTCAGTTTCTTTTGGTTTAAGCATCGGTTTTTGTAATCCCAGCTTCTGCAAGTTCTTCAGGTGTGTAGTGCAAAAATCCCCAGTCGCCACCCGATTCGGGTTCACCAAACGCAATTTTAACTGCACCATTTGGGTGGTAACCAACAACTTCATATTCGCGTTCTTCGTCTTTTACGCGATCGCCTACATTCAACTTACCTAAATCAGCCATTCTTCTTCTCCTGTACGGTTGCAATTAACATTCCAGCTAAAACTGGAACAAAAACTTGTGGAGCAATTAAGGCAAAGAACGCCACAATCAAAATCATGCAAATCTCGGTTATTTGCTTTTCAAACATGAATCACCCTCTTAAAATTAATTAACTCCAGTCCCCTAACTCCTGTCACTAGCTGAAGGGATGCAGGCAATTAACCTTTCTTGTCAGCGTCTTCCTTTTCCTTGGCTGCTTTTAAGCCGTCTTTTAATCCGGCTATGGCTGCGGAACCTATACCTATAGCTGCACCCGCAGTAGCATGAATTCCAACATGAGCGTCAACGGCATTCAATCCTACAGAGGTAGCTAACGCTATCACAGAAGTAGCAGCAAATTGTTTGAGAGATGGTTTACTCATTACTAAAGTTCTCCTTGTTGATTGACTCCAACTCCCCAACCACTGCCACCAGTTAGAAGAGTGCAGTCAATTATTACTCAAAGTTTGGACGAATCGATAACTGTCGCGGTGAAAACAAATCGATTGTTGGTTTGATACCTACGATCGCGCTTCACGATTTCCATAAATTCTCTGTGCGATCGCTATACCTCTAATCGCCAATTCATTGCTCAATAAATCTGTTTAACTTTTGACGACAGTTGCCACAAACTGGAAAGCATTCATGGGTGTCATGACTTCTATAACGTAGGCTTGCGCCTGAGTCTGGCTATCTTGTCCACTAATGTTTAGTGTTGAGCGGATAGCGCATCCCATTAATTGGCACGACCTGAATCAAAGTAAACATATTGGCTATTTCTTGCCTCGAATAGCCCATCTAATAAAACCACGCCAAGGTGGTTCTTTTTCCAAGGTTTGAGGATTTCGCTGATTAATGTGGAGGTGCGCTCCTCCATCTATCCCCGTATTACCAACCCTCATTTCACGGGTTGTGCGATCGCACTTCGATAGATGGTAGTAATCAAAACTCTTGCCTAATTCAGGGGAATCAAAGCTGGCAATATTCCCCGCCTTGGCATCCCAAGAACAATTAAAGTTTTGGGCACTCCCAATAACGTAAAGGGGGGTTCCTTCTGGCATCCCCACGTCCGTTCCCTTATGGAAAGTGCTGGCTCCTACAGGAAGATTCGCCCCTTTTCGATTACCCCAAGGGGAGGTTACCTCATACCCTGCAATCTTCTCCCCTTTAGCTGGGGTAGATTTATCATCTGCCGTCCAGTCGCTTAACTCCGAAGATGCGGGGGATAATTCTGCTTGGTACTTCTCCCAAACACTCTGGGTGTACTCAGCAATAGACGGGTAGGGATGCCCGTTGTAATATTCCGGTCTGTTGCTATTCCATAACCGAGCTTGACCTGAATACCAAATAGCAGCAGCACGACGAATCACCTCTTCCTCGCTCCGGTCGGGTTGGGTTTGGGATGCGATCGCCTGCCCCAACTTAAATTTGATGATTTTGAGTTGTAACTTGGGGCTATTGAGAAACTCCTTGGGAGTAAGGGCATACCCCAGAGCTTCTAAGCTCCAAGGAGTAACATTCTCTGGCATCACTTGCCCATAACCTAATGCTCCTGAATGTGGGTTGGTGATGTTGAATTTTCCGTTTGATTCCTGACCAATGATGGCGTGCATCAATGCGGTTATGCTGAGTTGACTCGAAGTGGTTCCGAAGTCCGCTTGGACTTCATTAAGGATTTGAGTCGTAGATGTCAGACGGATTCCAGCCGAAGTGTCCGCTCGGAGTTCAATTGAAGTAGGCTGGAAAATCTGCGGATTAACTTGGTAGTGACTAGTAGTTGCCACAGTTAGGAAGATTCCAGCCGCAGCAGTAAGAGCTAAGAAGTGTTCTCGAAGTTCTTTGTACTGGGGGTCTGATTTTACTCCTCCCAATTTTCGATTGATTTCTAAGAGCCGTTGTTCAACATCCTTTACGGTTTGCTGCCGCTGTAGGGCATAGGCTAAATTATCAATCTCAATCCTTAAGGCATGAGCAACTTTATGGCTAGAACGATCAAGTGTTACAACCATTTGCGTTTATGAAATTAAAAGTAAGAAGGTTTCCCTCAACCTGCCAACTTCCTAACCAAAATAGGTAAGATAGATGGCAGGGTGGGAAAACTACTTCACTTGTGTTTTAGTTTCAAGAGTGGGCGTTGACCCACGGCTAACCACAGCTGTCAAACCAAAAATCGTGACCACAATCCCTAAAAGCAACCAGGGTAAGGCTGACTTGAATTGAGATTTTGTCCAAGGGACTAACTGGTCTTCAACTTGCTTCTCTAGAACCCCAAGTCTTTCAATGACTTTCTCTAAAGCGTCAACTTTAGCGTCACTGTAGGCGATTGACTCAATAGAATCGATTAGAACCCCAGCTTTAAGTGCTTTTGCCTTGACGACTTCAACCCTAGTTTTAAGCTTTGCTGCTTTTTCAGCATTTAGCTTTTCAGCTTTGGTTAGGTTCTCTTCGGTTAACCCAATAACCCGTAACTCCTGCTCTAACCTTTCTTCTAGGTTGTCAAAAGGGAAGATAGTCTCAAACCCTTCTCGAACTTTGAAGTGTGGAAACGCATGAATGTTTTTCTTGGAATACATTAAAATTCCCCTCTAGCAACTGCCAACGTCATACCCAGCGCTGATGCTACATCAGGTAGAGGGCAGACGAACCCTTCAAAGTTGTCGAGGGTTTCAATTAAGCGATCGCCAAATAAATAAGCGCCACCGCCCACAACACTGAACCGACCATAAGCAGCAAACAAACTAGCAATATCCGTAGCCTTGCTTGAACTAGAATCAAAATCTGAACTGAGTCCGAGCTTTGCCATTAACTCGGCAAAAAATGAGTTCTTAGCCGATTCAACAAAACCTTTTAGTTCACCAAACTCTAATGGTTTAGCCTGTCCTGGTACTTGAATTGAAGTCTCGAAAGGAGGTTCGTCTGCTGGAGAGATTGTAGCAATCGAATTAATTAGCTCAATAAACTTAGGGTCTTCAAAGTTGACGTTGTTGCCCATCGGTTCAGCACAGTATTTATAGAACTGATTGACCCCAAACTGAATGGACTGACTAAGCATAGGGTCAAAAGCGTCATCTTCATCAATAACCCCAATGTTGGTCGTTTGAAAACCAAGACCAACAATCAACCTCCCCATCCCTTGCCAGCAGGGATACTCATTACCTGCTCGGTCATACTTCAACTCCCAAGTCAGGTATTCCGAGTAATAATCTTCAGGGGCTACACGCAAGTTGTCATCCTGAAGAGTTAGCTGGCGTGGTTTGTTTTCCAACTCCCACCGTAACCCGTCCTTAACTAGGTGCTGTGCTTTTTCTGATTCTCCCTGAAACTGTTTTCCAGAAGCAAACGGTATTTGAACACCTAAGGCAATTTCACCAGAGAAAATGCCGAGGGCAGTCATTACACCCATCAACCGTTTATCCATGTCAACCGTTTTAGCTTGGTTTAAGCCAGCCGCACCACCCAGCGATGCTGCACGCTCACCAACTGCATAAGTTTTTGTGACGCCTTTGTCGTCGGTTGCTTTGAAACAAATCTTTTTAGCTGAAGTCTTCTGCTGCTTGAAAAATCCAGTCGCTTTTACCAGTTTCTCTGCTGGAACTTCAGCTAAGTGAGATGTGATTTTACGAATGATAATCGTAACAATTCCAGTTTCTGAGTCAACAGCTACGTCAGTAATCTTTACTCCAGAGCGACCTAAATCAGCAACACAGATTCTTGTACCCTCTTGAGCAAGCACTAACGAATTAGACATTTGGGGACTTAAGGTGACGTGCATGGCATCATCCTTAATTTCCCAAGACAAAGGATACTCGGCTTTCTTTAATTTAGTTTGACTCATCGTATTCTCCTAATTCTTCTGTTAGCTGAGAGTTAATTTCTTTGTTGATTCGCGCAGGAAGTGTCTTAGCAAACTGCCGAGCATTAGCTAAAGCTTCCTCTGCAATTCCTTCGCAAAGTCTTTTGCAAAGATTAAAAACCTTGGCAGCTGTGTCAGTAATTTCTAACTGAATGCTTTGGTTTTGAAATACTTCAATTCCTGTATCAGTAGAATCTATCGCCCCGCACGCTCGAAGCCATGCTTGATAGGTTTCTTTCAACTGCTCAAGGTACGCAGTTCGTTCTTCTTCTGGGCAATTGCTGTAGCTTACTAAAGCCGCAATACCTTCAGGAGTTAAATCAGGGGAGCGATCGCTACCTTTGGCTAGATAGCTTGGTGGGTAAAAAAACCGAATAACTCGGTAATACTTCATCCCTGTTTTGTTTGATTTCCCTAAAAACTCAGGGGCGATTACGTTTATTTTTTTGATTCCTGGTTTTATCCCAAGTCGCTGTTTTTCTTCTTGGGATAGATACATTAAAGAACCATCAGGAGATAGGTAGGTTACTGGGTTGTAACCACCATGATTGCTGAAGCTTATCGGAGAAAAGTTAGTTACGGTTGCTGAGGCTTCTCGAAGCACGGTACTCGTAACTTGTTCTGGCTCTACCGCTTCTTCCTCTTCCCCTGCTTCTACAGTAGGCTGAGGTTTGGAAACAGCTCTAATAGATGGAGCTGTTTTTGGAGCTTCATCTTCGACATCTGCAAAAAAACTACTTAAAGTGTTTCGTTGGAAACTCAATGTCCCTCCTTGCTTTTGACGATATAAGTCGATTGACTAATAACGTTATTAGTCAATCGATAATCAATCTCCACGCCACACTCCACCCAGCAAGCTAATTGACACTTGCATTTTCTTTTTGAATTTCAGCCTCGATAAAGTTCTTAACGCCCGTTAAAGTGCGTTTCACGGGATTCAAGTGTTTGTCACGGGGGTATTCCGTGTACCAAACACGGAAGCCTTTTACAGGATGCCGTTGAACAGAAAAGCCATGCTTCTTAGCAAACGCTACAATTTCAGAAAAATTAGATCTCGGCATTTTTAAGCAGCAATGCGCTGCTGACTAGGAACTCTAGCAGCTCTAGCAAGAATCTTGTGGGCATCATTTAATACTTTGTCATCTGGCGTATCCTTGCCCGCAGATCCGTTTTCCCAGATATAGAGAACGCGATCGCATAAAGATTCTGATGCACCGTGTTTGAGTAGCTGTGCAATACAACGCAAGCGATACCGACGCACACGAATTTGAACGCTACGTTGGCGTTGCAATAAGGTTTGCATGATTAGTTAGTGCCTTGATTGATTACTTACTGCATTTATTGAGAGAGCTTTCGCTCATTCACCCTTCTAACAAAGAGAAGGGTCAGTGCGCGAATCTCACAAATCAGTCTTCCATGTAACCTTGGATAACATCCATAGCGTTTGCTAAAGCTTCATTCATTGTTGAGCCTTGCGCGATCGGCTTGAACGGAAAATTCGGAAGAGTTACTGAAAAAACATTACCTTCTTCCGACTTTGTGACTTTTAGTGTTGGCGTCGGGAGGGTTACCAAGTAAGCTTCCTGGTCTTCTGACCAAGTAATACGTGTAGGTATCTCTCCTGCACTGTTCGCAAGTTTTTGATACACTCTTGCGATTTCAGTTAACGCTACTTGGTAAGTCGGAACTACTACTGGTGCTGATGCTTGAGTTGTTCTTGTGATTGTTTCTTGTGTCAAAGCGGCTCCTTGTTTGTGAATTTGAGTAGCTGTGCGATCGCGTTTTGTTTGATTGCTTACCAGCATAGTGACTTGCACGAGGTGTGTCAAGAGGTCTTGTTGAAGACATAAGAAGTTGATAAAGTGGTTTGCTATGGAGGGTTCTACATAGAGTCTCCAACTCAAACACTCAAGCCGACTCAACGATGCGCTAAATGTTGGGGATTAACACCAAAGACATTGGCAGACAGAGTTCATATTTGCTCTAATTCCAACTGTAATCACGTCGAGGATAGGGACGTTAATGCCGCCCAAGTCAACATCACTTGGGCAAGGGGGCAGGAACTGTCCTCTTTACACGCAGAGTCGCCTAGCTCTACCGCCTGCGCAAGTATGCGGCAACTAGGGGCAAAGAAGCGTGAGAAACGACGATCTGCTGCTGTTGGAAACTCCGGCATCAGCGATAGCAAGTCGGAGTAGTTCATGTTTTCTAGCGCTTTGCTTTAGGCGTGCTGCAATACCTTAAATTTAAAGTATGGGTAAAAAAGGAATCAAGTCGCGCAAAGGGAAGGGCGAATCTTGGGATGAACCAAAAACAGAGCGCATAAACATACAGGTCACCAAGACCTGTAAAACGCTTCTCCAGAAACAGGCTGTGGATATAGATGTTTCGCTTGCGGAACTGATGGAACGTTTCAGTCGAGGACGTTTAGGAGAATCTGAGTTAGTAAACGCTTTACTCTCTCGTCCTTTGGATGCCCAGCAAGTCAAAGACGCGATCGCGTCTTTCTCTCGTCGGGAATGGATCAACATTGCACGACTCTGCTTAGATTTGCTCAATGTTGAAGAAGAACAACTCGCGACTTATATGGTCAAAGGAGATGAACTGGAAACTATTGCTGAACTAGTTAAAAACAATAGAGCGGCTTGTATTGAAGCATTCGAGGACATCATTGCTCTTGATCGTGTAGATGCAATCATCAGAGGTGAACGCCCTACCGATGATGAACTGTCACTGCTCTCGGTAGCTTTATCACGAGGATTGGGCGAACTTGAACAAATGCGAAAAAAAAGATTCGGAAATGGAAATTCTCATCAGGGATTTGACGCAAATTTTTAATTCCACTGCGGGTCGGTTATTTGCCGACGAAGTGGGGATTGAGTATCCAACCGATTTTTGCTTGGATCTCGTTCGCGTTTTTACTCCCAGTTTCAAAGCAGCAAAGTTACTATTCAAAGACAAAAAGAAACAACTCGCAGATGCCTGTAGGGACTGGAATCAGCAAGTTGTCGAGATTTTTAGCCCAGAGCGTAGTCACCCAATTCCAATTGCAGCTACGCCTTTGGTGCGATCGTGTTTAGACAAATGTCAGTCAGGAGATTTTACCATGAATGAACCAAGCCAACGCTCACCGTATAGTCTGGACAAGATATGGATGGGTGGATACGTAGAAATGAGTCGTCCTTTGTATAATGCTTTAGGCGAAATGATTGATAGCGATCAACCGCAAGGCTTGGTAACAACGGACAACATCCAAGTATGGTTGAATCCAGCTGCTGTAAGGCTTTTTAAACTAACTTCAATGGAAGACGCGGTTCCACGAGATACTTCTCGTGACTGGCTTCCTGTTGATTTAGAACGTAAACGCCAAATGGTACGAGATGCTGGGGAGTCGGCATTTGAAATCGATTACGCAACTTGTGTGGGTGATGGAAGCTGGAAAAAGCTGGTGAACCGTTACCGCTTGGTTGATAATAAGTATCTTGTCGGTATGAACGTGTCGTCTGAAATTATTGAGCGTCCGCAAATTACAGCTTAGTTAGCACACTTGCTCACCACACACCCATAACAAAACCCCCTCGACGTTGAGGGGGTTAGTTTTTTGACATCAATTAGTTGTCAGTTTCTAAGTAGTGATAGTGGGATTACTGCGATCGCGCATATCTTTTGCCCAACGCTCATGTGTCGCGATCGCGCCTAAGTCTTCTGGATTAAGTGGCTCTTCTAAAGCTCAAATCCAAGGCGCTTTGTTCCTCGTAATTGACTCGCCTAGCTGACAGGCTCTTTGCGCCATAAGCGAAGCAGATTGCAAGGAGCCAAAACGGTCTGTTGCTAAAGACTGAAGCTGTGACAAAGTTAACCTTTGATAGTAAATGGGTTTCATTCGCGTACTTTTTCGTTAACTAGCAACTCAGACAACAGAACCTTCTGTCCCCAAATCAACGAACCCCTCTCATTTTTCTCAACAACATACGCCCAAGCAGGTTGTGCCCAAGGCATACACAATTGACTGATGTAGATAATTCTGTTTTGGAAAATTAACTGATTGCCATTGATTTGATGTTCTAATGCTTCATCTCTAGTCATATTCACTGCTTTGGCAAAGTATCTTCAAAACTCAAATGCTGTTCTCCTACAATAGTTATGTCTCCTGCGTTAGCACAACTGTACATTTTTAACCGAAGCGCAATATTGTTACCCACACCTAACTGATTTTCAAGCCAACCAACACAGTAGACTGGATTATCCAATTTTGATTCGTGACACGCCATTGCATTCAGGGTAGAAGTTATGTTGATGGAGCCATCTGAAATAGTGTTACGCAATCCTTGGTGCTTTTCTATTGAATACCCATTAGGTATTTCAAGCGGATTGGTAGAAACTTTCCAAGGACACTTATCGCACTGCATCGTTCTTTCTAAATGCCATTCTTTAGCCATCATTTGTCTCCAATTTATTTTGTGATTCCATAGCCGCTGCTTCAAGTTCTTCTATTCCTACTTGATACATTCGACACAAAAACGCAAATTGATCGAGTCTTAGTTTGGGTATAGTGCGACCTGCTTCCCAGTTCCTAACGCTAGAAACTGATACGCCTAGCGGATAAGCAACGTCTTCAACCCTTAAATTTAGTTTTTTTCTCAATCCTTTCATGTCTGTCACTAACTCATCCTTCTATCTAAAAACATTAACGGGTTCGTGTCAACCCGTTGACAAAATATTAGCGGGTTAATAAGATAGTGACATGACAAGCAACCACACGGAAGCTCCACAACGCAAAAAGCGATCGCGCACTCCGACAAGACACGCGATCGCCTCAACATAAGGAACCAAAAATGCTACAACAAGCCAAAACCGATTGCAACACCACATTGTACCTCGAACCCGTCGAGGATATAACCCAAGCATATATCGTATACTACAACGATATCTACGTTGGTCAAGTCTTTAAATCCATCGCATTCCCACGCTGGCTGACTAGCGGTGACGACGATACCCGCTACCTTAATCCAGAGATAGCTGCTCAAAATCTGTTAATTGATTGGGAGCGCAGACAAGCACTTCGCCAGCAAGAATCACTACCGTTCTAACTGATTAGCGATCACCGAGTTCAGCCTGAACTCAGGCTGAACTCACATTGAATAACGTGTGAGTTACGCTATCAGCCCTTCTGTGTCCAGTCGGCGGACAGAGGTGACTCACCTCAACAGAGTTCATCCTGAACTCAAGGTTAACTAACGCTGCTTTCGCCAATGACAAAGCAAGCAGCGTTAGTGCCTCAAGCAAACACAAGAGGTATTAACAGCATGACACTGAATGTAGAAGTCTTGAAAGAAACAATCAATAACGCGATCGCGGAAGCTAATAATTCCAGCGATATTGAGCAAATTCAAATACTTGCGGACAATCTCAATACTCTGCAACAAGAGCAGCAAGACGAGGTAGTTAGTGAAAACTAGAATCTATTTTGCGATCGCGCTAATCATTTTCAGTAACTATAGTGTTGCGATCGCGCAAACCGACTGCAACAACACAGCATCGCCCCCTCCGGGTTGCTCTCGACGCTGAACTCAGACTTAACTCAGGCTAACCTCAGCGTCAATACTAACTAATGCCGAGGTTAGCTGCTCTTGTTTCGGTGCTCCTGTACACCCACACCTATTGAATACCATGTGTCAGGACACTCTAAAGCTCGATCCAGTAAAATACGCAGATTGCACCCGCAAAATGTTTGAAGATGTAGGGGCAACACCAGATGAAGTAGAGTCCCAAGCTAAAGCCGCGTATGATCGCGCTATCCGCAAAGAACACCGAACTCACGCTGAACTCACCCATAAGTCATACCAAACTCATGCTTAACGAACAATACTCTAAAACACTGTATCAACTTGCTCAAGCTCAAAAAGTTAAAAGTGGATTACATCGTAGTGTTGTTATTTCTACTTCATCAGTAATCCAAAGCATAGGGATTCATCTTTACCCTATGATTGACAAAATTGAAAATATTAGCTTGACTGACCCCGAAATACTTCCTCATCTTATTGGAGAAGACGAAGCCAAACTTCTAGAGCAAAAATGCCTAACCACTTATTGGGCTTGGCGTGTGCTAGCAGAAGTACCGCTAAAACCAGCAGCAAAAACACCCGTTGAATGGACTCTCAACGAAATACGCTCTAACACAAAAGCAACATTTCGGGAAAAGCTAAACATTCCAGTGTCACAAATGGAACAGAAGGTTGTTTCAAAACTCACAGCTTACGGAATTTTGCTCTGGGATGGATCGAACAATCAAATTGTCCCTAACCCAATCTTTTTCTAACGTCCATGCAAAACATCCACCCTCTAGCGATCGCGGATATGGCAAAGTCTGTATTAGAGCAAGACTTTGCTAATATCTGGATCGAAATGTACCCAGATCTAAACCTAATAACCCAAGCACCGATCGCATGGTCTGGTCGTACTGTTGTTAGGCGCGGGAAGCTGAAAGCGGATTTTGCTTGGGATAACGGTAAACGATTTATTGGTTGTAAGCCGCACTTGTTTATTGCTCCCCCTACCGTCTTAATCGAATGCGATGGGGGAGTTCATCGAATCAAGTTTGATGAAGATAGGCAGAAGGAAGATGTTGCCTACAAGTTGGGATTCAAATTACACCGACTGACACGCGATCGCGTATTCCCTGACTCACCTTGGATTCACGACATCGCCACTAGTATTCGAGAACTACAAAACACTGAACTCAGACTAAGTTCTGCAATAACTCGCACATAGCTAAGGACTAACCCATGCCAATAGTAGGACTAACCGACGTAAACGAAGAATCGAATCCAGTCTATGAAATGCTCGGTGTAGCAGATGTAAAATGCTACAAAGGCGCAAGAAAAACAGGTATGGGTGACAGCACTCGACCAGGGGCTGACCTTCAAGAAAAAATCAGAATAGTTACTTCACACAAAAGAGTAGCCATGACTCTTGCCGAAACATATGGAGAAGCTAATAAAGAAGGCGACTTCATTGTTGACAAAATCAATCTCTATTTAGCATTGGAAGATCCAGACTTAACTTTTGAAACGCAAATGAAAGCGTTTGACGGTTCTGGCATATTAATGTTGTGCGATCGTGACACAATCTACAAACAAGCCGAAACCATTACCACGCACCGAGGTAAACGACGTGTATTAAAGAGTTGTGATAGCCCTTGTCCGCTGCGCGGTGAAGATAGTTGGGATTGCCCCAATGAGTGTAAACCAGATGGAATGCTCCACTTCTACATTAGAGAGTTGCTGGACTCTGACTTGATGATTCACTGCCAGTTCGAGATGAAAGCGTATGGTGATGTGAGTAATATCATTAAACAGATACGCCAAATTCAACGTGAGCTAGGCTCAATCACCCAATCTCCATATCCGTGTTACTGGACTAGACATAAGATACCCTTGGTTCTAACCCGGATAGAAAGACTACGTAAACGTCCGACTGCGGCACTCAAGCCTGAAAATCAGTGGAAGCGTGCTGGTAAAAAAGAGTATGAGTTTACGGGTAAAAAGAGCGAGTCTAAGTTTTGGGATTTGGATTTGCAGATTGACCCTATTTGGATGGACTGGTATAGAAAACAGCAGCTTGCCCAAGAGCTGATTAGTCGAGGCTTAAACCCTACCAGAGAAGTTATTGTTGGGTTAATGACGGGAGATATAACTGTTGATGCCAAAGCGATCGCGTCTTCTACTGTTCAAACACAAGTTCTACTTCCAGTCGCGTCAGAAGTTCCAAATATTGAGGAAGCTACCCCAACACTTATTCCTACTGCACCAAAAGATCGTCCTGCTAATCAGCAAATGATAATGCAGCTAGAAGACACGTTTAACCAAAATGGGTGGACTGATGACGCGATCGCAAAGCTACTTGAGCATTACAAAATCTCAAGCCTCACGCAGCTCACACAGGAGCAGCAACTAGAACTAATACTAATTGCTGGTAATCCAGAAGCTGCTAGGCAATGGAACGATCAAGCGTTTACGATAGATGCTGAAGTTGAGATTAAAACCATTACTGCGTCAGATTGGGAAAACGTTATCTATCCTGTGTTTCAACAAAATAAATGGAATGCAAAAGCTATAATGGCGATGTTTTATGAAGAGTATGGAATTACTCGTGCTGGGGAGCTTTTGAAGTCGCAAATTGATGAAGTGATTGAACTGGCAAAGAATAGTAATGTGCGATCGCGTTGGATGCCTCCAAGTTAGGTTTTTGCTATAATTAGGTTACCTAACTTTATTATCAGTCAATAGCTCAAACCCTCGATAATACGAGGGTTTTATTTTATGAAAGCAAGCCTAATCAGCGCACCCATGAATATGCTACTAGCTCGGCAGATGGTGCAACGCGATGTTGAGAGCAAGCGTCCATTATTTAAAATGTTGATGTGCGATCGCGACTACCGAACGTTAATAGACGCACTAACCCAAAACGTATTGAGTTTTCGAGAAATTAATTGGCTAGAAGCCAATTCGTGGGCAGATGCAATTAAAAAACAACTAAACCCCAACAATCATGAAAACGAAACCAGAACCAACGAAATGGTGTTATCAAGCGATAGTGAAACAAGTGAAGGATGGTGATACGATTAGTGTTGACATTAACCTTGCTAGTCTTTCTCAACTTCGAGAAATACCACACGATGATTGGTTGATAGATTTAGGGTTTTCGCTATCTGTATCTAGAGACTTTCTTGCACCAATTTTGGCAGGTACACCTATCTGGCTTAAGGGTGAATCAATCAGATTCTATGGTATTAACGCGCCTGAGAAAAATACAGATGCTGGGAAAGAATCGCGGACGTTTGTAGAAGCGATACTTCCTGTCGATACAATCATCACGCTGGAGACGATTCGGGTAAAAGCTAAGACTAAACAAGAGAAATATGGACGGTATCTAGGGCGAATATTTTTCCCTGACGAGCGATGTCTCAATGATTTATTATTAGAACAAAAGCTAGCACTTCCATTTATGGTATGACCGAACACACACAACCATTAACAATTGGACAATTCATCACCAAGCTTGAGCAACAACCTCAAGAAAATGAAATTACATTTGACTTTGGTGGTTACATTCCAACCACGTTTGATAGTTATCGTGGTTTTTATGATCAGCTAGCACTAGGGTTTGATACTGGTGTTGCATCTGTATCAGTAGCAACACTTCTATATAACGCAAGAGATGCCCAATACGAAACATTCCAAGGCTATAAAGGTGGAAGCTACCGAATGACACCAGACACGCATTTGTGGGCTGATAATTACGGAAAATGGACATCTACCGCAATTGTAGACGTTGTTAGTAATGATTGCGAGACAAAAATAATTACTGTGTATTTGCCTGTCTAATTACAGTTTCATTCAAATCTAACCACATCGCAACAAAAGGAAATGCAATTTGGTCTGCCCTAACTCGACATTGAACAATAGGCGAAACACTAGAATAACGAATCATGCTGACATCTTCACACGCGATCACAAAAATCTCATAGAGACTGATGTTATTGAGTTTGTAGATATTTTTTAATGCAAGAATACGAAGTTTTTTCATTTACTTAATTTCTATATAACAAACCCTTCAACGTTGAAGGGTTTGTTTTTGAATTGACAACGATTCGATGTCAAAAGCCATGCGTTGAGCGTAAAGCTACGGATAAATCTTGAACTTCTTCTGGAATCAAATACTCAATATTATCCACAATCAATGCAGCAGCCTGCACCAGTGATGCATCACGATTATTTGCTATCGCTTCAATACACTTAAGAATTTGTAAGTCTTCTGGTTCAAACATTGATGACTGCTCACCCAATGCTTCTAGAAAGCGTAGCTGTCCGCGCTTAAGTTCGATATCGCCGTTGATGTGTCGCGACATAAGAGAACGGATGCGATCGCACACACTTAAAAAATCTTCCCCAACTTGTAGCTCTTCTAAATTTTCTGCTTTCACCAAGACCTCCTTGTTCCAAACCTTGACAACGCACTGTCTAGGTTTTACTTCACTAACAACAGACCATAATCCGTCGTACTTTGCTAGTGTCGCGTCACCTTTTTTGTGAATTTGGCAGATATCTCCGACTTTCCAAGGGTTGTGGTACTCGCCGCGTGCTAGTTGGCGATCGCATATTTCAGCAACAACGGCACTCACACGCCGACCGGATGGACGCTTACCTTCTTGGGTCAACTCCTCCCACGATTCAACAATTTCTTTTTCTTCTTTCAGTTTCGATAAGGGATAAGCTTGTTCGACACAGCTAGGTAATAGTTGACAATGATTCGATGTCAATACATCCACAACCCGCGCTGCGGCAATCTTCTTATCTGCGTTCTGGTGAGAAAAAACAAATCTATCTTGGCAGTAAGCTTCCCATGACGGGTGTGTGGAGCGGTAGAGGCGTCGATCACGCAAATGCATCAGTGCCTTGCCAGCTTTGTGAAAACCCTGTTCTACTTCTCTTTCGAGGTGTAGGCGATCGCGCTGTTCGTCGTAGGTTAGATCAGACTGACAACTATCCGTTGTCAATTGGTCGTCAGTAGCGCGTTGTTCTCGGAAGTCGCTGATATGAATTAACTGAGATTGAGCTTTAGGCAACAAGCTCACTAGTCCCCAAGCGTCGAATACTTCTTTAAACTTCTGCCAGCTGGAGCCAAAGTAGTAAAGTGTGCAGTCAAAATCAGCGCCTTTACGTTGTTTGCCATCTTTAATAAATCCAATACGCCCGGTATGTACGCCCCATTGGCACTGAGCTGAAGCGTGCTGTTTAATGAGTGTGCCAGTACCTTGGTTGTGAGCAGTCCCTGCTTTGAGAAGCGCGATCGCTTCGGTAATATGTTCGGCGGCAAAATCAGCGCAGAGTTTTTGGACAAATGGAAGAGGGCATGAATAAGGTGGGTTCATAAATGCCGTACCCATCCCTTCGACACTTGTTAGCAAGTAATTCTCTTGTTGAGTGATGTGATGCGTTGCAGGAACATGGCGGTTTGAGTCTGCGGTAACGTCTACACCGATTTGACCTAACACTTGAATTACCAAGTTAACAACAGGTTGGTCTTTGGTGTTAGGTGTGTATTGCTCATCTGCTTCTTTAGAAACAATGTTTATTGGTGCAGCTACCATAATTTTCTCCTTGTGTTTTTCAATAATTGGTTGAACTTCGACTGAACTTCGACTGAACTCAGTCTGAACTCGGTCTGAACTGTCAGTGAATGCTGATTGAACCTTCAATGTAGGTTCAATAGAATTGCACTGAATTATTTCTTCTTTTTCCAGACGCCGTTGTCGTCCTTTTCGATTTCCCCTTCGATTTTCAAAGGCTCTAGGTAAGCTTTGACTACTTGACGTTGCCTCACCTTGCTCGAATCCCCGTAAACTTCCTCGGCTAATTCTGGTGTTGTCGCTGGTTCCTCTTCCAAACGTTCTTGAATTCTCTGCCGTCGCTCTTGACTTCGCGCACGAGCTTCGCTCCCCTTGGGAAACTGTTGTGGGTTGAACTCCATATGAATTGTTATTGAAATTGTGGTGAACTTGGTCTGAACTCAGAGTGAACTCAGGCTGAAGTATGGCTGAATTGTGGGTAAACTCTGGTTTTTGCTCAACATTCAATGATTCCTCTACATTTGCCAGTTCAGGATGAGGTGCGACTGAGTTCAGGCTGAACTTGGTTTGAACTTGATCTGAACTTGGTGTGAATGTTGATTGAATATTCAGTTGCGGTTCAGTCTGAATGCAGGGTGAGTTCAGTTTGAGTTCAGTTTGATTTTGGCGAACATAAGGAAGAAGCGATCGCATAATGGCTTCGCTCAATAACGGAGGCACGCCATTACCGATGAGTGGTCCAGCATCTTTCATTTGGTCGGGGAGGATATACCAATCGGGAACAGATTGCAGCCGCGCGATCGCACGAGCATTTAATTTTTTAACCCGACCTCCAACTAGAGCGTTCATTACCTCGTTCCGATTACGTCCAGCTTGGTCAGTACCAATAGATGAGCGAAGTGTCCATGCGGGTTCGTCCTGGGTGCGGGTAGTGATACGAGCATCACTTGCGCCGGCGCGTTCGATTAGTAGCGCTGATGCCCATTTAGCTCCAGAGGTGATGGAAAATGCTGGCTCATTATCTTGTTTGTGGGGAACTTCCTTGTTAGAGGCATTCTGCCCGTTAAGTAACAGAGCAGACGGAACCCCTCGCGAACAATCAGTCGCGGTGTAATTGCGACTGGGATTATTGGGGTCAATCAGTAAGTTTTTGGCTAATTTAGGTAGACGGTAAATTTGCCACGGGGCAAGCTCACCATTGGGTAATTCATCAATCAAGTCTGCGATTGCACAGTACCATCCCATCCGTTTGAAACTTTAAGGGGGAGTGGTGGTGCAAAATGATTTCTCACGGCACGGACGATAAAGCGCTTCCGATCTTGGGGTACGCCTTCGCCTGTCTCTAAATTTCCGTAGTCACTTGCCCAAACTACATCTGCTGATACTCCGTACCCATTGGCGTAAAGGAAATTGCAAATGATGAGCCATGATTCTGACTTTTGGTAAGCTTCAACATTCTCTAACGTGAAGATTTCTGGATACCCCAGTTGAGCTATAGCTTGCGTAATTGCTGTTGCCGCACTAACATCACCGTCGTCTTCACTTCCTTTGGTATTCCCTTGGCTTAAATTCGTACAGCTGGGGGAGCAGTGAAAAGCATTGGGGCGGTATGAAACGAAGACGCGATCGCGTACAGCGTCTTCAATGCTTTGTCGAATTATGTGCGTACCAAAGTTCCGCTCGTAGTTGTCGGCAGCGGCAGCGGATTGACGCTGCTTCACCTTATCGTCTTTCTTGCCTTTAGCTGGATAAAACTCAACGCCTAAAACAGGACGGAACCCCGCATACATTGCCCCGATCTCAAACAGTCCCCCACAAGTAAATGCCGTGACTAAGGTAGGGGCATTTGATGGGAGTATAGGTTTAGAGCGCTTGGCAAAGTTTGGAGCATTCATCTTTAATATTGTTGCAGATGTAATAGCGTTGTGTTTCATTCGTTACACCAAAAACACACTAAGATTGCAAAACATGAGAAATGGTGTATTGTGTTTGATCATTCCATTCGGTAACTCGCCCGTCTAAGTGAACAAAGCTACCTTTATCTAGTGCGTAGGAGTATTGCAAGTACTCGTCAGCCCAACAAACGCCTTTAATGCGATCGCCCCATTTGTCTTCTAGTTCAAGATTTGCAAACACACCATTTTTAGACTCTTTGGGGTAGCAAGCAACAACACGAACCGAAATCTTAGGCTTGGTTCGCGCTTTTAGCTTAGACAAAGGTGTACCTTCTGGCAGGAAGTCTAATGGGTGACCCGATAAATAAGCGCCTAAGATGTCATATTCAAACTCCAATTGCTCAATCAACGAATACTCTTTTCGTTCGGTGATTTTAGGAGGTGGCACGGCAACCAAATCCATAGAAAATAAAGCCAATTGGGCTTTGTTGCTTTTTTTGTTGCTTTCGTGCTTCTCTTCTGCCCACTGTTTAATAGCTGGAAGTGCAGCGATCGCGCTAGCTCGATTTGGAATCAATTCGTCAAAAGCACCAACTTTAATCAATCCTTCTGTAGAAGTAGCAGATAAAGCTGCGCGATCGCAAAAATCTGCTAGGCTTTCAAATGGTTTTTCTTCTCTGGCAGTGAGAATAGACGCGATCGCGGCATCACCCAAACCACTTATGCCTTTAAATCCGTACAAAATAGCCCCATCAACCGTTATAAACTCACCAGCAGACTTGTTGATATCAGGTGGTAGTGTTTTGATGGAGTACTTGGCAGTGATATTTAAGTACTGAGCAAGCTTTACTGTTTTGCCAGCATTGGCAGTTAACAGTGCTGCCATAAACTGTAGAGGGTAATACACCTTGAAGTAAGCACACTGCCACCCCAACCTTGAATAAGAAAGCGAGTGAGAGCGGTTAAACGAATATTCTGCCGAGTTAAGGATAATTTGCCACAATTCAGATGCTACTTTTTCAGAATGTCCTTGATTCAAGCAACCTTGAGTAAACATCCCTTCGTGCTTAATCATCTCTGACATTTTCTTTTTTCCGCAGGCTCGACGGAGTAAGTCGGCTTGTCCCAACGAATTACCCGCAATATCTTGAGCAAGCTTCATCAGCTGCTCTTGATAAATTGCTTGCCCATAGGTTACCTCTAAAGTGGGTTTAGCTTGTGGAGCAGGATAAGTCACGACTCCCCCATGTTTGCCTTCAACAAACCGATCTAACATTCCGCTATCGATACAACCTGGACGAAATAAGGCATTAGCTGCCACAATGTCTTCAAATTGAGACGGTTTTAATCGAACCAATAATTGTTTCATTCCGTCGCTTTCAAATTGAAATATTCCGTCTGTTTCTCCTTTGGCAAACAAATCAAAAATTTTGGGGTCATGCCAAGGAATAGCATCTGGATCTATTTCAATGCCGAAATCCTGCTTGACTAACTCAACAACATTTTCAAGCAAAGTTAAGTTAGCAATACCCAAGATATCCATCTTGATAAAGCCAAGTTCCTCAATCTCTGCCATCGAGTATTCTGTCGCCAACACTTCATTCTCGTCATCATCTTTGGCGCGTCTAATTGGAGCAAGATCGGTAATTGGAATATCAGCAATGACCACAGCGGCTGCATGAACTCCTGCTGTTTTGCGCTTCCCTTCTAAAGGTCGAGACTTGTCTACCCAATCTTTAATCTTTGGGTCAGTTTGGTAAAGATTGCGAAACTGCTCTACTAGTTTGCGATCATTAGGTTTAAATTTTTCTAACGGTTGCTCCAGCATTTTAGCTAACTGGGTTACTTTGCCACGACTTGTGGGGATTAATTTGCACAGTGCATCACGCTCTTTGGGCGGTATATCCAAAACCCTGCCAACATCCTGAAGCACCGCTTTGGATTTCATGGTATTGGAGGTACTGATTTGCGCTACTCGATCTTGCCCGTAGCGTTCTACTAGGTAAGCAATAATTTCCTTGCGACGTTCTGGGCAGAAATCCAAATCGATATCAGGCATTGATACCCGCTCTGGGTTGAGGAAGCGCTCAAATAGCAAGCCATGATGCACTGGGTCAATATTGGTAATGCCTAATACATAGGTAACCAAACTACCTGCTGCCGAACCCCGACCAGCACCTACCGGAATCTTTCTGTTTCTAGCAAACCGCACTAAGTCCCAAACGACAAGAAAGTAATCAGAAAAACCCATCTGAGCAATAACAGAAAGCTCAAACTTTAAGCGATCGCGATACTCATCTCCACAACCATTAGGAAAACGCTTGTCTAAGTGCTCCTGCGCCAACACCTCTAAATACTCGTTGTTATCCTGATAACCTGTTGGTATTGGGAAAGGAGGAGCGGTGGGTTTGCGAAAGATGTTGTAGTCTTCTACTTTCTGTGCGATCGCGTTAGTATTCTGAATCGCTCTATCTAAAACATCTTTGGGCAGGTAAGGAAACCGCGATTTAAGCTCGATGCTACCAGAGACAAACAAATCACCGTCGTAAGCCGTTCGTGCGGGGTCGTTTAGGGTTTTGCCCCACTTAATTGACTGAAAGATTGAGTGTGACAAATAATCTTCTTTGGTCAAATAGTGGCTGTCAGCAGTGATAATACACTCGATGTTGAATTCAGTCGCGATCGCAAGCAGCTTTTGATTTAACTCTACGTACATCGACTGCTGGTGGTCTTGTAGTTCAATGTAAAAACGATTCCCCCAAATCTTTTGATAACGTTCTGCCCATTGATACGCCATCTCGTCCTTGCCAAGCAGCAAAAGTTGAGGGATTACTCCGGCAAGACAGCTACTTGTGATAATCAACCCTTCTTGGTGTTTCTCTAGTTGGTCAAAGGTGACCGAACGTTTGTCGTTAAGTGCATTGGCTAGAGTGGTTAGTCGTGAGAGGTTGCGGTAACCAGTTGGATTAAGCGCGATCGCAAGTTGATGAAATGTATCCTTGACTTTGTAATCGCCCTTTAACTCGCTTTCCTTCAAATGTTTAGTTACCTCTGGCACTCTCATGTATAGTTCGTTGCCAGCAATGCCTTTTTTACCCTTCTTTTTGCAAGCTAATAAAAACTCAGCTACCCCCGCCATCGTGCCGTGGTCGGTAATGGCTGCGGCAGACTGTCCTTGCTTGTCAATTTGGTCAAGGTATTGCTCCGTTGACATCAAGCCATCGCTATACTCGGTATGCCCATGCAGGTTGACGAATAAATCTTGCAGTGTCTTTTTTGGTGCTGGCGTGTCTTGTTGTGGTAGCTCAATCACATTTGACGCAGGTGGAATAATGCCGATTAATTCGACCATGCGATCGCCTAACTTACACCTCAGCAGTTTGGTATTCTTCCCTCGCTTCTCCACCCACTTCCAGCGGTATCGAGTGCCGTCTTCTGATACGGTTTCAAATTCTGCCTGACTCCAAGCTAGTTCTTGAACTGATGGTTTTAATGCGTACATTAGGCGACATCCTTCTGGCTATCCCAGGTTGCAATTAAGGTTGAAAGATTTTTGTTTTCACGAACGCGATCGCGGAATTTCCCGTTTAACACAACATTCAATGCACTACTAACTTCGTAAGTGTTAAGCATTTCTAGAAATTCATTCCAGTTGTTGCAGTAATGAATGGCAACCAATGCTGCTTCTACTGGGTCTTTCTCCAATTCTTCCCATGCTGTTGAGAATCGGTCTTGTCCTATCAGTTGGTGGAGCTTGATTAGCCCTTCTGTGTTCTTAACAGCTTTGATTTTCCTCAAGTCGGATTCAAGTCGGTTAATTTCGGTCATTTGACTAGCTCCAGTTCTTCGGTCTGGTAAGGTTCTAGCTTTCCATCGCAGGACACAATCCAAGCATTTATGTCTTCATCCCATGTCTTGACTACACCGATCACACCATAGACTTTTACTCTTGTTCCTTCCCGCAGACTGAAGTTAGCTGTGGGCAATGATTGAAGTTTGGTAAGGAGTTTTTCTAGTTGCGATCGCGTTAAATGATGTGCGTCTTCATACCCAGTGTTGGCTTTGCAATATTGTTTTGTTCTGCGCGATCGCCAAGTTTCTCCAATGCGCTTGAGTTCAAAACCACAGACAAAAGTTAAGTCTGATAAATCGTCAATTTCTAGCTCTGTAGTGGTCATTAGTCAAAATCTCGTTTTGCAATGTTTAAGAATCGGCTTGTTTCCGGCTTAAAGATTGTTTTGACGGTTCCAGTAGGTCCACCCCGCTGCTTGCCGACAATAATTTCACAAATACCTTTGTCGTTAGTATTTGGGTTGTAATAGTCTTCTCGGTACAACAAAATAATTACATCAGCATCTTGTTCAATTGCGCCGCATTCTCGAATTTGAGAAATACCAGGACGCTTATTTGACTGCTGTTCTGTAGAGCGGTTAATTTGCGCCAATGCCATGAAAGGAACATCAAACTCTTGAGAAATCGATTTGCAAGCTCTCGAAAGACCATCTAGCTCGGTTACACGATTTGATTTACCCGACTCGTCTCCTAGCAATTGCAGGTAGTCTAAGACAACTAGCGCGGGTTTGCCATATTTTGATGCAGCTCGTCGGATGGTTGATCGAATCTTCATTGGCGTGAGGGAGGAACCGTCCGTGTCGTCTAACCACAAAGGAATATCCGAAAGCGTATTTATAGCCGCACCAAGCTTGTTGAAATCTTCTGCGCTAGTCACAGTACCTTCATCGATAGCTTTAGAGTCTACGCCAGATTCCCAAGCAAGTACGCGGGTCATTATCTGGTCGCGATCCATCTCAGCTGAGAAAAAGATTACAGGTTGCTTCGCTTTCAGTAAGTGTGCCGCGCAATAGGTAGCAAACTGGGTCTTTCCCATCGAACTTCTGCCTGCAACAATGTAGAACCGTTTGCGCTTCAATCCGCCAATTAGCGCATCCAGCTCTATAATCCCCGTAGGATGCCCTTTAAGCTTTGGTTGACGTAATTGGTCATAAACACGAAGCATGATGTCTATAGGCGCTTCTACCTCAGTCGCAGCTGCTTCACTCGCCTCGGTAATGCTAAAGACTTTTTGTTCGGAACTATCTAGCACCTCTTCTAGGTCTAAATGGGTTTCATAGCCCAGTTGCACTATTTCGTTACCCGCATATATCAGCTGACGCCGCAAATACTTATCAGTCACAAGCTTTGCGTAAACGTCGATGTTGATTGATGACACCGTGCGGTCAACTAATTGCACCAGCTTGTTTTGTCCTCCGACTTTCTCCAACAAGTCATTGTCGTAAAGCCAAGTCATCACACATACCAAGTCGGTTGGGCGGTTGAGTGAATGCAGCGCCAACGCCGCTTTGTAGATTTCTTTATGAGCATTTATGTAAAACGCTTCGGGTTCTAAAACATCAGCAATACGTGCGATCGCATTTGGGTCGAGCATAATACCACCAAGAATCCACTCTTCTGTTTCCACATTCTGTGGAGGCAGTCTGCGATGAGCGTTTGTGAAATCTACTTTGACAAGGTTTTCTTGCTGCTGTTGCGTGTATGTCATAACGTCCCTGCTCTTTTAGCGAGTAGTTGTTGTCTAAATGCGTCGTGCTGTTCTTCACTCCACTCAGGTTGAGGTTTTGTGAGTGGTGGTTGTGGCGCTGTGGGTTCGGGTGCTGGGTGATACGCGATCGGTTCGACTTTGGGTTTAGTCTGCTCTTGCTTCCATTCGCGAAACTCCAAATCACTAAATTCACCGTTGGCAATCTTGCTTATACGAATTGCCACGAATTGGATAGGGTCTTTAGCCCAGCCCCCTTGCTTGGCTTTATCCAGCAAGAAAGATTCAAATTGCTGCAACTCTTCCTGCGTTTGCCAAAGCCCCTTCATTTCACCTAACTCAAGCACTGTGGGTTTATTTTGATGCACCCTTGCAGCCAGTGATTTTTGGTAGCGCTCTTGTGCAATTGCTCCGAAGTTGCGATCGCCTCTAGGGCTACGTCGTGTCTTGCTGATGCGATTGTTGTTTTGGGATTGAGAATCATTCTCACGAGGGGCTGCGGAATATTCTGTCTCATCATGAAAGTTACTGGCTTGCGGCAAACTTTGCTGATTTCCTTCCGAAGTAGGAAGAGTATTGCTTGGTTCTTCCTCTTCGATTAGAGCTTGTGTCTTTATGCTTGGTTCTTCATCTTCGTTTGAGGGGATATGGGGAGTATTTGAATGATCTTTTTGAATGATCTGATCTTCTATATATTGATCGTCACTTTTAGAGACAGTACCGTCACTTTTAGAGACAGTACCGTCACTTTTAGAGACTATGCCAGTTTCAAATTTTAATGTGCCACTTAACAGCAGTCCGCCTATTGACTCTGGATTGACTCTGTAGTACTTAACTTGACTTCCTTTTGTGAATTTGCCGCTTAAAACATATCCTTGCTTCTCTAGTGCAAGGAACATTTTTTGAATTGACTTCCACGTTCCCATCTTGGGATACATTTCAGCCCATTCTTGGTAGGTAGCAGAAGTCCACCACTCATCTTGCTGAAAATAGTTGAGTTTTCCTCTTTCTTCGTTAAGCTCACACCAGCGTTCAACAATTTCAATGAGCAAAGCCTCATAGATGCCGATTGCATTGGCAATATCCCAGTAGAGTTTGGTGTAGGCTCTTTTCTTGTGGAGTGCCTTGTAGAGTGCGGTAGCTGCATTGCTCATTGCTCCACCTCCATCAACTCAAAAGCTTTGCTTGTTAGCTGAAGTTGTGGGGCGGATTCGAGGGCATGATACTCGCTATGGCAATTTGGACAGATACCGACAGTCTCAGTCCCGCCTTCTAGGCGAGAATCCGGGAAGTGATGCTGGTGTAAGATATTGGTCAATGATTTACACCACTCGCACGACCTAAAAGCCTTTTGCCTAGACGACAAAGTTTGTGGAGTTTTTTGCTTTAGTAGTTTTGCTACTTCCACTCTTGACAAGGGAGGCAACATTACCACAAAACCTCTGTTGATCAAGACTTGTAGACTGTTTTTAAAAATCTTGGTGGTTATTCCGAGCAAGTCTGACATCACACTACAAGCGTCGGGCGTTAGTGCTAACACCCCTGTTTGCCAAGACAGATGAATACCAATTGCAATGCCTGAATCGTTTTTTACAATGAAGTCGTCAGTTATTACCGCAAGAATAAGAACCGCCCAAGGATCTGTAAACACTCCACGTTTGTTACTGTATCTAATGTGTTGATACCAGCTGTGGTGAACAATGTTTCCTGTTAAGTGCAGTTGACCAACAATATCGACAGTAGCGTGCCCAGTACTAAAATTCATATCTCTACCTCCTCAACTGATTCACCTAGTTCAACCTCAAACCACTTTGCAACTAATCGCCGATGGCAAAACTCTCCCGGTTTTTCGTAGCACAGCAAAACTGGTTCCGCTCCATTAGCTAACTCGTGTAGCTCATCCCAAATTGTTCGGGCATCCAATACCATTAGCTGGTCAAAATAGTTGGAGATGTAGTACCGCTCCACATCTATCAATCCCCAAGCTGATGGGCTTTTGTATGTCTTCAATAGTTCAGGTGTTGGTGCTAACTGAGGGTAATGGACGTACTTTTTACCTCTGGGAAGATACAGGCTAATTGCGATCGCGCCTGGTGTTTTTGCTGGAGTAACACCGAAGTAAGATGTCTTCATCACACATCTCCCAAATCATTTAAAGCATTGATAGTTGTGATCGCGCTTGACTTTGTGGCTTGATAAGTTGCGACCATATCCTCAAAGCCATCAGGCGTGAGGACGATTATCGATTCCTTCTTTCCAGATGGATATTCCACAACTTGCTTGATGACCACATAAGTTTTGCCATCAGACATAGCTTGGATTTGTAAGGTTGTAAGTGTGTCAATCTTTTCCATGATGTGTAAAGAGAAATGGGTAAGTGTTTCTTTTGTGACTGCACAGTTATCGCAAATCACCGAACAATTGAAATGAGTCGCTTGTAAGCTTCATTCACTTCGCGAAACTTTGCTGTATCACCACCCTTGTCTGGATGGTGCTTGAGGCAAAGCTGGCGATATGACCGCTTAAGCTCATCGTGAGTAAAATTTTGGGGAAGTCCTAATATTTCGCGATCGCGGCTTAGTTTATTGAAATGCTGGTAAACTCGCTGTTGCTGTGTTTCTGTATTTGGGTTTCCTTTATCCCAGTTGGCTCTGCTTTGTCGGATGACATAAGCTGTGGCTTGCGATCGCGATGTTCCCCACATGGCATACGCAATACCGGAAGTACTGGGGAATGGACACCAGTAAAACGTTTTATCTTGACGGATAATGTAGCCCCAACCCCTGAAGGTCAGAAACACAAATCCACGCCCCACTTCTTCAGCGCTGGTGGTATCCATCACCCAGTACAGACAGTCTGGATGTGTTGGGTAGTCTTTAAAGAAAGTACTGTTGAAGCGGGTAACAATCTCGGTATTCCTCTTCTCGTAAGCAACGCCATCTATAGCAAGTAGATTCAGGGTGGCTGCGAACTCTTTTCGAGAATATTTAACTTGTTCTGGTGGATTCATTGCAGCACCTCTTTTAAACTTTCCATAGCAGTTTTTTCATAGTTTTGGGCGTTACGGACAATTGCCTTTATTTGTTTGATTAAACCTCTAGGTGGTTTGGGGGCTACACCTTTCATGTCTCTAATAGGTACGCTGTCTGGAATCCAAGACCAATCCAGTTTCTCCAGCGCGATCGCAGCGTGTAACGCACCTAGAACAGTATCAAACGCATTGGTTCTTTTGATTACCAAGAATCCTGTCCTAGCGTGTGTAACTGTCCAACACTCTTTGCCGTCTATAAAATTTGGGTTGACAACAAGCTGATCTATCGCGATCGCAGGCGTGGATATCTTGCCTCTTGATGTCTCAATCTTTGTTTGGGTTAGTCGAATAGTAGCTTGTAGCGGGTTGCCACCTAAAACGACATCGAATGGTCTAGGAAAACTTGATACCCCTTGCACTGGGGGTACATCAGGCTGTATACTCATGATTAACGGTAGCTACTTGGTAGCTTAGTAAATTTATAGCGACTTGGGGACACCTCCTGGCAGAGGTGTTTCGCCATGTTTGTGGCGAAAAACTTCCTTGTCTGAATTGTAACCTTAGTGTGTAAACAGCGCAAGTTGCCAGATCCCAAGTCTAGAAAAAGTAATTCAAAAAAACGTATTAAGTCGAAGCAGATGGCGATTTGGCTTGAACCCAAGTTGCTAGAGGAGTTTACAGACTTGTGCGATCGCGTAAACCAAACAAAATCCGACATTCTTCGAGAATACATTGGTTTTCTCCTAGACCATCCAGAACTAGAGATTAGAAGAGAAATGCTAGAGGAGATGCTGGCAGCATACAAGGCGACATCCCCACCCAAAAACGAAAATGTACATTGATCATCTACAAAATCAAACATATCGCTTACAAAAACTAGCGCGGTGCTGGGGTGTTAACCCGTGTTGGGCTAACTCTTGTCGATGCAGTTCGGTTCCGTAGCCGTGGTGCTTGGCTAGTTGGTGTGGGTATCGCTTTCCTAACCGCTCCACCAAAGCGTCAGACCACTCTTTGACGATCACGCTTGAAGCTGCAAGGCAAAAATCCCGTCTATCTCCATCTACTAGGGTGGTTTGTGGGATAGTTAGGTAAGGGATTGTTTGCGAACCGTCGATGATTAGCCGATCTGGTTTGACAGGGAGCTTTTTAACGGCTCTGACGCAAGCCATACACCACGCAAAATAAATGCCATCTAGTTCTATCTCAAACGTCGTGGCATAGCCGATTCGCCAAATAATAGAGTTTTGAATTTGAGGCAATAGTTTCTGTCGAGTACTCTTAGATAGCTTTTTGGAATCCCGCAGCTGTCCTTTGCGCCCTTTAAGTAGCCCAACGAGTTCGCGACTGTTCTCGTCGTAGGGGATAGAAGCTATGGCGACAACGGGACCAAACCAATTTCCTCTTTTCGATTCTTCGACACGAGCAATAATCATGGCTAAAGTAACGCGATCGCACAATTAAAACAACAACGTGTAGACTAACGAGTGTGTACCTAGGAATTTTTGAAAGCAAAGGAGCAAACCGAATCTGCTCCTTTTTAATCTCAATGACAACTAATCGTTGTCAAACCAAACTCAATTCCTGAACAGGTTCAGAATCAAACAAACTAGCTTGAGCGCGTTTGCCCGCTAAATAATCCCTTGCTTCGTCTTGTATAGTTTCCAATTTCACTCTTAACTCTTTGGAGACTAACGATGGGTCGAGGTATGGCGTGTTGATGATGATGGGTGATGATACTCGCTCAGATTTGTTTTGAGCGGTGATGACGCAACCGATATCCCCTTCAAGATGTTTCAATGTAACACCTGTAACTTCGGCGTCCTCCCAACCATCAGCATCGAGGAGACAGAGGTTAATAACATCATCGATCAGCGCGTTCATTGCCTTGTAGAAGCTTGGGCGTGCATCCCCCTTTCCTTCCCGCGCCACCCCATCCGGTTCGGCTGAGAATGTGGGGTCGTCGTAGGTTAAGCTGACGCCTACTTTGGTGATTTTGATTTTGTGGATTAGCATTGTTTCACTCATTGTTTTTTTTCAAATGAAATAGCTTTATGTTACTTTCGTGACATTGCAGACGACGGAAATTCTACCAATCCCTTGAACCAAAACTCAAGAAGTTGAAATCCAGTTGACAACGTTTAGTTGTCAAATCCAAAGACCTGGATGCTTGTCTTTCATCTTTTCCCCATGCCAAGCCGTGCCACGAGTGGTGTATTTGGGGTTGAGGCAAAGTTGGCAGTATCGTTTTGCGATCGCGTATCCGTCTTTTGAATAGCTAGGCGACAACAGAAAGTACAGCGCCTGCTCTTTTTGACCTGGTGACAATCGTGGGTGCTTTTCGATGTGACGAACGAGTCTTGCTCTTTTGTTGGCTTTAAGCGGCTTCTGTGGCTTGTCGTTGCCAGTTGTAACGCTTTCCGTATCTACGCAATGTGCGACCATCTACATCAAATTCCTTCATTAGTTGTTGATATGAGTAGCCTTGCTCATACAAGTACTGAGCGCGTTGTTTTTCCGTTGCTGACAACCCTTTGCAGGTGTAGTTTCCTATTTTCTTCCTGTCGTTAGCATTTCGTTTGCGAGTACCCCAAACCAAATTTGAGAGTCGATTGTCCGTGCGATCGCTATTCCTATGACACGCTTGAAACCCTAGCGGGCATTCCCCAACAAAGGTTAGGAGAACTAATCGGTGGACGTACTCCCACTTATTACCAAGCTTCACTTTGCGGTAGCCATCTGTTGTGTCACCGATTAAAGGCTTTCCGCTAATTCCGTAAACTGTTCCGTTGCGGTCAATCGTGTACTTTGGATAGTTGGGGATAGGCGATCGCGCAAAGTCTAAACTTAGCTGTGTCATGTTTCTTCGTCGTGAATAACAGGACTAAGCAACCCCACAATGGGTTTATTGTTTCTCCACGCAACCCAGACATTGTAACTACGGCAGCTACAGATACTTTCACCTTGTTCTGTTTCAAGTATCGGAAGAAGTGACGCACACATCGGATTTGGACAAGTAACGTTGAAGAGTTTTGGATTAGGGCAACGTTCGGGAAGGTGAGCGATGTACGCGATCGCAACCTCTTTCACTTTTTCGCGCCCTTCCTCCGATAGACTGAAGTAAGCGTGATTGACAGCTTTCCAAGTTTCAGCCACAATTTCTCCCTTTGTTGCGAAATGTTAAATGACATCGAAACGATGTCATTTCTGAGTAAGGTGTTGCTGCCATTGCACCCAACGACCAGATGCGATAAATCCCCAATCGCGGATGCGTGGACCGATCGCGAACAAAGTGCACACTTCGCCTTTAGCTGGGTCAATCTCTAATCGATGTTGGGATATAGCTCGTCTAAATAAGATGGTTCCAGGAGGACGCCAGAACCGCCCTTTGGGTGTGGTTTCCCAATAGCCGCCTGTCAGAATTAAGCTACAGTTCCACCAAGGGTGGTCATGTAGTTCGTCTTCGTCTGAACGACATAGGTGGTGCAGCATGACATTGATAGGACACCACTTTGGACGAGTATAGTCACCTTGATTGCTACCCCAAAGTAGGTAATAGCGCTCTAGGTAGACGCTTTTCTCTTCTCTATCCAAAATGGTACGCTTCCTGTCTTTTCGAGCAAGAAATTCACTAAGTTGATGGATATATTTGAGTAGCATGGCTTATGAATATTGAGGTAAGTCGGCGGCATGGGACTCGAAGAATGCGGGCATGATGTAGTTTTTGGTTTCTTCGAGTTGCGGGGCAAACCCTTTGTGTAGAAGGTTTTCTGAGGCGTCTATCCAAACTTGAGGTAAACCGAGTTTTCCTTGTGCGTTGAGGTCACGTACCAAAAATCGGACGGTGCGATCGCGCAAAGCATCTAAACTTTGGCTAAAACTGTACTTCAATTCCTGTGCTACTAAGCGATTACATGGCGCGTGGATGCTTTCGTCTGAACTGATATCAAATGCCGCGTTTCTTAACCCTTGTCCACCGAATCGACGGAGTATTGGCAGGATAACGAAGAAAATGGCATTCTCCAACACGTATGCTTTGACGATGGGATGGTCTGGGTGTACTAACCATTCTGAAGCGATCGCATACGCCTCTTCTTGATCTGTAGGTGTGGTTAATTGGTAGGTTGTTGCCGCCATTTCGAGCAACCTATCGTGTTTTATTTCATCCTCGGCATTGGACTTAAGAAGCGCGATCGCATCCGGGTGTAGTTTGCCTAATTCTTGGGCTTCGGTGTCGATTACCCAATTTCCCACAGGAATCTCCAACACCCGCAGTGCCAAACACCGACCGATTGTGCCCTCACTACCTGGCATCACTGGCTGTTTGTCGCCCATCGTCGGGGACCATAACCGCTTTTTTGCTGCTAAATTACTGTAAACTGACATCTCTTTATCACTCTGCACAGGCTATACAAACGTTTTCGTCGCACTGATTCCAAACCGTACTTTTGTCCACAGCGGCTTGCTGTGTGACTAATCGGTAATAGGTGGTAACAAGGTCTGATTCCCACCAATCGCTTAGAAAATTATCATCAACAGGTTGCTTATCCCAGATATTGGCACTGATGGAGTGCGCCAATCCTGTACTTTCCATATAGCGCTGCCACACATTAAGTAACCGCCATTGGGTATCCCATTCAACAGATGCGGCTGTTTCGGTGTCAGGGTGGTACTGGTACGTCATCACGCCAAACGTACCGGAGTCACGGTCTACCTCTTTGGTAACCGGATGGCAGTTGGGAGGGGAAATCTCTGGCGCGGTGGTGTAGCCTTCTCTGTCTCGGTATCGATAGGAACAACTGGCGGTTGGCGCGATTGTAAAGGCGCGTTCCATTCCATAAAATCGCGCAACATTGGCGGCTTGATAGAACCCTTCAAATAGCGCAAAGGCAATTTCTTCAGTTTTTGTTCCAGTGTAGGCGTGATGGTGTGGAGACAGAACTTGCTCCATCGCTTCAACTAACTCAATGTAAGATACACCTTCAATGGCTAGTAAATTGGCAAGACCCAGTACACCCAATCCCACCTGACGGTCTTCTTCAGGTGAAAGGTAAATGCCAGATTCACCAACACCGGTTCGACTATGAATCTCACATAAAAACTGCATCCCTGTTTTAAACGCTTCTGGAATTTTCGAGATGGGTGTTTTTCCTAAATTTACGTGGACGAGTAGGCACGTACCACGAGATCGCAGTAGTATTTCTAAACAAACTTGGGAGAATAGGCGATTACCGTTTTTATCCCACTTTTTTTTAGCCAACCACACCGTCCCATCGTCAACTTTGGCTTTAATGACCGGAAACAAGGGCGATGTTAAAAAATCTTTGTCAACATACAATGCTCTCTTCACCCACGGCAACTCATTGCGTGTGGCATTGAGGTATTCGGCAGCATCTGGGTGGAGGTAGTCAAGGTAAGTGGTGATAGCGCCATTTTTATATATTCCACCCCGACGCAGTATTTCGTTGAGCTTAGAATACATCTGACAGAAACTTACAGGACCCGATGCGACAAGTCCCCGACCATTACTTAACCCTTTGGGTCGGATGTTGGATAGCTCCAGTGCAACTCCTGCGGCATAGCGTAGTGCTTTGCTAGTAAATAACCAGCTATCTTCAATTCCGTCTCGACCTTCCATCGAGTCTTTAACTTCAAGTACAGTGCAAGATACAGGAAGTCTACTTTCTGGATTCTTCAACCAATCTTCAATGCGTCCCGTGACGCTTAAGTATTTCGGAACTTGTATCAATGTTTTTAACCTTTTACATGAACTAGATGGACAGTAATGTCAATAGCGTTTGTTGTAACCGCCACTGTCTAAACGAATATCCATTTGTCCATCAAGAGTGCGTCTGAAAGAATCAGCTTCTTCGGTCAGTCCAGCTTCTATTAATCCAGCCTTAATGTCTTGTAAGTCTTTTTTTGCTTCTTGGTGTCCTTCCATGCAATCACCATGCGTTAAATAATTTGCGTCAAAAATATCGTTTGTTGCTTTAGTTATTGCGTGAACATCATCGTCACAGACAGCTCTGATAAGGTTTGTGAATTCAACTTGCATATTTACCCCTGTATGAATTTTTCGTTGTATCGCAATGCATTCCAAGCTTTGTCAAGTTGAGAGCCTAAATACATGGCGTGTTGAACCTGCATGGCTGGAGCATCAAGTGCGATCGCATCTTGCAACGCCGCAACATTTCGCCCAACGTATTCCCGCACCGTGTTACCTGTCGCGTCCATTCGAGAAACTTTGATTTGGTTTTCCACCACTTCAATTAGGTAGTTCCCCACAGGGTCTGAGTATGTTTTTGGAGCCTTGCCGTAGTACTCTTGCACCACTTCATCGGCGTATGCAAATGAATGGTCGTATAAATGCGCGGATTGAGAGAGGGTGATGAGTGGACCAAGCGTGAACGTTTGATTGGTTTCACACTCGATACGCTCTCGGATGTGCATCTGTAGTGCTCTTAGACCAAAAGCATTGGATGCCCAAGCGTTAAACATATCGTTTGAGCGCAATACGGCAGTCAGGGATAATTCACCATTAACCACTCGCACCCAAACTTGATTTAAGCAAGGACTGCCACCCCGTTCATGATCAGCCGCATCCCATAAACTCATAACGGCACTAGCGGCGTCGATCTCACCTGCTAATTTCTGCACGACCTGCTCAACTTGGTCGTAGCCAAAATGCGATCGCAACCGTTGTCCGTATGTGTACTTTACTCCTTGTATATAGGGTGCATCTTCAAGAATTGATGGAATGTAGTTTTTTATGAACTCGCGATCGCAGGGTAAGTAGTTTGGTTCGGGAAAATAAAACTCCTCCGGTTCATCTGTAACCACAGCCATCAAATCAATCAGCTCTTGCCATTGCCCGTCATAACCTGTTGGTCGTAGCACGCCACCAGTACGGATACGATGCAATATTTTTACCCAAGTCTCGGCAATTGTCGCTCCTTCCACCCGATGTCCATACAAAGGACTAGGAACGATATTGCTTTTAATTTCAGGGATTGGGCAAACCTTGGGTTCCCCACCAAGGGGTTTGTTATTTTCTAGTAAGTCTATGCGATCGCGTAGTTGTGAGCGGTCTAAACCAAAAAGAGCTGTCCATCGCATTCTCTGTACACGCTCAATGTCTGAAGGTGCAATATCGTTTCCAACATTTTCTGCACCCGCAAGGAACTGAATCAACGCTTCTATCGCCCCTGATGCTTTATCCTGCTGAGTGGCGTCAATAATTAGCAATCCTGTGACATGGGGATTGTTAAGGACATTGCGAACAATTAAGTCAACACCCGCAGGTGAGTAAAGGTTACCGATTACAGCATACTGCTCTGGTTTGAGCAACTTCGCTACCCGTTCTTTAGGCGTCCAACCTGTCACAACCACAACCGTTCCCGTACCATAAATAAGCTGGTTGGGTTTATGGAGTGCGGTGTACTTATGCTGCTTCTGTTGTATCAGCATTTTTTGATTCCGATATTGTTTCTACTGCTTTTACGTAGGCCCTAAGGAGTGCGATCGCATCTTCTGTGCTATGGCTCTCCCATATCCATAAAGCTCTTGGCATCATTGGATTTAAATCATCGTTTCCAGGGATATAGATACGTGCTAATTGACTATTTAAAGCCACGCCCGACATTATTCCTAGCCCGTATTTCCAGCCTCTTTCATTAATGCGCGATCGGATTGCACGGTCTAAGCGCATGAAATCAAAATCGTCTGGATTGTTGCCAGAAACCACCATCCAATAGTCGTTTAACCGAATCTGGTATGTACCTGAATCCCAATTTCTTTTGATAAATTCTGGGTCGCGCTTAAGTAACCGTTCTAATAACCCTTCAAACGACTCTGGGTTAAGTAGTTCTGCTACGTATTTTGATGTTGTAGTGGTCATGCTACAATGTGTTGTGTGTTGTTTGATGCTCTATCGGGCTTGAACTTGAGGATGTGAGGCAATAAACCTCAATACCTTTAAGTCATTCCCGCGCAAAAACTGCGCCATAGTAGGCGTTTGGTAGATTTAAACTTACTTCAAAATTGTACGTTACCTTTGTGATATTTGCTCGTCACAGAGGTAACAAAATTGTTGCAACTACTGAGCGATGCCGTACCATCAAAACGTGTAGATATATATGTGTTTGGTACAATAAATGAATATAGCTGTGGCTCGACGCAAAGTGCAGATAGAAACTTCGGATAATAATCTTCAGCGACTGAGTAACCTATTTAAAACCATTCAACTTGGTGGAATAGAAGGGAAGGTTGTTCGCCCACCGATGCGGGTGGAAGATATTGCTAAATGCATCGGAGTATCGCGCAAAACCTTCTATGAGTGGCGAGATGGCGCTTCAATGCCGCAGCCGGGTAACTTGAGATCTATCGCTAAAAATCTACTGAAAGTCAAAGAGCAGGACTTATCTGATTACCTAACAGGCGTTATCTCTCTTAGAGACTTGCTGTCCATAAAACCTAAAGCTTCTACACCTGACGAAGTTTACAATATATTTCATTCATTAGACGAAAGAGAAAAAGACACGGTTTTAGCACTTTTGTTGCGCGATCGCGCCTTAGAAGTGGGAAATTTTTCTTCACAGAAGAATAGCAAGCGATTTCATGCTGTATCCTCTACTACTAATGTATTAGATGGCGAGGATAGGTTGATGGCTAGTTCTATAGGGGAAGGCTTATCCCCTCATATGGCTAAACGTCTGCGGATTTTATTAATTGCATCACAAGAGAAACATAGTCGCATAGCAAATGAAAATCTTGATTTAGACGAGATTGCAGAGCGGCAGGGCGTACATCTAGGAACGTATAGCATTTTGGCTGTTGAAGCCGCAGCAGAAGGTACGATTGGTGAAACTTACGGGCATCGTTTGTTTACGCCTGAGTGGAACGCTATGGCTGTGATATGCTTTGAACCCACAGGTTGGCGTGGTGACCAACTCGTGGGTTTAACAAACCGAACATTTAAAGATCGCGTTGAAACGTTTAAGCGATCGCTCAGTGAAAACGGGAATCCAAACCGAGTGTAAACGTTTCTATAGATAGTACCGTACTGCTATCTATTGTCATTACTTCTATCTCAATAGTTCCGTAAAGCTGCTTGCCATCTAGACTTTGCAATAAAACCTGATCACAAGTTTTGCCAGTTAAGAGTGTTTTTTTTCGGATAGTTGCGCGATCGCAATGGTTTAGATAAAGTTCTTGCGCGGCATAACCTTGAGCTTTGCCAAAAGTTTTTTTAGCTGGCGGACTTTGGTGCAATATTTCGTCGGTTTTAGAATCAACGGCAAATTTTATTGATTTTGTATCTTCTGTTACATTTGCCTTAATTGCGTAGAGTTTTGCATATCGGAGTGCAACTTCAGCGGATAAGTATATGGGGTCTACGTTGAAAATCGCCCAAAATTCCATGTATTTGTAGTATGTAAAACCAAATAGGTGATTTTCAGCCTGATAAATATCAAGCATAGCGCCTTGAAAAAAAACTTGACGATCGGGTTTCCCTTCCGATATTTGCACCTGTGGGGTCATTTCACACAGACAATAGGTTTGTAACAAGGCATTTTCAGCTTCTTATTAATTTTAGACAACCTTGTTTGTACGGAGATGCCTTTTTAACTAAATCTCATATCTGGTGTTTTCTACGTATTTATACGGAGTATTATATAGTACCTAGTCACGTCAATATTGTGATTCATCTATCAAAAGGAATAGTTAATTTCTGGGTTTCTTTTGGTAAATTGTCCAGATCGCTAGTAATTCAACTAGCACTCGTTTGCCATCCGTGTACGCCAAAGTCTTTTCATCGGGTGTTGTTGCTTCATATAGCTCGTAGAAGCAGTTAAATGCACCACTGAGTAGGTTGCCGACGCGATCGCCAAAGTTTTTAGCGATTTCCAGCTTAATTTCCTTGGTGGTTTTGGCTTTAAATTCTGCAACTGCTTTTGCTCGCTGTAGCTGATTTTCAATTACCTCAAGCAAATCTAGTCGAGTGAACGGTTTAGTTAGATAGTCGTCCCCATAACGCATTCCTTCTCGGATTGACGCTGGTTCAGCTTTGGCTGTGAGGAAGACAAATCGTGTTAGTTCTAGCGTTTCTTCTTGCCGAATTGCCTTGGCTAGCTCAAAGCCACTCATGCGGGGCATTAAAACGTCTGAGATGATGAGATCGGGTTGGAGCCTTTTAGCTTTTTTAAATCCACTCTCACCATCATCAG